AATTTGTATTGAAGGTCAAAACTCTTTATTGACTTGGTTGAATCAAGGTCGTTTAGTTCCTGTTGAAGTTTATAAATCCGGTAATTTTTTTGATGTCGATTTTTTCGATAACCTAAATGAATCAACCGGTTACCAACCAAAATTATATCTAAGATTTGAACCACCTATTTATAACGATGCACTCGGTATTAAACAATTGGATAAAATTTTAAAATTGGTTGAAAATGAATACCCAACAGTTAGTTGGTGGGAGGGTCAAGAACCTTCTACATATAACCCTTTTATTGATGAAGATGATGATGGTGGTATTCCGGATCAAGTTAAATCCATAACCATTGGTTATTGGCGGGAAAATCCAAATAGATTAACTTATGGTATATGGGATGACAACGATAATGATTACACAAACGCAATTGATGGTTGGTTATGGGTTGAGGAACGTGATGTTGATTATGATAAAACTTCTGATTTATTTAATTCCTTAAATGAATCTACATACCAACCAAGATTAAATTTAAGATTTGAAGAAGGTATTTCTGATGCGGATGAACTTGATAAGGTGTTACGAGTTTTAGAAATCGTTTATCCCGGACTAAAATGGATGGGTAATGACCCAATTACATCACACAATGTTATACGTGACGGTAACGAGCAGGATTTTGAATACGATCCAATTTTTTATTTAACAATTGGTTATTTTTCTCATGCTCCAAATAAACTTACTTATACAAATGGGACTGATGGTGATATTGATTATGCTGATAGTGAACAACATAATTATAATTGGGTTGAAGGTTGGCAATGGGTTCAAGAACATGATGTTGACTACGATGTGACATCAGATATTTTTAATCAACTAAACGAATCTGTTCAAAATTATGAACCTTATACTATAATTTTTGACCCACCAATCGAGGATCCAAAAACAATGGAAATAGTTTTAATGAAGTTACAAACCATCCATCCTGAATGGACTTGGGTTAATAATAAAAGGTTAATTGATTATAATCCTTTTGATAATGAAATTCAATATGATAGATATAATGGTATGTATGATAGTGTAGTCGGTAATTTAACCCTTAATCACCCTGAGTGGAAAGATACAAAAGGTTTAAGTTGGGGTTCTGGTGATCCTGATGAACCTTATTTCGCGGATGTGCCAAAATATAATGGTTGGGAATATATAAAAGATTTAGGTGACACACCAAGTACCGAAGATATTTTTAGTCAACTAGATTGAGGTATTAAAAATTTTTTATTATCTTTATCTAAAATAATCTATTATGAAATACGAAAAATTTGTTTCTCTTTTTGGTGCCATATTCGCCATCTTAACTTCAGGTATTAACTTTTATAACGATGAATTTAGCATTTCTTTTGTATGGTCCATTGTTTCTATATGGGCTATGGCAACATTTTTTTGTGAATTGAATTTAGAACGTAAAGAAAAAGAAATTCAATCTTTAAATTCAAAGTTAGAAAAAATTGAATCTGATAGCGTTAAAATAGACATTGACACATTACAAGAATTAAGCACCAAAATACCAAATGATATGGATTTTGGTTATACCGTTAGAAAATTTTTAGAATCAAAAAAGAATTAATATTTATATTAACATGATTCGTAACGTTGTTGTTAACTACAAAGGTCTACTATTAAATTGTAGAGGTTATTATTCACCATACAAAGATAATGGTTATGATAACCCACCTGATTATGAATGTTTTGAAATTGATACTATCCATTACAATGATACCGATGTTACTGAATTGGTAAACGTATTAAATATTGACTGGTGTGATTTAGAGTCTTTATGTATTGAATCTTTAAAAGACCAATAGAGATATTTATTATCAATGACAGTTGAAGAATTATTTGATAATAAAATTATATGGTTAGGTGACGACTCAGTCTGTGCCGACAATTTCCGTTATTTTAAAGAAGAGTTAGTTACTATCTTAGGGGCTTTAATGCGTGAAAATGACCCAAAAAAAATTGAATCTAGTTTTAAGTCCATAAAAAATATGGAAAATGAAATTAACTTAGACCAATGTTTATGGTATGTACGTTTTTTCAGAGCAGGTAAATATAATTTTAAAATTAGTTATTACACTGGTTCCGAATTTGATTTGGAAGATGCAAGAGAAAATTATCATGAATGGATTGTCGCTGGTTATAAAACTTTAAAGTGGTCCGACTTAGTTGGTGATAACCCGACTGATACCTATGATATTTTCAATAAAATAAATGAATCCGGATTTATGTCCGAATCAACTGAAGAAGAACCTTTTTTATTTAGGAAAAAAATATGGTTTGATGAATCGGCTAATAGAGAAGACATTGAAAGAGTATATCAATTTTTAGTTAGTGTGGGTTATAAAGATTACGATAAACACGATAAAGAAGATTTTCTTACTGAACTTGACGATTTTATCTACCGTACTGGTTTGGGTTATTTTTATCTAACCGGCCATCGTCCGTGGCCTTTTTTAGATTATGGTAGTTTTGACGATATTAATTTAAATTTAGATGAAATAAAAGAACACCCGAATTGGGTTTACTACAAAGATGTAGATACCGATTTTGATAAAACATCCAACATTTTTTCTAATTTAAATGAGTCTATAGAAGAACCAAAACCAAAAGTTGATGACTACCTTTATTGTTATAAAGATGTTATCATGGAAGATGATGGATTTAGAGAGGCAACAGCAGGTAAATTCTACCCTATTATAAAGGTTTTAAATAGAGATAGGTTAGAAATAATCAATAACAGTAAAACCGCGCATCAATTTAGTACTGACCCTAAAACAGATTGGCATTACGGTATATGGTTTCAATTGGTTCCAAAAGAACATAAACAAGACTTTGATTCTTTTAACCCTGAAGACATCTTCAATCAATTAGATTAACCCTATCATTTTTATTTCTAAGAACTATATTTATCTAATATAGATAAATTGGTTATGACAGGTAATACAAAAAACGAAACATATAGTGTTAGAGCATTATATGAAGTCATTAAACTTAGCCTTTTAATGCGGGATAAAGATTTAGTTCATTTTATTAGGACAATGAACGACAATATTATTGAGGATTTTGAGAAGATTAAGAAAAAATCGAATATAACATTAAATGATATTATAAAATATTATGAAAACTACACTATTGTTTTCATGATGGTTAGGGCAATAATGCAAGAAGCTAACATTTCAACCTACCAAGAAAAGGCTAGAGAGATTACGAACTACTTATTAACAGATGAATTACATAAAAAATCTGAAAAACCTTCTTCGTCTATTTATAATAATGATGACGATTAAGATATTTATTTGATAGGATGAAAAATATTTTTAAATATATTATATTAGAACAACTCTTAACCGAGAATAGAATACAACAGGCAAAGGATAAATACCCTTGTCTCCCACCAAAATTTATTGATTATTTATCAGCTGGAGATTCATCAGGTAATAACAAGTATCTTGAATGGATGTGTAAAAACGCTTGGGATTCTGAAGGGGTTAACGAGATTACAGGTATGGAATGGGCCTCAAACACATCAACCATATATCAGTGGTTAGAGGATAATCATGATTATCCTGATGAAAAGGGTGATCCAACAAAACCACCAATTTGTCAAAATATTTTAGCCAATGAGTTTAGTAGCAGAGTTAAAAAAACTAATTTTGATAATATAGAGGTAAAATATTTTCTTAAAGACTTAGCCGACGCTTTAATTGAAGAGGTAAAATATTTTCATCGATTTGTTAATGCATTACCCATTAAAGATATTAATAGATATAACTATAATACTTTAAAAGACGCTTTATCCAATAAAAAATTACAATCTCAAGAAAAAGAATTAGCGAAAGATGTAACCAAAATTTATGAAGATAATGAATGGTTATTTGTTTCCCCTAAAACACATCAATCTTCTTGTGCTTATGGTGCTAACACTAAATGGTGTGTTACTATGAGAGGTGATAATAGTTATTTTAAAAATTACACTGACAATGGTGAGTATTTGATTTTTGTTATTAGTAAAGCTGCAAACCGAAAATGGGCGATACATACTAAAATTCCAATGGGATCGGAACCACAAGATGTTAATATTAATTTACCTTGGCATAAAGAAGTTAAATTATTTTATGGTTATGTCGATAAACCAGCTGAAAGGTTTCCTAGAAATCCTAGGGGTGGTTTATCTGCTTTATATAAAGGTGGTTCAAAAACAACTTATTGGAATGCTGAAGATGATGAAATTAATTGGGATGAGTTTATAAAAGAGTCTAATTTACCAGAAAAATTACAACAACTTTTAAGATTTGTTGAAAAAAAGGTTGTAGTCTCAATAGCTAAAAAGAAAAAAGGTGACATACCTTACGAAAAAAATGAAAACCCTGTACGTCTTAGAAAAGGTGATAAAGTTAAATTATTAGCTAGTGGTTACGGTTATATACGTGGTGACGAAGGTTATGTAATTGCCACATGGTTCGGATCGGGAACCAAAGGAACTAAATTACCCCAAGATGATGCAGGAGTCTATACCGTTTACGTACCGAAAAGAATTAGACAATACCGTGATTATACTAGTGATTTTTATAAAGCTTATAATACAATCGACTTAAAAAAAACAGATAAACTGTTACCTAAATTAAATTTAGGTCCAGATGATGATTTTGAAACCGGTAATCAAACCATAACACTCACAGGTGTTAATATAAACGGTGTTTTCCTACAAAAAATAAGATAAAAACCCCTATGGGGTTTTTTATTTAACGATACTTTAAGACAATATCCATTTCTTCTATTCTTTTTTTCGCCTGTTCCAATAACTCTGTGTTAACGTGTTTTATTTTAAGATAGAAAAACCATATAGGTGTGTAAATCACAAGGTTTATTACAAAACAATTAAAACCAAAAGATAAATTACTAAACATTAACACAAAAGACGGTAGTGAAAACACCAACATAAACAAATGAAATAAAAACCATTCGTTATTTAAAATAACAAGTTTTTTTGCAGCTTTTTTTATTTTAATAATTTCTTCTGTTGATACATTTTTCCAAACTTCATTAATTGTATAATCCGAATAGTTCATGTGTGTAAATCTTTAATTATAATACAAAGATATGTAATATTTATAAATAAACAAATTTAGATGAAAAAATTTTTAATTACTGAAACACAATATAAAAAACTTAGAAAATCACTACTTGAAAATAAATTAAGGTCTTATGTTTTTGATTGGGATGATAATATTTTAAGAATGCCCACTAAAGTTAACATGGAAAAAAATGAAAACGGTAGTTGGGTCCCCGTAAAAGTTTCAACTGAAGAGTTTGCTCATTTTAGGTCAGACCCTAATTATAGAACAACACCAAATTCATTTGCTGACTTTACTGATAACAAATCTTTCTTGGTTGACGCTGAAAAGGCTATACATAATGGTAGTTTTGCACCAAGTTACAAAAAATTTATTGAGGCTTTAACACACGCAAACCCTTTCGCTATCAATACGGCTAGAGGTCATAGTCCTGAAACTTTAAAAAAGGGGGTTAAACTTTTTGTTAAAATGGTTTTAAGTGACGACGAAAAAAGAATGATGTTTACAAACATTCAAAAAGAATTACCAAGTAGTTTAACTCAGGGGCTTAATGCCACACAATTATTAGATTTGTATTTAGATGAAAGAGGGGAATTTTATCCTGTTTCTTCTGAAGAATTTGGTGAAAGATTTGGTCTTGAAGTTAAAGGCGGAGCGTCAAATCCTGAACACGCTAAGAAAGTAGCGATTGAAAATTTTGTTAAAAAATTACTTGATGGTGTTAAAAAACATATGGTTGCCGGTAAATACAAAAAAATATCTTTAGGATTTTCTGATGATGACAAAAGAAATGTTAAAGCAGCACAAGATTTTCTTGAAAATGAATTAAGTACTATGTACCCTGAAGTTCATTTCGTTATTTACGATACTTCTGAAGGTGGTAAAAGAAAAATTGTTATTGAAAAAGAATAACCCCTTTAAATAAACTTAAAGGGTTTTATACTTTGTGACACGTTACCACTTCCAACAACATCTTTTATTGCCATACCGTAAGCGTAATTCATTCCTTGCACAATCGATTCAAGTATGTACGGATCCGTGTTACCATAATCTTGGATTCTTTCACCCTTAAAGGTTATACACCTAATTCCGGTATTAATTTCAAAAGGTTTTATCTCCCACCCCCCTTCGGAAAGATGGATTAAGCCCGAACCGACAACTTTTTCTAGAAATTCTTTTAAATCCATTAATGTAAGTTATTTATTATTACAAAGATATAGAATATTTATTAATTAGAAAACATGTTAGTTAGAAAAATTATATCGGAACAAATTTTATCGGAAGGAAGACTAGATGATGCTAAATCTTTTGTTATTAAAGATTTCCAAGATTATTTAATACCACAATCTTATAAAGAAGGTAGAAAAATGCCTGAGTGGTTTGTAGATTTGGTAAATTCTGATCCTTCAGGAAACCAAAAATATTTAATGTGGGCCTTAAAAGAAATTAAAAAAGCCACAGGTAAATTCCACCCCTTTAACGTTGCTAGTATGTTAATTGAAAACCTTATTACAGGGATTACTAACTTTCATAATTTACAAAATAAATTAACTAAAGAAAATATCGATAAGGTTGTGGCTTGGAGTGCAATATCTAACCCAAAAGAATTTTCAATTTCTTATGGTACTCCATCACCTTATTTTAAATTTAGATACCCGATAGCTGAATTAGAAAATATAATGAAAAATCCAAAAGATATTAATTCATATTATGACCATTATTTATTGTTTGAAATAACTAACGCAATTAAACAATTGCCGTCTAAAAGTGATATCAAAAAAGAGTCCATTAAATTAATGGATAATGACTATTGGTTAGTTATTATACCAACAACACACAGGTCTTCTTGTACTTACGGTGCCGGAACTCGTTGGTGTACGACAGCAAAAGAAGACGTTCAGTTTAATAGGTATCAAAGTAATACAAGTTCTTTATTTTATTTTATCCCTAAAACTAAATCAATTAAAGATATTTCTGATTATTTTTTAGATTATTTAGACGAAGAATTTGATATGAGTAAAGTGGCTCTTCATATTAACATTGACGGTGATATGGTTTTTTACGATGCCTCAGACGGGGAAATTGATGCTCACAATATATCCGACATGGTAAAAGATGTTTACGGTTTAGAATCAGCTCACGCTTTTTGGTCGGGGGTTATGAGGGCTGAAGATTATCATAAAGATAAGATAGGTAAATTTTATGAAACACACAGTTAATTAATTGTGTCGGTTTTTACTTTTTCTATCCATTTTGTTTTTTTTACGTAAACTGTATCGTAAATTTTTACCACTTTTTTAACGGTTACAGTATCATATACTTTTCTAACCTCTTCATTTATTTCTTTTTTTTCTGAAGATATATGTAAAAAAATAAAGAAAAATAAAATAATGGTTGGGAATCCCACCATTGAAAGACCTGTGTAGAATAAAATATCAAGTGTTTTTTTCATTGATTAAGTTTTTATATATACTAGATAATGAATGTTTTACATTTGATTTAATTTCCATTTCCATTGCTGATCTCCTAGACTCAACCTCGTTATCAAAAATATCGATTAATCTTTCACAAGCCTTAGGATGTAAATCAATTGTGTAACTATACAGATGGTTAACTATTGTTAAAGTTCTTGTAGGTTCAAAAATAATGAATATTTTTTTATCATCATTTTTGATATAACGTTTTTTAGATATTGGTGATATTAAAAGTTTAGATTCTTCTTTTGAAATTAAATTTTTACAAATAGATAAACCCTCATTTTCAAATTCACCGTGTTCAAATTCTTTATCTAAAGAAAATATTTTAAGGTATTTTATAGCTAATTTTTGAAGCCACCTTTTTATTTTATGTTTAAAAGTTTTCATCTTTATTTTTTGTTAAAAATAATTCATTTGAATCCACACCCCCCAAATCAAAAAATTTTTCTTCGATACCTGAGAATGTATTTCTATAAATCGGATAATCTAAATACTTATCATACCAAAGAGCTAAAAACTTAGCCGCGGACTTTAATTGTTCCGTAGTGTTACAACTATCAATAACACTTAAAACTTTTATATAATCAACCCAAATCTTCATTATAAAAACTTTAATAACTGTCACCCCACAAATTTAGGTAATTTATTTAAACATTTCTACCATTTTCATAAATATGTTTTAAAACAGGGAATCTAAGACTAACTCCACCTTCTTGGTTTTTGGTTTCTTCAAAATATTGGATTGTCACGGTTTTACCCACAATTTTAGATGGGTCTTTATAAAAATCTTGACGTTGTTCAATACTAAAACCACTACCCACACCAACTTCAAATCCTTTATGTTCAATCACAATTTGTGATGTCATTGTTTCTGTAATTTCTTTTCCGTTAACTACAATACGAATAGGTCCGTAATTAATTCCTTTAACAACATATTCTGCGTCATGGAATTTTTTTGCCTTTAAAAGGTCTTTACTACGTTTTCCTTTGTAACCAACATTCTTACGTACCATTACACCTTCCCATTTACCGCTTTCAGATTCATCCATCCACTCTTGGAAATGATTTAAATTTTTAATTTTTTCTTGCGGAAGAACTTCAAGGGTGCAATTATCTTCATTACAAATAATAGTTTCACCTAAAACTTTAAGACGTTCAGAAAGTTTACGAACACTTCTTTGATTGGAAAACTCTTCCAAGGTTAAACAATCGAATATCTTATATTTTACATTTTGAATTGTATGATTTTTTCTACGAATTTCTTTCATAATGGATTGAAAATCTTCGTCACCGTTTTTATCAACCATACAAATTTCACCATCAAAAACAATGTTACGAAGACCAAGACTGGTAATTACTTCTTCTACTTTACCCAAGGTATCAAATATTTTACCTTGACGAGAAAAAGAAGTAACTTTACCGTTTTCGTCAACAACAGTAATACAACGTACACCATCAAGTTTACGAGATACGTACCAATCCTCAGTCTCAAAATTCACCATCTCAGGTTCAAATTTTTCTGCTAAAGCAACATCAAATGTTGGGACGGTACCAGGAACGGCTTTGTTGATAAGACTTTCACCAACACGACACTTCAAGTCTTTATCAATAATGTTGAAGATTAATTCTTTATGTTCAATATTTGATTTTATAAACGAATTTACAACACCAATGGCATTGTGTCCAGTTATTTCTCTATTACGAAGATCATCTAACAACTCAAAAATATTATATTCATATTCAGACAAATCAAGTAACGTATTTAACTTCTTACAATTATCTGAAGTTACATAGAATTGATAGAATGGGTTATGAATATACATTACAAGTTTTTTTAAATCAGAATCGTGTAGATATTCTTTTAAAAGTTCTACTTTTTTATTTGAAGAAGAATCTGACTGTAATTTAGTAACAAGTTCTTGAAGACGATTTAAAATATTTTTCATAACACAAAGATACGATTATTTATTTAATACACAATGTATATTATATTAATTTTATGGATGAAAAGGTAGAAAACAAAGTTAAAAGTATTGTCGGTTTATATAATTTTTATAAACACCAAATGAATACGGTAGAACGTGTAGGTTTATTGTCTATGTGGATTGAAGCTTCTATTGATAGGGAAGAGTATGAAGTTGCGGCTGGTTTACAAAAAGAATTAAACAATATTTTAAATGGTGAAGAAGAGTTTCATGTAATTTCACCTTCTTTATTACAAAAAGCACAACGAGAAGAATTAGAAAAACAAATATTTGAATCTTTAAACGAAAAAAAAGAAGAACCTAAAAAAAAGTTAAAATTTGTTAACTATTGGGGTTCCGGCACTTTTGAATTAATAAGAATTGGTTTTAAGGATTTTAAATTTATAGTATTTAATGTTGGGATTGAGATAAAATAAAAAAAGGACCTAAAAGGTCCTTTTTTTATTGTGCAATTCTACAATTATTTTGTAGCTGCCTCTACTGTGCTAGTTGCAACTGCTGCAGTATCCATAGTTGGAACAACAGTATCAACAGCTGTAGCAACAACTGTACTATCAGTAGTTTTTACTTCTTCAGGTGTTGAAGATGAACAAGCGGTCATAAAACCGATTACGCTTAACGCTAAAATAACTTTTTTCATTTTTTTTTAAGTTTTTAATTTTTATTTTTTAATTATAATTAATTATTTCCTATTTGTAAATATATCTAAACCAACAAAAGACCAAATTTTTTACGGTATTCTAACACAGAAAGTTCTTTTGCTTTAGACTCGAACATTAAATCTAAGTCATAACCATAAGTGTTTACCTCATTTTGAACATAGTCATGATGGGCTCGAAAATTTTTTTCGTCTCTTGGTTCGGAAATATGAACAACAGGTGTTATATCAGAAGGCCAAGTTGCCACGGCAAGTTTTAAGGCATCTTTGGTACTCATACCATCATTGTGACAGTTATGATGATGATAGTCAAATACAATAGGTGTTTTAGTATGTTCGTGAATGTATAACAAATCTTTGACTGTAAACATGTTTGGTTTATCATCATTTTCAATAGTTAAACGTTTTTTGGTGTTCTCACCCAGTAGTTGAAAGTTGTCAACCCAACGTTTAAGAGCATCTTGTTTATTACCGTAAGCACCACCAACGTGGATGTTAATCTTAGAATAAGGTGATACGGGTAAACCTATCATATCCATAATCTCGGAATGTTTGTCCAACTCTGATATTGTTTTTCTAACCACTTCAGGGTTTGGTGACGCTAAAACATTAAACGGACCTGGATGAAAACTTAAACGATGTCCGTATTGGGTGGCAAGATTACCTAAACCTGACAGTAAATTACGAATCTTACCAATATCAGGTAAGTCATTAAAATCATACTCACTTGACCATGGGAACATATCGGAAGACATGCGGTAAAGACTGATGTTGTTTTTCTCATTCCACTTGATAACCTCTATAAGGTCTCGAACATTTTGTAGAGAAAGTTCAGAAACATAATTTAGACCTTTGGAGTCGAAAGTTTTTCGAATCATACCACGATTAGTCGTGATATTTTTCTCACCTAAAGTCATGTTGATACAAGCGTAGCCAATTTTCATAATACAAACATACACATTTATATTTTATTGTACAATATTAATCTTATGAAAAATTATTTTGTTGACGCTTACACCAAAAGTAAATCATCTAGTTTTATAGATGCTCACATGAAAATGATGGAGTTATATATACCTTATTTTAAAGACGGTAAGTTAAATTATAAAGAAAAATCAGTTGGCCCTAAAAAGAGTTTAAAACCTCATATATTTATATGTAATGGAAAATAAAGAACATATTAGTAACGTTTTTGTCATCTTAGATTCTTTAAGAGAGTCTAAAGCTAAGTATGTTGAGGTTTTAGATGGTGATGAGGTTATTTTTAAAGTTAAACTTATTGTTGATACTGAAGATATGGTTAACTTATTAGACGGTTTTTTTGATAATGGTTTTAAAATTAAACAGATAACAAAAGAAGAGTTTGATAGTTTTAAAGGCCTTGAGACTTTGCGATTTAATCTTTAAACATATATTTATTATTAAACAAAGGTAAAATGAAAAAGAAAGTTAGATTTAATAACGAAAAATTTAAAAAGCTTATTAGTGAAAAACTAAAGAAAGATGGGACCTTTGTACACGAATCTAAAATAGATAAGGCTATTAAACAATATCTAAAAGAACGTAAAGAAGATTTAGATCCTGAAAACGCTCCAGAAACTAAAGGATTCAGTGACAAAGCATTAAAAGCGTTTGGTGATATGGCAAGTTCTTTGTATGATATCGTAGAAGATTTGATGATTATTCAAACAAAAGAACCTGATGTTTTAGCTGATGATTGGCCTGAAACATCTTCAGAAGATTATATAGGACAAGTTGTGGATCAATTAGAAAATATTATTGAAGCGATTGAACATCTTCGTGATTTTAAACCTGAAAAGGACGATATTAATTTAGATTAAAGTTTATAATCAAATTTAAATTGTCTAAAGTTAATACAAACGATTTAAATTTATGATAGATGAGTTATATGATTCAGTATTAAGTATTACAAACCAAACCGGTTATTTAGATAAAATTTCAGAATTAGAAGATAAAAAATCTTTATTAAAATGGTCTTCTAATAATATTTTTCCCCACAGTAATTATAAAATTTACAACCCAAACTATCCAACTAAGGTTTTTTCATACGATAACCATTTTAGAGCACCTTTTTCTACAATAATAAAAGAAGATGGTACACTACATTGATATTTATATTTGATGGCAATAAAAGGACATAAAGAAAGAGCTCTACTTCGTAGAGGTTACCACGTACAAGAAGCGTTAAAAAGAAGACCTAATTTAAATGAAACTTCTTTTTTACGTAGAAATTTAATTTCTGAAGGTGACGATAGAAAAGAAACTTTAAAGTTAACCCAACTCTGTGGAGAAGATATTGCTCGTAACATCAAAGATAGTGTTTATTGTCATTTAGCAAAACTTTTAGATGAATTACCACAAGCTTTAGCTGAAGAAACTTATAAAGCTATAGATAATTTATATAACTTTTTTAAACCAATTAAAAAAGATAATAGGGTTGTTTTTATTAAAACTATTAAAGCCATATTAAAAAATGAAAACCCTGGTAATTCATTAAGGTTAATATCTAAATTCTTAACCGACCCTGATTTTGATAAAGATGATGTTAAAAAAGCACTTATAAATTTTAGGAATGAGGAGTCAGTACCACAGGATCAGTTAGAAGATTTTCTTAAAAAAGCGAGATTTAAAGAGTACTCCAAATACGAAGAATCTTTTTCAAGTAATAATTTTGATTTATTAAGAGGTGGCAGTAAACTAAATCACGGTCAAATAAATCCTGAAACCGGTAAATCTGAATCATTCTTTAAGATGGTTAGAAGTGTTTATGAAGGAAATATTGACGTTAATTTATTTATTGATTCAGTTTCTAATGCTGTTCTAAATACTGATATTAGTGACTTACTTTATAAATCCGATTTAAAAGTAAAAAATGATTTGATGGTAGGGGAAGATGTTATTATCCCACAAGGTTCAAGTATTGAAGTTAAAAAATTTGACTATGAAATTGATAGTTATTTTTCAGAATATTTTGCAATATACAAAAATAGTAGCATACCTGAAATAGCTCAAGAAGAAGATTTTAAAGAATTATATAATATGATTATTGACGGTATTTTTAAAAACGTACAAGAAAAAGGTCAATTCATGATTAATAAAATAGCTGATAACGTTGATGGTATCATGTATGATAAAAATATAATTGTATTAAAAAAAGATATTGAATTTTATTGGAGTAACAAAGGGCAAAGAAGTTGTGATGAACGTAGATTAAGTATTAGGTTTAAAATTATAAATCCAAATGTTACGGCTTACACATACGATTCAAAAACACATAGTAACCAATTAACCCCACTAGAACTTGATGTCGCTGTTAAACCTAAAGTTTTTTGTCAATAACTTTTATAATTACTCTTTTTTGTTCTGTAATTATAATTAATTAAAAGTTTTACTAAATCAGATGGTATTATAACCCTTTCAGGTTCAATAATAATTCTTTTTGGATCATTTAAAAATACGGCAACGTGAACCTCAACACCACTTTGTTTAGTAAAAATCATTAAATCAGTGTTATAAGTTCTAATCAGTTTGGTGTATATGTACCAATTTTTTTTATTTGGATAAAAATTATTAAAAGGTTTTACTTGGGCTGTTGATGAATTTTTAGGAAGTAACCCGTTGGTAGAATTTATGGTTAAATCAATACCCATAAAATCGGCTGAACCACCTGCTTGAGCGATTTTACTAACAGTAAAACCTGGTATAGATTCTAAAGCCAATTTAGTAAAGTTTTCATCACGATCACCTTTATTTCTGGTTTTATTAATTATATTAATAATGTTATTTTTTAAAGTAGAATTAAGACCAAATATGTTCTCCCTTTCTTCCCATAAAACTTTAAAAAATTCACCATTTATTTCATTCTCATCATATCTTGCATTAAGAACTAGATTTTCTACCAAACCTGGTCTAACTCTATCTATATAAGGGAACACAATTTTATTTTTAACAATCCAATTAGTATTAACGTAGTTGTAATTGGACCACAATTGGTCATCGTTTTCGGTTATTGGTCTAACAATACCTTGGTTGCCACCTTCACCAACACCCCAATATTCTGTATCAGCATACAGATCTCTAATTATATTATTTATTATGTTTTTATAATCATTGTCAAACGCGGAATATGCCATTTTACTTTTGTTTTAATATTTATAAATATAAATAAAAAATTCTTTAATGAAAATCACGTTAGAAAATATAAGAAAAGTTTTATCAGAAAATCGGGTTGATGATGTTAGAAAAAAATTCCCTGACGTTAGTTCTGAAATTGTGGATTATTTTGTAAAAAATGACCCATCAGGTAATCAAAAATATTTAGAATGGTTGGTTAAGGCTATGGTACACGAACCAACGATGCAATCAGTCGAAGATATTTTAGACGAAACAATGCAGTTTAAATCACCAGAAGCAGGTGAGATTGCTGGCTTTTTAATGACGTTAGTTAAAAAATTTCACGAATTATTACCATATATGGTCTATAATGATGAAGTTTCTGGTGAAAAATACGGTACTACAGACCTTTATCAATATAAATTTACTGATAGTGATATGATTCATTACTTAGGTAGTGATTTAGCCCAAGCAAAAGAAAGAAAACAAAGAAAAGACGAAGAAAAAGAGGCTAAAAAAGGTGTTGACAAAATTTACGAAGATGGTAATTGGTTAGTGGTTAGACCTAAAACTTGGGGTGCTTCTTGTGTTTATGGTGCCGGAACTAAATGGTGTACAACATCAAAAGAAACTGATTCACATTTTAAACGTGAAACCGACCGTAAATTTTTAATTTATGTGATTAATAAAAGTAAAAATTCTGATAACCCTGAATATAAAGTTGCTTGGCAAATACCATATGTCAAAAAAGTAAATAAATATGTCACCTCAACACCAGGTAACCCCTCGGTTTGGACTTTAAATACTGATAAAATTAAATTATGGAATGCTGAAGACACTAATATTGCGAGTAGAGGTTCTTCTGGTTATGATTATTTAGATACGGTTCCAACATCTGTTAAGGGAGTTATTCTAAAATACATGCAAACAAAAATGGATGAAATGTATGCCAACATGGCTTACGTTGAGGATCCTTACATCCAAGCTTTGGTTGAACATTTGGCTTTAAGTGAAGAAGAAGTTGAAGAAGTTGAACAAAGAAATTACGGTTATTACGGTATGCGTGTTTATACCGTAGACGGTAGTGATGATTATGCTGTAGCGACAACGGATGAAGTTGAAAGAGCTAAACACGAATGGGCGGAAAATTACATTAGTGATTTAGGCGTTTGGGAAGCTATCGGTAATAACCCTGAAAAATATATATACATCAATGACCCAAGAGGTGTTGCACGTGATATGGCTGAAAGTTATGCAGGGGATTTAGATAATGATGATATACTACACGAAGGAAAAAGGTTAGATAAAGAAACTAAAGTCATGGTTGAAGAGTGGGAAGTTAACCAATCAATCATGGAAAGTAATCAAGAAGAAATCGACGAAATGATGGGTAGATATGATGAATTAGATGAAGACGAAGAGCAAGAATTATCAGAATTGGAGGCCGAAAATGAGTCTATAGAAAAAACCAACGATAAACTTTTAGAATCCATTAAAGATAGACTTTATAACGATTATTACGAACATTATGTTAGTCGTTTAACGGACGACCCATTAGATTGGTTGGAAGACTTTGGTTACTGGAGTAGTAAAACTGGTTTAGATAAAAATGCAATTAAAAACGGTTTGGTCGGTATTGACGAAACCGAATTAATTAATGATATGGCAGATGATTTAGATTATGAATATTTTAGTAGGACTGGTAGTTACGATTATGTAACAATAGATGGTGATAAATACTACATATTCCCAACAGACTAAAAAGGGTAGGTATTTGTTAGATTAAATATTTTTTCACCCTCAAACCTTTCTTTATTTTCCTCGTAAAAATCTACAATAGCTTTATCCTCTTGTTGTTTAAGCCATTCTGTGTATTGATAATCGTAGTCTTCAATTACACAATTAATTTCGTCGATAAATTGTTCTTTAATTCTACTCATACTAATGATAGTTTTTTAATTTCTTTTTTTGGTTTAAAGTCTTCGATAATACTAATTAACCCCGTTTTTAAATCAGAAATAAAACATTGGTGTCCGTACCAGCCACTTTCACCGTAATAATAACCAGATATTTCACCTACCGAATTAAATACAGGTTCAAACCAATATTCAAAACCCAAATTTTTATCAATGTGTGGTAACGGTGTTATTTTGACTTTCATATCACAAATGTAATAAAAATAAATTCTGTATCAAATTATTTTTTGAAAAATCAGATATTTATTATTATATGAAAAGAGTTTGTAATAAGTGTAAAGAAGAAAAAGATTTTTCTGAATTTGTCAAACGTAAAGATTGTCAATTTGGTATCGGATATGTTTGCTTATCTTGTAATCGTAAAAGTAGTAATGAAAGATATAAAAAAAACGGGTATGTGGATACAGTAAAAAAATATAAAGAAAAAAACAAAGAAATAATATCTGATTATCAAAAAAAATATAAAGAAAAAAACAAAGAAAAAACCAAAACATACCAAAAAGAATATTTAAAAAAATGGAGATTAGATAATAAGGAAAAAATGATGGAATATCATAAAAATTATTATAAAGAAAATAAAGAAAGTATCATCCTATCACATAAAAAATACAATAAAGAAAAAAGATACAAGGATCCGTTGTTTAGGTTAAAAGAAAGTATTAGAGCAAATATAAATTCAGGAATTAAAAGAAAGGGTTTTAAAAAATCTTTAAAAACTATTGAAATTTTAGGTTGTTCGTTTGAAGATTTTAAAAAACATTTAGAGTCTAAGTTTGAACCTTGGATGTCTTGGGATAATTATGGTTTATACAACGGTCAGTTAAATTACGGATGGGATATAGACCACATAATACCATTATACTCCGCAGAAAAAGAGGTTGATGTATTAAGATTAAATCATTACACCAACCTCCAACCTCTTTGTAGTAAAGTAAATCGTGATTTAAAGTAGATATTCACAATCAAACTGCTTATTGAACATAAACAAACCAGCTTGTTTTCTTAAATCAGCCTTAGCGTAGTCACCAATACCCATACCGTAGTCATGGGATGCGACATCAGTAAGTGAATTTAATAACTCCCAAGTTGTCATATTGGTTTTCGCGTTTTTCCAATGACGATTTGTTAGGGTGTCAAGGTTATGACCTTTTTCTTTGTACATAGATTTGGCTTCGTTAATTGGGAAGAATCTATCAAGAACAGCTTCAACACGAGCGTCATTCTTATCGGTAACTTTGTTTGCAACCATTTCACGAATTTTTGTTAACTCATTGTAAGAAGCTGAAATTGAATTCATTTTTCTTACTTGGTCTGTAAAAACACCTTGAAATTTTTGGTTTGTTTCAGATAACCCTTTAATGTCTCTCATAAAAGTATTGATACTTTCAATTGAGTTGTCCATTAAACGAGGGCCCATTTCAAGACGACGAGGACCCACAAGACCATTTGTACAAACAAGACGAAGAATATAAGGGTCAATTGCGATATCTTCTGTCGGACCAGCTGTCACAATAACACCTGTATGAAAAGCCTCATCTTTTAAATCAGGGATATCAAAACCCCAACCATTTTTAACAGTTGAAATTTGAATATTTCCGTCACCTGAAATTGACATGTTACCAACATCCAATTGGTGGTCATTGATTACATTTTCAACCATATCGAAATAAAAATCAGGTGAAATATATGGTTTATTAGCGTCTGTAACAGCAACTACTCTTCTAGTAGATGGTGAAATGTAGATACCTACTTTCATATCTTTTTGAATTGCCATTTTATTTTTAATGACTTTAACCAACTGATTACGAGAATTCATACCAAATATGTCAGTAAATTTACCCATAAAAGAATCAGTGATTTTAAGGGTTTTAAGTAATGACTTAAAAGCTCCAGAAGATAACTTTAATTTAACACCTTCAAGAGTAATATTACCATTACGACTTTCAATATCCTCAAAATCGATATTAAGTTCAGATAGTGTCATCACTTTACGTATTGGGTAGTTTTCTTTAACTTCTTTTTTGAAATTTTCGTACTTTATGTTTTCCATGTTTTTAATTTTATACAAATATAATAATGTTTTTAGATAAATACAAGCTAAATTATTAATCTTCAAAATCTTCAACTTCTGATGTTGCCGTAACCAAATCTTCAACAGATTCTTTAGTAGAAAAATTTTTGCTGGTAATTTCTTTATCTGAAGTTTCGGAGTTTTGTAATAATTCTAAAAGTTTTTGGTCGTTTTCTGATTGAAAGTTATCCATTTGTTTTTGGATTTCAATCGCTTTTTCTAACTCATTGTATTTTTTAACATCGTAGTTAAGTTCACCAGATTCCCTATCAAGAATCATGTAAAGTTTTTTACGGATATCACCACGACGATTTTTAACATAAACAACATAACGTTGTCCTGTAACTTCATCAATACGAACATACATCATTGCGGTTGTGTTATGTTTTAGTTTAGTCGAACCAGCGTACTCACCACCTTTAGTAATGTGTTGGATAACATCGAAAGCGGTAAATTTATTATTTTGATTTTGACCCTTAGTGTGTTTAACCAATAAGTTAATTAACCATGTTTCAACTGTTGATGCGTTCATTTTATTTTGAGAATCTTTGATTTTATCTTTTACATCCATAAAAGAATCCATCAAGACATAGTCCCAACCCATATCAAGAGCTTCTTCTAAAGCAACTTTAGGATTATCGTAGTCGGCTAAATAAAGTGTATTTAAATTCATAAGTTGTGGTAATTCTTCAGCCAACTCACGATTATCAATCGGGTTCATTTCAGAAGATATGTAAAGACATCTACGACCTGGGTTGTTTTTCTCAATACCAGCCATTTTGTCTACTAACATTGTAGTTTTACCTGAACCAGGTTCGCCAACAACAACTGAGATAGTTGCCGGCATTGTACCACCTTTTTTAGAAATTATATTATCAATAAATTTACCACTTTTTAATGGTATAAAAACTTCGGGTGGGAAATTAAAATCGTTTAGTTTTACAATTTTTACCGTTTCTTTAGTTTTTGACATACAGTTTGTTTTAGTTTTTATTTACAATTACAAAGATATAACAATTGACTCAATTAAACAAATTTATTTATGAGTAAAGAACAAGTTGAACATCCGTCCCATTATAATCAAGGAAAGACAGAAATGTGGGACTATTCCGCACAACACGACCTTGATTTTTTTGAGGGTAATGTTGTTAAATACGTGACTCGTTGGAAACATAAAAATGGTATTCAAGACCTCTACAAAGCTAAACAATATTTAGACAAATACATAAAAATTCAAGAAGAAAAATTGAAAGAAAATTCGTGATATTTATTATTAAAAGTAATTTTAATGTCAACTTTATTGTTAGAAAAAAAATTCTTAATAACCGAAACTGGTATTAGGGGTATAAACGAATTAGCACAACGATATGAAAATGCGAAAATATATTTCCACCAAGATTTAGACGGTGTAACAACCGCTATTGCGATGAAAAATTATCTTGAACAGCACGGTATTAAAGTGGTTGAGACTGAGGTAATACAGTACGGTGATAAAGAATTTAGTATTAAAAAACCTATGGCAAAAGGTGATATCATGCCGGTTTTGGTTGATTTTGCCCACGGTAAACCAATGTTTGTAATACATACCGATCACCATGATAAACAGGTTGGTGTTGAAAAAGAAACGTCTAAATCCTTTAGACAATCCCGTTCAAATGTTGAGACTATATCTCAAATTATTTCACCGGCAGAGATTTTCCCCCACTCAGATATTTTAATGATATCCACTATTGATAGTGCCGATTATGCAAGAATGGGTATAACACCTGAGCAGGTTATGAATTATGTCTTTGTTTTAGAAAAAGAAAAAAGTTTAGAACAAAACAAAAAGGCAATGTCCCTTGTAACTAATAAATTATTGTTAGCCTATAAAAACAAACCAAGATTTCTAGAACGTTTAGTTATGGAGTCTTCAGCTTCACTTTTAAGTATTTACCAAAATATTGTTAGATTGGCTAAAGAAGAAGGTTACGCATCACCAGAAGTTATGACCCAACACGCTAAACAATATGCTGAGACTATGAAAACTAGTCAAAATGTGAAGTATAACCCAACAACAGGTATTATCTCACAATATGGTGGTGGTTCTATGATAAAACCAGGTTCTTATGATAGATACGTTCCTTTCAAAAACTTTCCCGAAGCGAATTTCTTAATTATAGCTTGGCCTTTAGGTTTATTACAAGCAAGTTGTAACCCTTTTAAAGCTGAAAGAAGTCTTAAAGGTGTAAATTTAGGGGAAATTGCACAAGAAGTATTATTAAAATTTAAACCACAATTAGAACAATTTGAGATCACGGTAGATACTATCAAATATTTTGCGGAAAAACATAAAGATTTCGGTCAAGAATCTGTGGGATTTACTTACAACGACCTTATCGCTATTTACGGTCAAACAGAAGGTGGTGTAGTGGGGTTAGACTCAATACCTCAAGGTGCGAAAGAAGGTTATACTGTAGAAAGATGGAGAAATGCAATTAAAAAAGTAATGGATAAACCTTACACAACTTTAAATGATAATGAAATTAAAGCCCTTAAAATGTTAAAGGTTTCAGGGTGGGACATGATTCAGGCTAATAGTGGTGGACACAAGTGTATAACTAATATTTCAGGTTTGATGTATTTTGGTAAACAAGGGGTGCCTTATTTAAAAGACTTTCAAGCCGAATTCGAAAAAGAATTAACGTCAAAAATAATAGCAAATAACCCAACAAATGTTCAAAATGGATAATTTTAATAAAACTAAAAGATTACTTAGAGAAGGTTTTGGTGATGTTCAAACTAGTTTCACCGATGCAATGATAGACATTAAAAAAAGTAACCCAAATCTAACTCATACAGAAGTTATGGAACTTCTTAAAACAGAATTTGACAGATTTTTTAAACTACACACTGATAGAATGGATTTTCCAAAAATCCCAGGAAATTTAAAGGATACTAAATTTAGAGATTATATGCCAACAAGGACGATTCCTTATGGACAGAAAAAGAAAAAGGGGTAAATAACCCCTTTTTTTATTAAAAAAACAAAAAAACCCCTTTTTCAAGGGGTTTTTGTATTATTCACCAGTATCTTCTTTTTTCTTAGTGCTTTTAGCTTTTTTGATACTAATTTTAACATCTTCAACTTTAGAGTTATAAGATATTGTTACCGTATCACCAATACTAAGTTCATTTTCTAGTACTTTTTCAGATATTGGGTCTTCTACATACTTTTGGATTGCTCTATTAAGAGGTCTAGCTCCATATTTCTCATCATACCCTTTTTCAACCAAGTATTCTTTAAGAGTGTCATCAATTTTAAGTGTATAACCCATTTCTTTAACCCTTTCAATAACCTCGATAAGTGGTATATCAACAATTTTCTTAATTTCTTCTTTACCAAGTGACTTGAAAACGATTACATCATCAATACGGTTTAAAAATTCAGGTGAAAAAGCCTTTTTAAGTGAGTCTTGGATTACACCTTCCGCCACTTCGTCATTACCGTCCATTTTAGATTTAGTACCAAAACCAACACCAGTACCAAATTCTTGTAATTTACGTGCCCCAACGTTAGAAGTCATGATAATAAGACAATTTTTGAAGTCAACTTTACGACCTAAACCATCACTTAAATGACCATCATCTAAAACTTGTAACAATATGTTAAAAGTATCAGGGTGAGCCTTTTCAACTTCATCTAAAAGAATTACTGAAAACGGTTTTCTTCTGATTTTTTCAGTTAACTGACCACCATCTTCATATCCAACATAACCTGGAGGTGCTCCGATTAATTTAGATACTGAATGTTTTTCCATATACTCACTCATGTCAACTCGGATAAGTGCGTCTTGGGAACCGAATATACTTTCAGCTAACATTTTAGCTAAATAAGTTTTACCTACACCAGTTGGACCTAGGAACATAAAAGAACCGATTGGTTTATTTTTGTTTTTAATCCCGACACGATTACGTTTAATTGCTTTACTGATTTTATCTATAGCCTCGTCTTGACCGATAACTTTGTGTTTTAATTCCTTATCCATATTACGAAGTTTTTCGTTTTCAGTTTGGGAAACTTTAGTCACAGGAATACCTGTAATCATTGAAACAACTTTCGCAACATCTTCTTCATTAACAGTAGGTCTGAATTTATCTAAATTTTTAGCCCACTCATTTGTGGAATGTTCTAATTCTTCTTGAAGAGTTTTTTCTTCATCACGAAGTTTAGCGGCATCTTCATAACGTTGAGCTTTAACAACATCTATTTTTTGACGGCCCACATCTGCAATTTTTTCTTCAAGATCTACAATTTCTTGTGGTGGTTTAATGTGAACTTGCATTCTAGCACCAACTTCATCAAGAATATCAATTGCTTTATCGGGTTGTTCACGGTCACTAATGTAACGGTCAGCTAAGTTTACACAAGATTCAATGGCTTCTTTAGTGTAAGAAACTTTGTGATGGTCTTCATACTTATTTTTAATGTTATTAAGAATAACCAAAGTCTCATCTTTTGACGGTGGGTCAACAATAACCATTTGGAATCTTCTTGCCAAAGCCCCATCTTTTTCAATGTTTTGTCTATATTCATCAAGAGTTGTAGCCCCGATACATTGAACCTCACCACGAGCTAAAGCCGGTTTTAAAATGTTAGATGCGTCGAGTGAACCTGAAGCGTTACCCGCACCAACCATTGTATGGATTTCATCTATAAAAAGAATTACATCATCCGCCTTTTCAAGTTCTTGCATGATACCTTTCATTCTTTCTTCAAACTGACCACGGTATTTAGTTCCTGCGACCAATGATGCCAAGTCCAAACTAACGACTCTTTTATCAAAAAGAATACGTGGACACTTTCTTTCAACAATTTTAAGCGCCAAACCCTCAACAATCGCGGTTTTACCAACACCTGGTTCACCAATTAGAATTGGGTTATTCTTTTTACGTCTTGAAAGAATTTGTGAAACACGTTCAATTTCATCTTCACGACCAATAATTGGGTCAATTTGACCGTCTGAAGCCAATTTTGTGATATCCCTACCAAAATTATCAAGGATTGGTGTTGTTGATTTCCCTTGGGCGGCTTTCTTAGCTCTTTTACCCAAATCGTCTACTTCTTCAAAATCTCCTGTCATATTCATTATTTTTTGTTTTTTTAAATGTACTAAAGTTTCTTTAAAAGTTCTATAGGTAATACCCTGATTTCCTAAAACTTTTGTGCCGTCTAATGATTTATTTTTTAAAATAGATAAAAATAAATGTTCGACACCAATAAAATCATCTTTTAATTTGTCAGCCTCAAGTTCCGCTGAACTAATAGCGTTTTTTGAGGAAACATTTAAAGGTATAATTTTAGGTTCTACAATATTAGGGTTTTTTACTTTAATTCTCAAATAACTTTCTAATTTTTCTGCTAAATCATCAACATCAGAACCCATTTCGTTTAACACTTGGGTCACTTCGTTGTTTTTAACCAATAAAGTTGTTAAAATCAAATGTTCTGGTTTTATTTTATTGTCACCCAATCTTAAAGTTTCTTTAAAAGATTCCCTGACAACGGTTTTCATATTAGATGTCATTTTTTTCATTACTAATAATTTATTTACTGATTAAAATATATTTAAAATTATACGAAAGAAAAGTTTTCTTTTAACCCTTAAATTATTAGTTTTAAAATAAAAATTATGTTATATAAAAGAGTTACAATATGGTTCAAAGATAACGGTTCAGTTATCGCCACAGACTTTGAAAGAGTTAGTGTTACTATTTCAGGAAATTACCTAATCTTATCTATTCACAATGATGATAGTACAGAAGTTACAACACAAGTACACCATTTAGATGGTATAAAAACATGGAAAACTTACATTAACTAATGTTTATTCAAAGAATAGAAGAAGGAAATACAGTTTCTTGTTTATTTAAATCGTCAAATATTTTGGCCTCAAAATATAATCAAGAAAAAAAAGAATTAACCATAACTTTTAACGCTGGTCGTCAATATACCTATTCTGGTGTAGATTATAAAGACTACCATCGTTTTGAAATGGCGGAAAGTCAGGGACAAATTTTTAATAAGTACATTAAAAAATACCCAACTGTTAAAAACCCTGATATTGACCCTACAGAATTGTTAAACAACGTAACACAAATATTAAATGAACAAGCTGGATCTACAGTATCAAAATCTTCTTAAAGATATATTAGAAAATGGAACAAGAAAAAAATATTGAAAAATATTTGGAGGATAACATGGATATGATATTCGGTACCGAATGTATAAATGGTAGTTTTAGTATAGATCTTCGTAATAAATTAGAAAATAATGTAGTACAAAAAAAAGACAGAACATATTTATCTAATAAAAAAGATGGTAATATACAAAACAACAAATCTGATAAACAATAAAATTTATATCGGACAAGACAAAAATAATAACCCAAATTATTTAGGTTCCGGTAAAAAATTAAAAAGAGCTGTTAAAAAATATGGTAAAAATAATTTTTTAAAAGAGGTGATTGAGGTTTGTGATAGTGAAGAGATGTTAAATGAAAGAGAAATTTTTTGGATACTTTATTATAAATCAACAGATAGAAAAATAGGTTATAATATAAGTGATGGTAGTAAAGAAGGTGATAGAAAATTAGGGTACAATTCTCTTATAAAAAAAGGTAGGTATAAAACTTGGTTAGAAAAATATGGTAAAGAAGAGGCTGATAAAAAACATCGTGAGTGGAAACAAAAAATATCTGAGTATCAAAAAATAAAAATGTTAAATGGTTGGTCTCAAACTGAGGAAGTTAGAAAAAAAATCTCAGAAGCACAAAAAGGTAAAATTATTACCCAAGAAACAAGAAATAAAATGAAAAAACCAAAACCAAAAGGTTTTTCAGAAAAACTTTCAAAAATTAAAAAAGGGGTATCTAATGGGCCTTCTAAATCTAGAAAAAAAGTTGTACAATTAACAATAGATGATAAAATAGTAAAAATATGGGATTCTATTTTAGAGGCTGAAAATTTTTTAAAAATATACAATATATCAGCGGTTTGTAAAGGTAAACAAGAAACGGCTGGTAAGTTTAAATGGAAATATTATGAATAAATTAGACTTAGATTATCAAAACCTTCTAAAAGACATTTTGGATAATGGTTATACCAAAGGTGACCGAACTGGAACAGGAACTATCTCAGTATTTGGAAGACAAATACGTCATAAAATGAGTGATGGGTTTCCTTTACTTACAACTAAAAAGATGGCTTGGAAACAAATTGTAACAGAATTGTTATGGTTTTTAAGAGGTGATACAAACATTAAGTACTTAGTTGATAACGATTGTCATATTTGGGATGGTGATGCGTATAAGAATTATCAACAAAAAGCTCCACATAGCATAGAAGTTGAAAATAAAGAAAATACTTATAGGCAATTAACACAAGAATACTTCATCAATAAAATCAAAACAGATGATATGTTTGCTAAGAAGTGGGGTGAATTAGGACCAATTTATGGTAAGCAGTGGAGAAAGTGGCCATCCATTAGAAGAATAGGAATTGAAGATGGTGATATAATACGCAAAGCTTATCCTGACTATGGTGACGTAGACCAAATCGCAAACCTAATCAACGACCTTAAAACAAATCCAGACTCAAGACGATTAATGGTGAATGCTTGGAATGTTGGAGAGTTAGACCAAATGGTACTTCCACCTTGTCATTATGGATTTCAAGTTTATACAAGAGAGTTGAGTGTTGTTGAAAGAATGGAATATTACGGAAAACATTATATGAAAAAGAATGAAACTAAATCATATGATGAATTACTTAAAGTTAATTATGATGAGTTAAACATTCCTAAACGAGCAATCTCTTTAATGTGGAATCAACGTTCAGTAGATACATTCTTAGGGTTACCATTCAACATTGCTTCTTATGGATTGTTATTAGAAATCATTGCTAAAGCAGTTAATATGGTTCCTGATGAATTGATTGGAAATCTCGGTGATGTACACCTTTATAGTAATCATATTGAACAAGCAAAAGAACAGATTGGTAGAGAATTAACTCACATAGAAAGAATAGAAAAATTATTCGAAACAAACAAAGACGCAAAATCATCGTTATCACAACACTTAAATGAACCAGAGGTTATCTCTTCACTACTTTTGGATGACTTAAAAGTACCAACTCGAACAAGAGAACCATATCCATTACCAACATTAAAACATATGAAAACTGATGATTTCTATAAATCATTATCTGAAGATGTATCTTTAGTGACTCATTTAGATAATACTGATTTTGTTATTGAAAATTATCAATCACACCCAACAATTAAGGCACCTTTATCAAATTAAACTATGGAAAACAAAAAATACGAAGCAGGTTCAATAAATGTAGCTAAAATTCAAGAAGCTACAAAATCAATTGAGTTTTTAACAAACCAATATAAAAAAAGAAGAATGAACACCGAAGATTATATTAAAATGATACATGAAAATTTGGCTCAGCTCACTTCTCAAAGGAATTATCAAGAATACTTAAAACACATAGGTCATTAGTATGAAAAAAATATTATTACTATCTTTAATTTTGTTTGTAAGTTGTAAATGTACACAACCAATACAATATGAAATAAGTTATAAAAAAGAATACGACTCTTTATTGGTTATCTTAAAAGAACAGGAAATTGAAATAGATGTTATGAAAGATGAACTACAATTTAAAGAAAGTGAAATTAGTTACTGGGGTCGTAAATTTGATTCATGTTCCGTATCGAATAAACATAAAAAATGAAAACAATAAAAAAAATAATAAAATTTTTAGATTTCCTTGAACAAGAAAGAATCAAATGCATGATGCATTCTGGTTGGGGTAAATTTTAAATTTGTTGATAGACTTTTACGTCGTAAATAGATAAACAAGGTCTATCATCCGCCGTAACTTCAGATTTTGTTTTATAAGTTAAAACAGGTCCTTCTGTATGCACAATATATCTAAGTTCTTTTGTTTCTTTTTCATGCCCTAAAAAAAGAACTTTAATATCCTCATAACCGTATTTTGAAAGTATCTCACTAACCAAATATTTTAAGTCAGCTCCTGTACATTCGATTGATTCTAACTGTTTTGCAATATCTTCAATATTAAAATCGTTAATACGAGTTTCAATTAATTTTCTAAGTTGATGTTCTTTTAAAATAATCTTCTTTTTCATTCTTTTTAATAAATATCACGAATATTTATAATGTAGATGAAAAATACTGTACAAATAAAGGAAGTTACTAAAATAACTAAAAGTGATAGGTACGTTGATTTAACCGGCTTTGAAATGCAGGATAAATTAAACCCTAGAGTATGGGATAAAGGTGGTAAACTACGTCCTGAAATTAGAAAAAATTTACTTAAAATAGCTGATGACTATATTGAAAGTTTAGGTATTGAAAATTTAGATATAGAAGATGTTACTTTTACTGGAAGTTTAGCCAATTACAATTGGTCCCAATACTCCGATGTTGATTTACATATTTTAATTGATTACGATGAAGTACCAGTTGATGAATCTTTAATCCAAGACTTTTTAAAATCTAAAAGTACTTCTTGGAATCAAAGTCACGATGTTAAAATATACGGTTATGACGTAGAACTTTATGTTCAAGATATTAATGAAGAACACGTTTCAACGGGGGTTTATTCTATCTTAAATAATGAATGGTTAATCAAACCTGAAAAAAAACGTATTACAGTTGATGATAAAAACGTTAAATTAAAAGCAAATCGTATAATGGATTCTATTGATGATTTATATGATGAAATGAAAAAAGAAAAAAATTACGAGATTGTCGTTGAAAAGGCTGACAAAATTAAGGATAAAATTAAAAAAATGCGTCAAGCAGGTTTAGATAAAAGTGGCGAGTTTTCTGTTGAGAACTTGGTTTTTAAAGTTTTGAGGAGAAACGGCATGTTAGATAGACTTTCAGACATCAAAACTGTTGCTTACGATAAATCTGTGACATTAGAAAATAACAGATATTTATTTAAAAACATATTAAAATGACAGGAGAAATTATACATCCATTATCTGGTTCCAATTTTAACGATTATTGGTATAATTCTATATTAATACCAAACGGTGTTAGTACAACAATAAACGGTACCACGTTACCAACCATGAATTCAACAGTAATATTACCTATCGGTATTAGTAAACAGTCTGATGCAACTGGTGATATTTTTTTAATAGGTAATAAAAAATTTGGTGCAACATCTGGTTACACCGGTACTTGGGAAACACCATTATCTAATGATAGTGGTAACGCAAAAGGATCATACTCCATTAAATAAAAAATATTATGAAAATCACAAATAAAGAATTACAAAGAATGAGAGAGTTAATGGGTAATAAAAAATCTATTAACGAAAACATCAATCTTTCAAACATCGAGTTAAAGAAAAAAGCACCTAACGGTAAAATATATGGTGTTGTAAAAGAAATTAAAAAATATTTTATTAAAGAATCTACCGACGGAATCAATTTTGATTTTATAGGTGGTGTTGCCAATAAAACTAAAAATCAATATAATTCTTTTGAGGAGGCAGTTAGAAGACTTAATTTAATGATTGAGGATAGTGATGTCTTAACACCTGATATTATAGAAGAGAAAAAGTTTGTTATTAAAACTAAAAAGAAAAAAATTGAAAATCCTACACCTGAATCAACAGATGATGAGGCTATTGATTTTGATTTTGGTGGTGCAGAAGATAATGAAAGTAGTGATTTTGATTTTGGTGGGGATGGTACTGAAGAGGAAGGTGGGGAAGAAAGTGGAGATTTTGATTTTGATGGGGAAGAAGACACCACTGAAGGGGAAGAAACGGAAGAAACTGATGAGGATTTAGATTTAGAAGATGACAGTGAGGATTCTATAAAGGTAATTCAAAGAATGACTGGTAAGTTAGGTCAAAAACTTAGAGATACTGAAGATAAATCTTCTGATTTAAGTAAATGGGTGGCTAAAAGTGTTTTATCCGCTTTAAGCTTAGAAGATATGGATTCTGAGGATAAAAAAGATTTGATTCGTACAATTAAGAAGAAAAAAGACGAAGGTTCTGACGAAGAATTTGATTTTATGGACGATGAAAAAATTATGACAACACCAATTATAACTTATATGTCAAATGATGATATGGTTGATTGGGGTAGGTTATCTGATGAAGAAAAAGCTAAAATTGTAAATCATTCAAGTGATGATGAAATTGAATACGATGGTGAGGATATGTGTTCACACTGTGGTGGTATGGGTCATGATGATATGACAGGTGAAGAATGTGAGTGGTGTATGGGAACTGGTGTCGAGAACATGGAAGATTTCATGGAAGATGATATGTACGGACCTGGTAATGGTGATGTGAAACCGGGTGAGGTGATATTAGATGATGAAGATAATTGCTCATATTGTGGCGATAGAAGTAGACCTTATTATGAAGATGAAACTGAAATGGGTAACTATCCAGGTATGCAAGATGATTGGATGTCAGAACCAAAAACTGATTTCATGTCAAGATTTGCTAAAAACGTTAAACGTGCAGTACCTGGTAAAAAAATGGATGTACATGAAATAGATAGTCACTTAAAAAAAATTCAAAATAAATTAGGTGGTGCTAGTGTGGTCCATATTGACGATAATAAAGTTGTCGGATCTTTTGGTTATGTAGAAGTAAAACCGACTGGTTATATATTACATAAAGAAGGTTCTAAGTTCGGTAAACCTTTTGGTTTTGAAGAATTAGGTAAATTACAAAAATCTATTGGTGATTTGGGGGAGGATTATATGTATGACCCATATATGGAAGATCCTTATATGATGCCACAACCCGCTCCAGCAAGGCCACAAGAAAGACCTGAAACACCTGTTAAACCAGGAAGACCTGATACAGATAGACCGTCTCCCTCTAAGAGACCGTTTACTCCACCACCACATATTACACCAGGTGAAGAACCGGGACCTAAAGCTTGGGAGGATGACGAATATGGTGATGAATATGGTGATGAATATTATGGACCAACCGAAGGTATGAGTTATATGGAAGATGATGAAAATATGGAAATGTGTCAAGCCTGTGGGGGTAGAGGTCATGAACAAGGTACTATAGGTTTTGGCCGTAGACCTAAAGTTTGTATCACATGTGCCGGTTTGGGCCAAGTCCCAAGAATGGAAATGGATGGTGAAGTAGACGAACCTTATATAGATTCAGCAAATCCTATGGGATATCAAGAAGAACCATCTTCTACGTTACCAAAAGGTATGAAGTATAAATTACAATACAAAGAGAAGTTTAATTTCCCTTTTAATATGGGTGAAAATAGTAGACGTAATAAAAAAACCCTTAAAGAAGACCATATAAACAATAAAATGGTATCTTATGAACAAGAAGTTGCGTATGAAGATGTTGAAGATATGGCTAGACAACACGGTATGGATGTTGAGTTTTGTCATAAAGATAGAGCTAAAGACCCTGAAGAACAAACTGTTTACTTAGATTTAATTAAAAAAGGTAAAGCAGTAGCTAAAATTAGAATTAATTCAGCGGGTGATGTTGAAATGGGTCATATGACAGGTAAAGTTTTTAAAGGTGAACCAGTTGATTCTCATTCAGATTTTGACGAAGTTTTACGTGAAAAAAGAATTAAAACAACTATGAGTCCAGCACCAGCACCGTCAAAACCTCAAACAAGACCTGAAACACCTGTTAAACCAGGAAGACCTGATACAGATAGACCGTCTCCCTCTAAGAGACCGTTTACTCCACCACCACATATTACACCAGGTGAAGAACCGGGACCTAAAGCGGGTAGAAAAAAATTAGGTACAAGATATGAATAAAGAACTGTATTTAATATACATAAATAAAATTGGTACTAACTTTAAAGGGGAACACATTTTTGAGTTCCTCTTTTCTGATAGAACTAATTTGGATTGGGATGAGTCTTGGTATGAATCTTCTGTTGTTACGGATAAAAATGATTTGACTCCCGACCCAAGTTTTATTAAACTTGTGGGTGGTTTAAAAACATCTGAACTAGATTTAGAACTAATACAGAATTCGGGGGTTTTTCAAATTTATAATGCTGTAGAAGGTATTGTTGCATTAGGATGGGAAAAATTACAAGATGACCAGGATTACCCAGAAGAAAGATTAGTTTTTAAATTTGGTGAGATTAAAGAATCTGTTGAGGAAAAATTATATTCCCTTGATTTGGTTTTAAATTATGATGATACTAAAATTAAAAAGTAATGGCAGAAAAAGAAATTTCTAATAAAGAAAAGATTAAAAAATTAGAAGATGAGAAAAACAACCTAATAAAAAAAATAGGTGCTTCTAAAAAACAAATACCTGCCGACCAAGCAACAGCATCAGCCTACGGTTCTCAAGCATCAGACCCAGTTTCTGGTTCTGAAGCTTCAGAAAGAAAAAAACAATTTACAGCAAAAAAAAATGCCGAAATTCAATCGGTTAAAATCAATAACGATAGAATTAAAGCTATAGATATAGAAATTAGTAATCTAAGCAAAGATGATATTGAGAGGCAGTCTGATTTAGGTGAGAATAAAATATATAAAAAACAAAATATAATGGCTAAATTAACAAAAAAGGATATACTTAGTATGGTGGAATCAAGTGAACCGGCTAGGATGACCAAAAGTGAACTTATAGAAACTATATCAAGAAGATTAGTTAATGAAGATATGGAAGACAGTGTTAGGAGAAGTTTTGAAAGTGGTGAAAACGATTATTCCGAAATTTTAGGTAGAGAATTAACTGATAGGTTAGCTAGAGAATCTTTTGAAGAAATTGCCTCTAAAATCAGAGAAAAAACTGGAAGACAAAGGGTTACATTACAAGATGTACAAGAACTTTTAGGTGATTCAGTCATCAATACAGCTAAAAAAGAATACGAAATGGGTATCCAAAATTTGGAAAGAAAGGCTGTAGAACTTATTAGAAAAAAATATAATATACCTGTAGATGCTGTTGATTTTGAGGCTACTATAACTGGTATCCCCCCACAAATGTTAGGATTACCTGACAATGCTTCCCCTAGAGAAATTGAAATGATTTCTAGACAACAAGGTTTTAAAATAGGTAAAATTAATCGTGAAGGTCTTAAAATGTCGAAAGCGAATACAAGACCACCTCAAGGTAAATCAACTGACGAATTAAAGAAAGCTGTTAAAAGACGTAGACTTACTAACGCAATGATGCAAGGGGCAGCCAGAAAAAGTCAAAATTTACACATGATGGACGATGAGTTTCGTGAACAAAACCCAGAATTAGTTAGGGGTTATAGTAATTTGATGGCGGCAAATGACGCTTCTTATTTTTTAATGAGTAATGAAACTATTAAATCACAAGGTGAACAAGGTATTCACGCTGGTAACTCTAGGATACAACTATCATCAACAGGTGGTAAACCTAAAGTTATTGCACAAGGTATGACATTTCCAATTCTTTTACATGAATTAGGTAAAGGTGTCATGGAATTAACCTCACTTTGGGGTTTATCTAAAGATCCTGAAGTTAGAAAGTACGTTGCTGATATGGTTGATAACTTGGAATCTGAAACAAACGATATTCGTCTAGGACCTAAAATATGGGAAAAATTTGTTGAACAAATGCCTGTTGACAATCAAGAAGTTATATCTTTAACTTGGCATAAATTACAAGAATTATCTGACGACGAATTTAATAAAATCATTGAGGGTCTTATTTCTAATAAGAATGAGGCACAAAACAAGGTAAAAGAATTAGCTCAGGAATCTTTAATTGAGTTGAGACAAGAAGAGGCTGATGATGTGTTGGATTCGTATAGTGATGATGACGATACTGAAACACCAGAAGCACCTGAAGGTCCAGAAGCTCCTGAAGAAGAAGATGAGTTATTAGCCAGACTTTTAGGTAAAAAAGGTAAACAAACTGAAGAAGAACCTGTTGATGACCCTAGTACTTGGTCTAAACGTGACCTTGAAAACGCAAGAGATGAAGCTTTAGATAATGAAGATTATAAAATGGTAGCTTACTATCAATCAATATTAGATCGTAAGTATTAAAACCTTAGCGTTAGGACCGTTAAGTTATGAAGATGAGAATCTTCAAAAATTAAACCCATCTGTTCGCTCCAGATGGGTTTATTATTTAGTTTCTAATTTAAATTCAGATATTTATTTGATATGAGAAATACTTTTTTATTAGAAGAGTTACTTTTAGAGAGTCGTTTAGATGATGTTATAAAAAAATACCCTGAAGTTCGTAAAGATACTATAGAAGGGTTATCAAGATTAGACCCATCAGGTAACAACAAATACCTTGATTGGATGGTTTATGGTAGTAGGTTGGGTGTTTCTCAGGCTAGAATCGTTAAGGCTATTAATTTATTCCATAAAAACGTTAACAAACTAACTAAAGAATTTTTAGATGAATTAATTGAAGAAAAAAAATGGAGTTGGTTACTTACTGATAATTCGCCTGCAGCCAAAATTTTTCAAAACATTTATAAAAATCCTAAAGATATTAATAACTACAAAGATTATGGTATTGCTTTAGAGATTTTTAAAATGGTTGGTGAAAAACTTAGTAAGTCTGATGTTAAGAAGTTAGAAGCTAATGTTTTATATAATGATAGTAATCTTTTAATTTTAATACCTAAATCACATCGAGCTTCTTGTTTTTATGGTTCAGGTACAAAATGGTGTACCACAACTAAAGATAGTGACAATTATTTTAAAAGATACACCACTGAAGGTACACTAATTTATACTATTAATAAAAAAGAACCTCAAACTAATCCTTGGTATAAAACTGCGTTTTTAATAAAAAATAACGGTGAGGCTCAAGCTTTTGACGCTCCCGATAATCCAACAAGTATACAAAAAGCGGCAGAAAATTTAGGTTCTAATTGGGATACGATTAAAGATGTGATTATTGAATATCTTTTTAAGAATAATTTAAAAGGGGTTGATAATTTTTATTTTGGTCAAGACTTAATTGCTTGGTTAGAGTCTAAAGGTTTGGACCCATTAAAATCTTTATCATCAGAAGAACTTACTAAAAAAATAGGTTTAGAACCTTTAATTAATTATCTTAAAAAAAGAAACATATCTATTTTCGAATATTTTAGTTTTAAAGATTTAATCAACCTTTATGTTACAAAAGATAGTGAATGGGGTGAAAAAATAAAAGAAATTTGGAATGGTTATAAATCGGTGGGTATAAACCCTTTGGTAAAAATGTTTGCCGGAGACCATTATGACCGTCTTTTAAATGCCGTTTCTAAAGGCACAATATCTTTAGATGAGTTTTTAAATGCATCATCAGACCCAAACTTCAAAGAATTTTTAAATAAAGAACGGGGACAAAATAATATTTTTGGACTTTTAAATAGTTTTTATGGTAGTAAAAGACCAGATGATTGGTGGGGTTCAAGGACGGGTCAAAAATTAATGGAATTGTTTAAAGATGTTGATTTAATTTTTGGTTATGCCAAATCAATTGGTGTTAATCTATTTCAAGAAATAGATGTTAGAGGTATGAACATTCTAATAAAAGAAAAATTTCCGATGGAATCTAATGACCCTAACAAAAAAATTACCCCTGAACGTTTAAAATATATTTTAAATAATATTGATTACCTAAAAAGTACTTTAGAAAATTACGGTTTTCCAACCGAAAAAGTTTTAGAATACTTGGGTTCAACTGAAAATGGCTTAAACGTTTTAAATGAATTAATATCTAAAAAATTAATAACCGACATAACATTAAACGATTTAAATTCTTTTTATAAAAACCCAAGAAAGGCTTTTATAAGTTATATAAAAATGAAATATAACGATGAAGATGATTTAAAATATACTATTGAGGATGTATTACAAGATAATACAAATATTATAGAGTTTTTTCCTAGTATCGGGGAGTTTGATTCTTTAGTTAAAGAAATATTTAAAACTGATTGGAGTTCTTACACCCTACCACCAAAAATTTTATGGAACAGTTTTTTTGAGCGTGACTATTATCAATTATATCTTAATTATTATAATAGAAATAGTTTATATGATTTAACCCCGTTAATTTTAATAAAAGCCTACCAAGATGCCCCTGTCGGGGAAAAAACTGGATTAAGAGAGGCTATTTTATCCAGTACTTACGATTTACTAAAAGGTGACACAAATCGTGGTTTATTATTTCCTGAAGGTAAAAGTGATTACGTTGCTTTTAGTGACTTAGGTAGGTTAGCCGGATTTTTTAACGGTGAACATGATGTTTATAAAATTTTAGAAGGTGATTTAAAAAGTTTAGACATTGATGCTACTCATTATGGAAGTTTAGAAGACATTTATTATTTTTTAGATAATCTTGAAATTAAAAAAGAAATTGTTGATTTTTTATTTAACCATTTTAGAGGTAAAAAAGTAACATTAGATTTAGATTGGGTTGATGAGTTTGATAATTGGGTTGAGGATATTGACGATGAATTAGATAAATTTACCGTTGCTTTATATGATGAAAGAATTGAAGGTATGTCAGACTATCAATTACAATCTTTGATAGAGCATTCTCCTGAATTAAAACAACTTAGAAAAATTATCCTTAAATCTTATAACGACGCTTATAACAATTTGGCTTCAACTGATGTTATAAATAATGTTTTATCTATGGTAGAAGATGTTTTTGGTAGTGATTTTGTAAGACAAAAAGAAATTGTAACAAAAAATAAAAAAACAGAAAGAGTTTACACTTTTAGATATGATTATTTAATGGATGATATTCAGGCTTATGCTGATGATTTTGTTTGGTATGAAGATGATTTACCTAATTCGGTTTACCATTTAATAACTTATTTAATGGACCAAGGTTCTGGTAGATTTGAAAGTTACTTAACTTTTGATTATACTGATTTAGATCACTTTTTAAGTGGTTGGTCACCTAATAAGGAAACTTTTATTGAAGAAGTTGCTAACATCTTACACAAAGAGTTATCAAATGTGGAATAACCATTAACAACGTTCTTGATATTTATATATTAAAGTAACGTTATTTATGTCAAATGTACCACAAAGTAAGGCTCAAAAATTGATGGAAATCGGTAAGTCTATGAAAGACCCGATATATGCCATTGAGAACTATCTTGAAACTTTTGACCAAACACAGAAAGGTTTTGTCAGATTCAAATTATTCCCCAAACAAAAAGAATTAATAACGGCTTATAAAGATAACCGTTTTAATATAGTGATGAAACCTCGTCAGGCGGGTGTTTCTACCACAACTGCTGCTTATATAGCGGTAATGACGGCTTTGGCCGACCCAAATAGTCCACAAAGGGTTCTTATTTTAGCAAATAAACAAGAAACTGCGATTGAATTTCTTAAAAAAGTTAAAGATTTTACATCACAGTTACCGACTTGGATGAATGTTTGGTCATCTGGTAATGATGATTCATGGTATGATTCTGAAAAAAACTCTGCAAAACATTATAGATTAAAAAACGGTTCCGAGGTTAAAGCTGTTGCAACATCATTAGATGCGTTACGTGGTTATACACCAACATTACTTGTCATGGATGAGGCGGCCTATATTGAAGGTGGTGAAGAAGTTTACGCGGCAGCTCAACCAGCACTTTCTACAGGTGGTGGAGCCATCCTTATTAGTACACCAAACGGTATGGACCCATTATATTATAAAACATATATGGCAGCTAAAACCAAAGAAAAAACTAATAACCCGTTTAACATTGTTGAGATGAGATGGTTCCAAGACCCTCGTTACAACAAAAATATGGTTTGGCAAAAGAAAAATGATGCGGGAGATGTTATAGAAGAAAAAATTGACATGGATTACAGTCATTTTGAACAATTAGAACTTGATGGTTGGCAACCAACCGCTCCTTGGTTTGAGATGATGTGTGGTCAGTTAAATAATAACCCTCGTACAATTGCACAAGAATTATTGTGTGCCTTTAACGGTTCTGGTGATAATGTTATTAACTCAAAATATGTTGAATATCAAAAGAAAAATAATGTAAAAGACCCTATTAGAACTGAATGGTTGGATGGTAACATGTGGGTTTGGGAAGATCCTCAATTAGGACATGAATACATTCTTTCTGTTGATGCCGCATCTGGTTCTGCAGATGATTTCGCAAGTATTTGTGTTATGGATTTTACCACAGGATTTCAAGTTGCCGAATATCACGGTAAAGTTGCACCCGATACTTTAGGTGAAATTGCTGTAGAATATGGTAATAGGTATGAGGCCTTTGTTGTTGTTGATATTACGGGCGGTTATGGTGTCTCTTCGGTTTTAAAAATGATTGAACTTAATTATTCGTCCAAAAAAATGTATTACGATGTTGTTTTGGGTATTGATTCGGTAACAAACAATAAAAACTTAGAACGTCATATGCGTGACGGTAAATTACCAGGTCTAAATTTTCAAAAAAACAGAAATACAATTATCACAAAATTAGAAGAATCTGTTAGGTTAGATTCTTTTAAAGTACGTTCAATTAGAGCGATAGCTGAGATGGATACTTTTGTGTTTAAAAATGGTCGCCCTGACCACATGAAAGGGTATCATGATGATTTACTTATGGCAATTGCCATGTGTTGTTATGTTTCTCAAACATCTTTTAAAGATTTTGAAAAAAGTAAAGGACAGGCTAAAGCAATGTTAGATTCTTGGGTAGTATCTACTAATACTAGTGAAACCATTAGTGAACTAAATACTTCGGAATATAATTCAGTAGTAAACAGAGAATCTACACCTAAACAAATTCAGTCCGCGTTATCTGAACACAATTGGGTGTTTTTTGGTATGTCTGGTTTTAAGGATAAAGAAATGAATAAGAAAATAATAAATAGAAAAACTTAACACATGTGCCTTCACATTTAAAAATGGTGGTTTATTTTTAAGTTGGATATTTATTTTAAATAAAATAACAAGTTTTGAAAATTAATTAATGTCAGATAATAAAGATTTAACAGTATATCAGAAATTATTTTACCTTTTTGGTCAAAATAAAAAACCTGAAAGAACAACACCAAAATATAGTTTTGGTGACGGTGATTTAATTACCGTACAATCAAAACAAGAATATGATAAACAAAAATTAGAGTTACAACAAAAAGGTTATCTTGAAGCACAGTGGCAAAGAGTAGATAATGAATTATACCAAAAAGCAGTTTATTATGAAACTTCAAGAATAGCTTCCTACATGGATTATGAAGCTATGGAATTTACACCTGAAATTTCAGCGGCTTTAGATATTATGGCTGAAGAATCTTGTACAACAAGTGAACAAGGTAAAGTTTTAACAATTCAATCAAATTCTAAAAGAGTAAAAAACGTTTTAGAAGATTTGTTTTATAATGTCCTCGATATTCAAACAAATTTACCAATGTGGACTCGTAATACGTGTAAATATGGTGACAATTTTGTTTTTTTAAAGATTGATAATAAAAAAGGGGTTATAGGTTCTTCACAGTTAACCAATATTGAAATTGAGCGAAAAGAAGAAGGAATGTTCCCCACCAAAAAAGAAGGTAATAACACTGAACAACAAACAAAGAAAAAACAAGTAATTTTTCACTGGCGTGAAAAAAATATGGATTTTAATCCTTGGGAAATTGCACATTTTCGTTTATTAGGTGACGATAGACGTTTACCTTACGGAACCTCAATGTTAGAAAAAGCTAGACGTATTTGGAAACAAATGTTATTGGCTGAAGACGCAATGTTAGTTTATCGTGTTGTTAGAGCACCTGAAAGACGCGTATTTAAAATTTATGTGGGTAACATTGATGATAAAGATGTTGATGCATACGTACAAAAAGTTGCTAATAAATTTAAAAGACAACAATTAGTTGACCAAAAATCTGGTCAGGTTGACCTAAGATACAATACATTGGCTGTAGACCAAGATTATTTCGTACCTGTAAGGGATCCTAACGCACCAAACCCTATAGATACCTTAGCTGGTGCCAGTAATTTAGATCAAATCGCTGATATAGAATATATTCAAAGAAAATTATTAACAGCACTTAGGGTACCTAAACCTTTTTTAGGTTTTGATGAGCCAGCCGGTGAGGGTAAAAATTTAGCCTTATTAGATATACGTTTCGCGAGAACAATTAATCGTATACAGCAATCTATGATTCAAGAATTAAATAAATTAGCAATTATACATTTATTTATTTTAGGTTTTACGGATGATTTAAATAATTTTACTTTAAATCTTACAAACCCATCAACTCAAGGTGAGATGTTAAAAGTTGAACAATGGAAAGAGAAAGTTACTCTTTACAAAGACCTTGTATCACAAATTGATGGTGGTATAGCCCCTTCGTCACATACTTGGGCTAAGAAAAATATTTTTAATTGGACTGATGAAGAAATTAAAACCGACCTAGAGCAACAAATGATGGAAAGAGCTGCATCAAAAGAACTGGAAAACACACCTGAAAACATTAAGAAAACTGGTTTTTTTGACCGTGTAACAAAACTTTATGGTGAAATTGGTTTACCCGCCGGAACTGAAAGTGGGGAAACTGGTGGCGGTGAAGCTGGTGGCGGTGAAGCTGGTGGCGGTGAATCGTTTGGTGGAGGAGGATTTGGTGGGGGTCTTGACTTAGGTGTTGGTGGTGAAGAATTTGGTGGTGAAGGTGAGACTGGTGAGGAAACTGGAGGTGCTGAAGAAACTGGAGGTGCTGAAGAAACTGGAGGTGGATTCGGTGAAAGTTTCCGTTATAAAGATAAAAATATTATAGATAAACTTCTATTAGAGGGTAGACAAAAAAATGAAGATATTATTATGATGACTGAAGGTATTAAAAACTTAATCGGTGAAGAAGATAATATTAACAATGATGATTTAAATGAATTTAATTTATTACAAGATTAGTAATATTTATATATTAAAAAACTATTATGAATTTCGGTGCAGTTAAAGATATATACACAAAATTTTTAATTGATTCTTACATTAATGAATCAAAACTACAAAATAAAAAGAAATATAAAGAATTTATTAAAAATATTTATGAAAGTTCTATATTAAGGACGCAATTTATTGTGTATAAAAACATAGAAAACGGTTATTTTGAATCGGAGGTTAGTGCCGTGGAATATTTAAAAGAAAATATTTTTCTTTTTGAGAAATTTTCTAAAAAAAATATTATTAAAGAAAATAAAAAACTATTTCTTAAATTACCTTCTAACTATGTCCTTGAACAAACGTATAATGGGTATGAAGAGAAAAAAAAATTACATGAAGCTATAAACAACCTAATTATTCTAGAAAAAAAGGTTGAGACTATTGAAACTATTCACGAATCTTTTGAGTATGTAAAAAAATGGTTAACCACACCTAAAAAAATAGTAGAGTCAAAAGAAAAGTCTAAACCTGTTGATGCTAATAAATTTTTAGAGATTGTAACTAAAAAGTACAATGAAAAATATTCCAACATTTCCGAAGAAGAAAAAAGAGTTATAAAAACAATTCTTTCCAAAGATGATTTAGAAAAAGAAAATTTATTAAAAAACATGGTTAAAGAATCTATTGTTTTATTAAACACTAATATAAAACAATTTAGTGATAATATTGAGGTTAAAGAAAAACTTTTAGAGGCTAAAGATGTGATTTATAATATAAGTTATAATAAAGAATCTTTTAAAGAGGATATATTAAAAGTTTATAATTTAAAAATAAGTTTAAGTTAATTTTATTATTATGGTTAAAACCGAATCGGAAAACCTAAAAAAGCTACGTGAAATAGTAAAAGAAATTGATAATCAAATTTTTGATTTCGATAGTGACAGTGATTACGAAAGGTTAACTAAAAGTATTGATGACTTAATTCACATTGAAATGGGGAAAATTAATTCTGAAACAAATAAAGACTGTAAATTAAAATCTTATGAATCTTTATTCACTTCCATAATTACACTTTTAGAAGGAACAAAACACCTAATTTAAATGTCACAAGAAGATAATTTTAAAACCCTTTGGGCTGAGTACTCTAAATTAGTTCTTAAAGAGCTTGATAGGATGAACAACAACTATGAAACTCTTAGAGATAATATTGAAGAGAAATTTAAAGACATTAATAATAAACTTAGTGATGTTAAAAACACTGAAAGGTCCGTCCAAGACTTAAAGGTGTGGCAAGAAAAAGTAAATGAGATTTGGTCTCCAACACAAATGAAAGAGGCTAAAGATGAGTTATATAAACAAAAAAATCGTTGGACGGCCACAATAGCTATTTTATTATTTGTTCAAATAATAATTGGTATTCTTCTCTCGTTAAAAAATTTTTTTTAAATTAAAAACCCTCCATTTAGGAGGGTTTTTTGTTTATAGCTGTTTTCTAAACAGAATTAATTTAGTATAATTAAATTATATAATAAATTTTTAAAAATGGCAAAATTATGAGTAAAGTTTTTTTAGAGTATATTTGGTTGGACGGTAACAATCCCCAAAATCTAAGAAGTAAAACAAAAGTTGTTGACAATACTGAAATTTTAGAACGAGATGGTAACGGAAAACAAGGATATCCTGAATCATATCCACTTTGGAGTTTTGATGGCAGTTCAACAAAACAAGCTGGTGGTTCAGAATACGGTTTTGACGGTACCGATTGTGTTTTAAAACCTGTCTATGTAGTTGACGACCCATTTAGAGGTAAAGGTCATAAATTAGTTCTCTGTGAAGTTTTTAATCCCGATGGTAAAACACCCCACAAATCAAATACAAGGGGTAATTTAAGAGAATTATTAACCGAACTTAAATTTAAAGAATACGATGCAAACCTTTCAGAGGTTCCTTGGTTTGGGTGGGAGCAAGAATATGTAATTACTCATGCACCGGAAAAAACAAATCATTTTAAATGGGGTGGTGGTCTACCATTAGGTTTTAATCAAGGGTCGGAAAAACCAAGACCACAAGGAGATTATTATTGTGGTGTGGGTGGTCTTAATGTTATTGGTAGGGATGTAGTAGAGGAACATCTAACTAAATGTGCAGAAATAGGTCTAAATATCGGTGGAATTAATGCGGAAGTACTGATAGGTCAATGGGAGTATCAAATCGGTCCTGTGACTGCCTTAAACGGTTCAGACCAATTATGGATTTCACGTTATATACTTGAGCGAGTTGCTGAGAAAAAAGGTTTAGGGATTTCTTATCACCCTAAACCTGTGAACGGTGATTGGAATGGTAGTGGGTGTCACGTTAATTTTTCAACTAAAGAAATGCGTGAAAAAGGTGGACTTAAAAAAATATTAGAAGCCTGTAATAAACTATCTGAAAGACATAAAGAACACATTGAAGTTTATGGTGAATTTAATGACAAAAGATTAACTGGGAAACACGAAACTTCAAGCATAGAAACATTTAGTTTTGGCAATTCAGATAGAGGTTCTAGTATACGTATCCCAGTACAAACTTACACCAATGAAAGGGGTTATTTTGAGGATAGAAGACCGGCGGCTAATTGTGACCCTTATAAAGTTTCTAATGTTATGATTGAGACTGTATTCGATAAAGCTGGAATAACAGTGGCGTAACACTCATTTTATGAAAAAAGGAAAAGAAATTAAACTAAATTTACCTTATGAATATAATGTAATTTCAGGGGCTGTAGATAATAGAAACCCAGAATCAATCTACATACAAATATCAGCTTGGGGTAAACCAAAGAATAAAGACGAAGAGGATTTCGATTCGTTAATTAAACAAAAATCTAAAAGAGTTAAAAGAAAACTATTTGAAATGTTAGACACCGAACAGTTTCTACCAAAAGTAATTGTTGATTTTAACATGGCATCTTCAGGTATTTCGTATGAAAAAAGAAGTTACATGTCAGTAGAAATGACATTGTTTCAAAAAAATCCAATACCAGTTAATTCCGATAAACTATTACCAACTTTAAATAAAATATCTGAAAAAATAATAACAGATGTTTTTGAAAAAGATGAAGATTTTAAATTTTTTAGAAGAAAAGGATAACAAAAAACCCCTCTTATGAGGGGTTTTTAATTTTTAAGCCTTTGGGGACTTAAGTTGGAGTTGTGGTTCCACTTCTGCTAACAAGGTTGTTAAACTAATACCCTTATCTTTAGAAACTTTATATATACTGTCAATCAACCCTTTTTTAACCGAGTATTTAGTGATACCAACGATTAGGTTTTCTTTATCGTCGTTAGAGATTTTATCACATTTTTCAATTAACTCGGATATAACCTCTTGGTTACGTTCAAGAACTTCGTTATTAAACTTGAACTCTGTTGCTTCATCAACGATATCTTCACCGTAAGTTTCTTTAAGGTAATTAGCTCTTTCTTCATTGATGGATTTATATTTGTCTTGAACAACAACCATAACAGACGCACCTTGTTCAGAAGCCATAATGAATGAAGATTCACGTTTACCTGTACGTTCTACCAAGTTTGAAAACTCGGTCATACCTAAGTCACGAACATAACTATCCGCGTCTTTAATCTCAGCCTCAAGTTTGTCAATCTGTTCTTTAAGGGTTGCTAATTTTACAAGTTTGGCGTGAAATTCTGCCATTTCAACGGCTGAATCAAATTTTGGTATTACGTGTGATTTGTCTTTCGACTTTGGGGTTTTTGTATCGGTTGATTTAGCCTTTGCTTTGTTAAAAAGATTTGTTGCCATAATTTTATCGTTTTAGGTGATTGATTAATTAACAATACAAAGATAGAAATATTTTTAACTTAGGCAAAAAATTAAAAAGAAATTTCTTCAATTTTTCCTTCAACCTCAAATGGGTAAATAAGAGCCCAATCAGTTATTTCATTAGACATTACTGGTTTACCACCATTACGTCTATCTACAGCTATAGTAATGTGTGGTGTTTTATTTTTAGTTTTAATTTCAGTTTCAACTTTAACAGCAACAACTTTATCTGTCGACCCAACATGGGTAATTAACAAATCTACTGATTGGCCTATAAGTGGTTTATATTCTTCTGTTATTGGTCCCATGTTAATTGTCATGTGATGTCCAATAAACTCCCAGTCTTTAGGGAATTTAATATAATTTTTTAACATTTCTCTTGATTTCTCATTTAGTATTACACCTGAATAAGAAACTCTCTTTGTGGACTCTTTCATAAGTTTTTTAAATTTTTCTTTTTCTATTCTTTCTTTTTCTTGACCAATTTCACGACCTTTAAAACCTTGTTTCATTAAATCCTCACCTGAAGTTGTTATACGATATTTTAGAAAAGTATTTATAATTTTATTAGGGACACCCATTAAACTACCGAAAGTTTTTAATGTTTCAGTGTCCATTCTAATGACATCAAACCTCTCACGTAATTTATAAACATCTTCTCCGAGGAGTAAAAACTTAATTAAAAAAACAATTTCCCTTACTTCTTCAACAGTATATTTAAATTGATTAGTTAGGGTCTTTTCAATCAAAGTAGGTTCATTACTTCTAAGTAAAGACGCTATAAGTACGATTGGGTTTTTAACCTCAATTAAGGGTTCGGTTGTAACTACAAGTCGACCAAATATCCAATCCCAAAGATTATATTTGGTTATTAATTGGGTAAAATAACCAACGGATTTGGCCTGTTTAATACCTTTAAGAAACTCATCTCTAATACGTTCTTGTGAAACAGGTAAACCATTCCCACTAATTGGTGTTTTATCCCTTTTTATCGCAGATTCAATGTCTTTATCTACGTTAGAATTAACACGGGCTGCGAATCTAAGTGCTCTAAGTACACGTAATTTATCCTCATCAAAACGTTCCGAAGCGGAACCAACGGTTCTAACTACATTACTTTCAATATCACCAATACCACCAACTAAATCAACCACTTCACCTTTATCAATGTCATAGAAAAGAGCGTTAATGGTTAAATCACGACGCTTAACGTCTTGGTCGATTGTGGTGAATTCTACAGAGTCAGGTCTTCTACCTGAACCAGTAAATTTCATGAATTCACTATACTCTTTAGGTAGTAATTCTTTAGCTATTTGTTCCCAGTTTTCCATTTTTATCTTGTTTAATAATTATATGTGAAGACCATCTATGTGGGAAACTACCAAAAGTGGCTAATTCACACTTTGTATCTTCACTATATTCTTCAATAGTTTTATCTATTATATTACGTAATTCAATTAACGAACCCTCAAAGTTAAAAGTTCCATTAATAGTTAAATCACCATCTCTATTTATATAGGTTGTTTTATTTTCGTTCATTTTAATTTCCATTTATAACCACCACATTTATTTCTATTACCATTTATTACTGACCAAATATTACCTTGACTTAAACCAAGATGTTCGGCAGCGTATTTAGCACTCCTCCACTCTTTTATCACCTTACCTTCTTTATCTAATTGTAAAACTGACTGTGCATTCCAACTCACAGTACCTTTTTTACTTTCAGATATTTTTTTCTTTGTTTCTTCACTATGTTTAGATCCCTTATGTCTATTATTACCAATAAGTGATTTACTAATTTTATCTCTAAATTCTTTAGTCCTCATATGTGACCTATCCATTTTTTTAGAAACCTCAGATATTTTCCTTTTAGCCTCATCACTATGTTTATGACCCATAGAACCTACATCACCACCGATTGTTAGATTAGTTAATTTATGTCCGTTATTTTTAAACTCACTAATCCAAAACACCTCACGTTCGTTTAAAATGTATAAATCACATTCTTCTAAAATTTCTATTTTAACATCGTTTAATAAACCCTTATCTCTTAAACCAATTAACCAGTTATTTTTATGGCTAATACTTTTATCAATATCATTTAAATGTCGATATAATCTAACTTTAAGTTTTTGTATAGTTTTACCGATATATCTACATTCATTATTTGTTGGATCTATTAATTTGTAAATGTAACCTTTTTCCATGATATTTTATTTATAAATATCATGATATTTCTGAATGTAGTTATTTCATTTTTAGTTTCTCTAAAAATAGTTCATAACTACCGTTATTTAACGTTTTCAAATATACTAAAAAAGAACTCATACTTTTATCTTTAAAAGATAAATCACGTCTAAAAGTGGCAATTTCATACTGACCATCTTCTGTAATCACATTAATAATACCGAACTGTTCACCTAATTCGATAGTACGATACATATTCAACATAGATTTGATTTCTTCGGGTTTAGCGTTTGTAGTTAAATCAAAATCTTTAGGTTCATTACCGTATAACAAATCTCTCACAGCACCACCAACGACATATAGTTCATACCCATTTTCCTTGAAAATCCGATTCATTTTCAATACAGAATTGGGTAAATCCATGTGTATTTTTTTTCTTACCATCTCCTCCTTCATTATTTTTCGAATCAGGTTCTTCATATAATGTAAATATATGAATTTATTGCATATTTATATAGAAAAACTTTTACAAAATGAAAATTTTAAAAGCTAACGAAACAGGTAGAGGTATCTTAGTAGAATACGATGCGGGATACATTTCCCCTGATTTAACGTATAAAGGTACAAAAAATGCTGATTTAATCAGAGAATTTAAATCAGGTACAAATATAGGAAAAGACGGTAGTTTACCAGATACAATAATTGTTTACGCAGTACTTCAAAAATGGGGTATTGAAAACAAGAATGGTAGATTATACCCAAAAGAAATTCTTGAAAGAGAAAATGTTAGATATCAAGAATATATTAAAATGGGGACTTCATTAGGTGAATTAAATCACCCCGAGTCTTCTATCATTGATGCTGACAGAGTTTCCCACAGAATTACTAAAACATGGTGGGAAGGTAAAACTCTTATGGGTGAAATGGAATTAGATACTACACCAGGTTACCACAAATTAGGTATTATTTCATCGGTTGGTGATAAAGTGGTTAACATGATTAGAAAAGGTTGGACTGTTGGTATTTCATCTCGTGGTGTTGGATCCCTTAAAGTTGAAAATGGTAAAAACGTAGTTCAAGATGACTTTGAATTAATTTGTTGGGATATCGTAACGTCTCCATCAACTCCGGGTTCTTGGATTTCTACAGATGCTGGTGATTTAAAAACATTTACCGAATCTACTCAAGGTTGTAATGGATATTCTTGTCAATGGAATTTAATGGAAGATGTAAAACCAACTACAATATCCTTTGTTGATTTAACTGGTAATAGAAATCAAAAAATAATTGACGGGTTAAATAAATTTTTAAAATAAAAATTGCGCAGCTGCGCTTTTGCAAAAGCAGCTTAGCAAGCAGCAAAAGATCAGAAAAAATGAATATAGATAAATTAATATTGGAAGCTAAAAAGAGAGGTAAAAAAGTTAATCCTTGGGCCGTTTGTACAGCGAGTATTGGTGAAAAAATAGGTTCTACCGAAAGGAGTGACTGGACCAAATCCCAAAAAGAAAAATACGAAAGATGTGTTTTAGATGTTAAGAAAAAACAAAACATCAAAGAAAATACTATAAATGAGGTTGGTGGTTACGATGATCCTTCAATGTTTGCAATGTATGCCGGCGGTCAAGCAGGTCATTTAAAAGGTTCTTACAATGCTTTATCTGAAATTTTAAACCATTTAAATGAAATCGGTTCTGAATCTGTTATTGATGATGAATTAAAAACGGGTATCGACGATTTTCTTTCCCAAGTAGAAGGGCCTATGAAAAACTTATCAAAAGTTATTATTAATTTTGAAAAGAAAAATTTAGGTAACCTTAGAGGTGGTAGACCAACCCCAAGAGATTTAGACGAATCTTTTTTTTTTAAAGTAAATTTAACAGAACAACAGTTAAACGAAACCCTATTAACTGAAGGGTGGAAAGACGTTCTTTTAGGTATTGCTTTATTAACTGGTGTTGGGTTGAATCAAAGTCAGGCACAAACAGCAAAAAATGTGATATCTAAAGAAGACGTTAAAAATAAAATAGAATCAACTCTTCAAGATACTTCGACTTTAAATAAGATTACAAAAAATTTATCACCTGAAGTAAAAGATAAAATTTTTAAAAATGCTGATAAAGCTTTAGAAAATCTAGAAGGTAGACACGGCAGGGTTACTTCAACAGTAAAAGTTAAAGATGATAAGCAATTAGCTTCAAAACTAAAACAAGGTTATGCTTTAACCGGTGTTGAAACAACTAGTGATACATTAAAAGGTAATGACACAGTAATAGTTTATACAGAATCTTTAGATTTTAGTCTTAATAGTGACGGTATGTTTGTTACTGGTGGATATCAATTATCACCAGAAGGTATTGAATCTCTCCAAGCTATAAAAGATTCAATTGAACAAGTGGGTGGTCAAATAGAATCTGTCATGATAGAATCTTCAACAGATAGAGAACCTATTAAAATGGGTAATCAAAAATTAGCTGAATTAAGAGCTGAAAGTGTTTCTAAATACTTTACTGATGTTGATAGTGTAAGTGTAAATGTTAAACCTGACCAAGGACCAAACCTTTATAACAAAACAATGTCTAAATCTGAAAGAGAATTAGCACGTAAAGAAACAGCACCTTATAGATACGTTAAAATAACAATTAACGCAACTTATCAAGACACTATAATTGGTTCCATAGAGCCAGAAATGAAAGTCATTGAGAAGAATACTTATACTTTGGTTAAAACCATAGATAAAAAAATTAAACACACTCATGTTAAAGTTAAAAGAAACCCAAAACACAAACCTTTAATTAAAAAGAAATTTAAAAAGAAGTGTAGTAAGGTTGATTGTCCTCGTTTCTCTCAGAAAAAAATAGCAAAATTTTTAGATTTTAGTCATCAATAATTTTTTATAAAACCACCTTTATTGGTGGTTTTTTTGTATATTTGTTTTATGAAAAATCTTATAACAATTATATTTGTTTTTGTTAACACATTTTTGTTTAGTCAGAATTTAGACTCTTTAACTTTTGGTTATATAAACCAATATCGTATTAAAAATGGTAAAAACGGTTTAGTTTGGTCCGATGAACTTTACAAAAATTGTGTAAAACATTCTAATAATATGATTATGAATGATAGTATCTACCATAGTCATGGTTATACCTATTCGGAAAATGTTGCGTATGGTAATGGTTTTTTAATAACTGATGGATATAAAATTTTTATTAAAAAATATTATAATCTATTTTACGAAGATGTTATAAAAGATTTTAACATTTTTTGTGCTACTCAAACAGTTTATGGTTGGTATCTTAGTAAAAGTCATAATAAAATTATGTTATCGGATGATAAATACGGTGCTGTTCATGTCGAACTCAAGAATTTAATCAAAAAGAATAATATCATTTTTGGTAATGAATTATTTAAAGGTGGGGGACCTTTTTATTACAAAGCAACAGTTGCTCAAACATTTCAGATAAAATAATTTTTAAATTAGTTAATAGAAAGGGGATTGTAGTTTACATATCCCCTTTTTTTGTATAAAATTACTATATAACGATTTAAAATAATTTAAAAATGGATAACAACGTAGCAAAATACTTTTTAGTAAAAGTAGAATTTGAAACCATCAACGAAAGTAATGGTAAGATGAAAAAAATTAAAACACAGTACCTTGTGGATGCAATGACTTGTACTGAGGCTGAGGCTCGTACACGTACTTATTTAAAAGATTCTGTAATGGATTATGAAATTGTAAGTACAACTAAAAGTCCAATCGAAGATGTAATTGAAGTTCCTGTTAAAACTTAACGGCGATATTTTTTGGGTAAACCCACTTTATCGGCGACTTGTTGAAAGACACCTCCGTGGTTTCTAGCTTCTTCGTCTTCTAATCCATGAGCGGCATGAATTAACTCGTGTTTAATTATGTCCTCAACATAACTAATATCATTTAAGGCCTTGGGGTGTACTTTCATAATCCCGAGGTCTTTTTTACTTTCTGGGTGTTTGAATGATCCTATTTTACCGGCTTTAATATTATCATCAACTTTAACAATAATATTATCATCACTCACAGGTTCCTTACCAGTAACCTCTTTGTAAGCTTTTTCTACTCTTTTTTTAATTTTATTTTTCATGTGGTCAATTTTTTCTGTTTCAGCAGGAAAATCTGAATCCTCTATCGCTTTTTCCTGTGCATAATCAACCTTTTTCATAAAATCATGGTGATTTGACCATTTTTCAGTGTATTCTCTGAGTATTTTTTTAATACTTTCTTTCATCAATTAATAAATATCTAATTTTTTAATTAAATTTTTTACATTTTTTATCTTGACTTCTCGCACTTTGCTGTAGGCAAACATATTTATTTAAAAATCTTGCATACACATGCAGGATTCTATAATTCGTTAAATTAAAAAAATGAAAATGGCAAACGAAAAGAAATCAATTATTGAGGAAGCTCTTTTAGAGGCTGAACAAATCGACGCCGCTTTCAAATCTAACGCAAAAGAAATACTGACTCAAACAATGAGTTCAGAAATTGAAGAAATGGTAAAGGAATCATTAACTGGTTCGAAAAGATTGAAAGAAGAAGAGGAAGAAGAGGAAGGTGAAGACCTTGACCTCGACCTTGACACTGAAGAAGATGAAGAGGAAGAAGACATGGATCTTGATTTAGGTGATGAATCTGAAGAAGGTGAAATGGATTTAGACTTTGACACTGAAGAGGGTGAAGGTGAAGAAGAAGATTTAGATATCGACTTAGGTGACGAATCTGAAGACATGGATCTTGATTTAGGTGATGAATCTGAAGAAGGTGAAATGGATTTAGACTTTGACATGGGCATGGATACAACTGGTGATGTTGAGGTTCAAGACCTTACAAATCATAAATTACCTGATGTGATTTCCGTTTTTAAGAAAATGGGACCTGAAGATGAAATTGAAGTTGTTAATGACAATGGTATGGTCACTTTAAAAGATAACAAATCTGGTTCTGAATACAGAATCGAAATGAACCCAACTGGAGGTGTTACTAGCGTTGAAGCTGGTGAAATTGAAGAGGGTGTTGAAGATTCTGGTGAAGTTATCTATGAAATTGTTGTAGATGAGGATTACATGGATTATATGGATTCTGAAGATCACATGGATTATATGGATTCTGAAGATGATATGTCTTCTTACATGAACTACAAAAAAAGTGGTTTAAAACACCCAGAAAAAGCTGATTTAAATAAAGACCATGACATCTCTTCTTATGAAAAGAAAAGAGGTATGGCTATAGAAAAATCAATGGGTAAACAAGACGATGAAGATGAAATGTCTTACATGTCTCGTACTTTGGGTGCAGGTAGAAGATTTGGTCGTAAAGGGTTGGATAAACCAAAAGCGGCACCAAGACATTTGTACGTTGGTGAATCGACAACTCCACAAATCACAAAACTCATCAAAGAAAATACAAATTTAAATACAAAACTTACTTCTATTGAAAATGAAAATACTGAATTAAAAGAAACTCAAGAAAAAATGGTTGACGCTCTTAAACAATTCAGAAAGAAACTTCAAGAAGTGGCTGTATTTAATAGCAATCTTACTTACGCTGTAAGATTGTTCACTGAAAACTCTACCACTAAAGAAGAAAAACAAGACATTTTAAAAAGATTAGATTCCGCTAAAGATTTAAAAGAGTCTCAATCAATTTATAAACAACTTGTTAAAGAATACTCAAACGGTAAAACACCTATTAAGGAATCTATCGATGAGAAAATCAATAAAACCGCTTCAAGTGGAGCACAAATCAATGAATCAAGCGTATTTGTACACCCTGAGTTACAAAACATGAAAAAACTTTGGGAGTACTCATATAAAAAATAATAAATAACAAAAAAACAAAAACAAATAAAAATGGGATATCTATTAAAATCAGGTGAGGTTGGAAACATCGGGTTAAAACACCAAAAAGCAATCCGTGAGGCAACCGTAAACAAATGGGAATCATTAGGATTTCTAGAGGGTCTTGAAGGCCACATTAAAGAAAACATCGCTTTGTTATATGAAAATCAAGCGTCAATTCTTATTAACGAAACTACTACAGCTGGTGGTGTTGGATCACAAGCTAGTTCTTCTGGTTCTTTCGAAACAGTTGTGTTTCCTATCGTAAGACGTGTTTTCTCTAAATTATTAGCTAACGACATCGTTTCTGTACAGGCTTTAAATTTACCTATCGGTAAATTGTTTTATTTCATTCCTAAGTATTCTGAAAGAATAAACGATACTAATTTTAACGACGGTGTTAACGGTGGTACATCTAAACACGGACAACCACTTATCGCGACTTGTATCAGTGAATGTGATCCTACAACTTACAGCAATTGTTTAAAGAATCTTTATGACGCTTTCTACAATGACGGAATGTACGATCAATCAAAAGGTGAAATTACATTAGTTGTTGATGATACAGCTAAGTGTGTAACTTGGACAGCTTGTACAAATGGTATGGAATTTATGGATGGTAAAGCTCCAGCAGCTTCTGATGGTTCTTTACGTCATCAAATCATTGAGTTAAACGGTTTCTCATCTATCGATGCTGGTCGTTTATCAACTCCAGATGGTAATGAAATGGATACTGAGACTTTCTTAGCATCTTTAACTGTAGTTGCTCAAGCTGATGTTTTAGATCCAAACGGTCAAACTATTTTCGCTACAGGTGACTCAATTCCTTTCCGTGTTGTAACACAAAAATATGGTAAAGCAATGGTTCAATACAGTGATATTTGTTCTCCTAACGGAAAACTTTATATTGAATTGGATTTAACTCACCCAGTTTGTGTTTCTTGTGGAGCTAATACATTCGATGGTTACATCGGTGCTGACTACACTGGAACAACAATTTGTGATTCTGCTCCGTTAGTAACTTGGAGAAGATATTCTGACCTTGAAGCTGAATCAGCAATGGGTGAAGTTTCTTTCGAACTTCAATCTGTAACTGTATCTGTTACTGAAAGAAAATTGAGAGCAACATGGACTCCTGAATTAGCACAAGACGTTAGTGCATTCCACAACATTGATGCTGAAGCTGAATTAACAGCATTGTTATCAGAACAAGTTGCGGCTGAAATTGACCGTGAAATCCTAATCGACTTAAGAAAAGGTGCAGCATGGCAATTACGTTGGGATTACAACGGATGGAAGCGTTTACCTCAATCAACTGCTTACACTCAAAAAGATTGGAATCAGACTTTGATGACCGCTATCAACCAAATCTCAGCTCAAATTCACAAATCAACTTTAAGAGGTGGTGCTAACTTCGTAGTTGTATCTTCTGAAGTATCAGCAGTATTTGATGATTTAGAATACTTCCACGTATCTAACGCGGCTCCTGAACAAGATCAGTATAACATGGGTATTGAAAGAGTAGGTTCATTAAGTGGTCGTTACACTGTATACCGTGACCCTTACGCTCCAGCATACTCAATTATCATTGGACACAAAGGTAAGTCATTGTTAGACACTGGCTACATCTACGCTCCATACGTACCGATGCAGTTAACTCCTACAATGTACAATCCGTTCAACTTCGTACCTGTAAAAGGTATCATGACTCGTTACGCCAAAAAAATGGTGAACAACCGCTTTTACGGCCATATCAGAGTAGACGGATTGAGAACTTTTGACGTTAGAGAATTACGTTAATAAGTAATCTTAAATAATAGAAAAGAGGGACTAAGTCCCTCTTTTTTTATAATCCATTTACAATAATATGTAATACGGGTATATTTATATTATATGGGAAAGAAAAAAATAGAAATACCAGAAGATGTGTTAAATGAAATGATAAGATTGTACAACGATGAATATGTCGGTACACCTTCATTATCCGATAGGTTTGGGTTCCATAAATCAATTATTTTAAGAAATTTTAAAAATAAAGGTGTTAAATTAGGTCCCTCTGGTCGTAAATGGACTGGTGGTAAAGAAATTGCTGATAAAAAATGGAGAGATAAAAATAAAGAAAAATTATCCGGATACCACAAAATATGGTCCGAAAAAAACCGTAATCATTTACGTGAATATCATGCTAAATGGCGTGAAGAAAATCGTGAATTATTAAACGAATATAAAAGACATTACGAAAAAACCAAAAAAGATTCTGACCCGGCTTATAAACTGGCTTGTTATACCAGAACTGCCATCTACACTTGTTTAAAAGAAAGAAATGTCGATAAGTATAAAAATACTTTTGATTTACTGCCTTATACTTTGGAAGAACTAATTAAACATTTAGAATCTAAATTCGTAAAAGATATGACTTGGGAAAACTATGGACAATGGCATGTCGACCACATTAAACCAATGGTTTCTTTTAATATTAAAGAACCAACCGATAAAGACTTTCAAGATTGTTGGTCATTAAATAATCTTCAACCGTTATGGGAAAAGGATAATTTATCCAAAGGTGGTAAATATATTGTCAATTAATCTTCATCACTATCTTTAAACAAATCTTCATTAAAAGATTTTAAATTAGCTAATTCAATTGAAATTCTTCTAATTTCATCGTTAAGAATTTTAATATCTTCCATTTTTTCGGAAAATAAATCAAATCCGGCCTCAATAAGGGTTTTTTCATTATCCGTTAAATCCTCAAGACTAACAGATATTTTATTACCCATCATTTCAGTATACTGTTCTTTTAAAGATTTAAATTTCATAACACAAATATAAACATAATTTATTGGATATTTATAAATGTGAGAAAATTAATTAAAAAAATATTAAAAGAATCCGAAGAAGATTATAGTTGGGTTGACCCTTTATATTTGGGTGGTATTAGTAAAGGTTTGATGAATTTTTTAATCAAAGAATATCGTGTATGGGAATTTCCGTCAACCCACGACATTTTCCCAAACAAAAAATATATTATTGTCGATGATAAACCTAGATTTATTGAAGACCATAAGAAGTATTTGGTGAATAAAATTTATTTTGAAATTTCAGAAGATTTTTCAAACATCCCCGAACCAATTGTTAGAAGGACAATTAGACAGTTTTTAAACGATGCCTTGGCTGACTAAATTTACCCAAGAGTTCCCATCCCAAAATTGTAGTATTTGAAACTCTTGATTCCATCTAACCGAACCTAATGCTTTCATCACACCAGTTATTCTCATATCACCATTTGAGTCTAAATGAAGTCTTTCTTCCCCACCTAAATTAACCCGCCAATTATTTACCACGTTTTCTATCGTGAGGTTTTGGGCAATAGTGTAACCAATCGTGGCTCCTTCGGTTAAGTCAAAGTGTGGTATATCCAACAAATGGCTCTCCTCCGTATAAGTAAGATGATGTTTTTTTATTTTCTTTTTAATCACAAGGTAAAAATAAAAATGGGAAGTAATTTTGTAAATACTTCCCATCTATCAAGATTAAAGATTACCCTTTGTAGATATCATCTTTAATGCCTCTCTCTTTGGCAAGTTCCTTATTGGTCTTACCTTTAAGAGTTGTGTTAACCACTTTCATTACATCCTGTGGTATAATTTCCATCAACTCCATCATACCTACAGCTGAAACTTGAACATCTTTTGAATCCCAAATTGTAGTTGCTGAATGACCTGTTTTGGTTTTATCGTTATGGAAGGCCACCTTAGAGAAGATGTTATCACGAGTTTGTTCTTCTTTGATTGATTTGTCAATCACAAACACAAGAACACCATTCTCAGTGTATTGGTTAAAGTATTTCTTAAAATCATTTTGGTCAGAAGAAACACACCATTTGGTTGATTTACCATAAACATTTGAACTACGAGAAGTTAATGGTTGGAGTACCAAAAATCTATCGTCTTCGTGTAAAGTAATAGTTTCAAATTTTTTAACCTGACTCTTGGTTACTTTTTCACGTGCCAATTTAATGGTATCAACAATTTCTTGATTTGAGCCGTAAGAATAGATGTCTTTATTATCTAATAAATTTTTACTAGATAAATCCTCAAACTCTTTTACAATATCAAACATTTCTTTGAATGTGTTGGTTTTAAGTTCCTCTTTAAGCCAATCAACCCAAGTTTCAGCTTGTTTAATCATGAACGGTAAATATTTATTTGTTACCGATGGGTCATTTTCCGCTAAGATTTCAACTAAATCTATCATAAACTTAGGGTTCTGTTCTTTAAGGTCTTTTTTCTTTGCCATATTTTAAAACAATCTATTTTGATTAATAACTATACAAAGATAATCTTTTTGTTTTAATCCGTCAACATATATTGATATTTTATTTAATTGTGAGATATTTATATAGAAAATGTAATTATGAAAGTAGTTAGACTTAATGAGAACGATATAGAAAACTTAGTTAAAAAAATTATCCGTGAAGATGATACCCAAATGAAGGCTCAACCAGCTGAACCAAAAGGGAAATCACTTGTATTACTTAAAACCAATAACGGTGAGTTATCTACAGTTGATGAGATTGTTAGAGCAATTCAACAAGCTAAAATGGCTTTTGAGGATTTATGTAATTCCAAATTAACCGGTAAAGATGGTTATTCTAAAGAAATTGACGGTATTGTAAATGACTTTACAAAGTTAGAAGATAAGGTTCGTAAATCAAAAGAAACTATCGGTACTTTTGTTCAACAAAAAAGTAAACAAGACCATATGTCATATATGAAACAAAAACAAAGACAAAGACATATCGATCATATGAAAGCTAGTAAAGAAGGTCGTTACTACGCATAAGGATTTTGAGAAAATGTATGTAAAAAAATAAACCCCGAAATTTCGGGGTTTATTTATTTAAGGGAAGTAATCTAATCCATAAGATTTACACCAATCTTCTTCAGAAACAATAGTGAAAGGTATTATTGTTGGTGAAGTTTTAACTTCATTACCTGACACAATTTTAATTTCAACAAAATAGTCGTTTGGTATAAACCAAGAGGTATCTACAATAAAAAAGTTACCATCAGGTGTTCTACTAATTTCTTGCCAATCAATATAATCAATTTGATAACTCCCACTTTCTTTAATAAAAATTCTATAATAAACTTTATCCAATTGAGCTGTTTTATCAAAAGTATAAGGTACCCGTACATTTATATTAACCCTTCTGGTGTCACCTCTTTTAATTTTTTCTTTATATTTAATACCAGTGATATTAAAATCGTATTCATAAATTGATATGTTATTTGAGCTACCAACACCTAAACCGTTTGATTTTGCACTACCAGAACCACCAATACTGTAATAACCCGAATCGTCTAAAATCACAAATTCAAGTTCAATATCACCTAAATTTTTAGTTCCTATAGTAACATCGTTCCATACATCTCTAAATTGTAATTCATTACAATATCCTAAATTTGGGTCCTCATCAACCTGTACTTTAACACAATAAACACCTGTAGTTACTTGGGTGATGCCTGAAGGTGGTATTGTTAAATATACATTATCGTTTTGGTCGTATATTGTTACACCACTAAAATTTGCGTTTGTTGCTTCACCTCCTGCGTTAACATATAAACAAAGGTTATTTTCCTTATTATAGTAAAAACTATCTCTATCATCTTTAATTGTATCGTCCCACACGGTTTCAAGAAATGGTTCATAAACAGTATTTGTTTCCCTACCAAAAAAACCAACGTATTCTGCATCCTCTAATGGAGCAATTTCTAATGGATAATCAAAGGCTAACCCTAAACCATATGTTAAACCCGTATATCCACTTAATATAAGACCGTTAATATATTCTGTGATATCAAGACATATATTTTCATCACCATGGTCAAAGTGTTGTGTGGCTATAATTAAATTAGTACCACCAGTACAAATAGTATTACCTGTCATACCACTAGAAGAACCGGAGTAACCACACCAATTTGTTGGGTCTGAATATATACCACTATTTGACCAACAACTAATAACACTTTCTCTTTGAAACCAATTAGAAGGTCCTTCACAGTATGTTTTATCACTATCTGAACAAGCAATTTTTACAGGTGTGTAATCATACCCATTACCTTCGCACCACTCTTCAGGGACTTCAAACAGTATTAAATCAAAACAAGTCGCCCTTTTAATTTCACCAATACAAGAGTCCACTGTTTTACAAAATTGTGGTTCATCAAAGGTAGAAGTATTGGTGATTTTTAAAGTATGGGTCATCTTATCTAAAGACGCTGCCTTAGTATTTATTTTATTTAAGATACCATCAAAATTTAAATCAAATATATACCTTGAGTATTTAACCTCGTTGGGGTTTAGTGAGCCCCCATGAAATAATTCTACAATAGGGTTCCTACCCGTATTTACGTAAGAATTTTTAATAATTGTATTGTCTTTAGAAAAGTATGTGCGTAAAATTCCCATTAATTCTTTTTACTATAAATATATCTAATTAGTTAGTTTTTACGCCTTTACTTAAGAATCTACAACCTTCTATAGTTTTATAATTTGTACCGTCAGGGTTAACTTTAGAAACTTCAGTACCCATATTTTCATTAAACCACTTTATTAAATTATTTTTAGATATATCACCATCTGGTTCTCTTCTAGAAGCTTTGTGTATATGACCCTCTATATACGGTCTTAAAACATTTAAAAATTCCCATAAAACATCACCGTAAGCTATTGGGTGTAGTTTTTCATTTTCAGTTTTTATCTGATTTAAAATATCCTCACCTTTTAATATAGTTCTTGTAAAACCTTTTTTTGATGATCCTTCATGACTAATTAAATTTACTTTATCAGCGACTATATTAACATGTGACCTATCATTTTGTAAATTTAATTTTTTTAATTCAGAGTTGTTTGAATTTTTTAAAGCACTTGATTGGGTAAAATTTATGGATACATAACCAGGGTTTTTTTTGTTTAAAATAAAAGGTGATAAATTATTATTATTGTTTTTACCTAAACTATTGGGATCTATTTTCCCAGTTCTTAATAAAATTTCATCATAATAACTAGCATCTCTTAATATAAAATCAGTATTTTTACGACCAAGAACGGCAACATCTTCTTTATTAGGGTAAATTTTCCAATCCCCATCAGAAGCTTCGACATTTTGGGTCCAACTAGAAGTATATGCCTTATTTTCAACTCTAAGTTTAGCATCGTTATAGTTAGAATTTAATAAATCACTAGGGGTTTGTTGACCGATTACAGGACCTATATATTGTCTCCTAATTTTTTTATTACGATAATCAAAGGTAATGATTTTAACCATTTCCCCTACTTTAGGTACTACATTTATGTATTTGGGTAATAATGGTTCACACCATGGTAAATCATTTAACTCATTTTCTAAAGTTAAAGATTTCGGATTGGCGTTATTAAATAACGGTACATCATTATCCAAAGGAAATATCCTAACTTTTATTCTACCGGCATCAAAAGGATCATTAACATCTACAACAATACCATAATGCCATAACTCAAAACTTTTTTTATCTGATGTTAAATCACCGTAACCTAAGTCGTATCTTCTATTGTCAGCCATTATTTATTATTAATACCGAATCTATCGTTTAACTCGTTTGTTATTTCATTATATCTTTTTTCCAAAGACACCCAATAATCGTAAATTTTTATTAAATCTTTACGAACTTTTTCAAATTCTTCAGATAACTCTTTTTGAATTTTTGTTAACTCTGTGTTTGATTTATTTTTAATATTTTCCATAATTTTTAATTACAAACCATAGCTTTACCTTTAGCGATACCGATTACTGTACCAGCAACTTGAACTGGTCCTCCGGCATTACCACCTGTACCTTGTAGTGCGGCACCAGGTTGTATCGCGACTTGCATAACTAATTTTGTACTGATAGCTTCCACCATTTCTTCAACTCTAATTCTTTCCATAATTTCATCAGGTGATATCTCACCACTTGGTAGTGGTCCTACTGGTATACCAGCTTCGGCTTGTCTTTGTATTATTCTTGCAGCTATTTCTGAAGAATTAAAACTACCACATCTAGCACCTAATAAAAGTTCTGCCGGTATAGTGGTACTGGTATTACTTGGTCTTAATTTAAGTAAATTAAGTAGTGATTTTAAAATAGAGTTAGGGTTTTTAAAATCAGTTTTATTAGGGTTTGTTTCTTTACATTTTGACATAATTAATTGAATTTAGACGTATCTGGTGTTGGTACGGCAGATAATAACCCACCAACAAGACCACCAGTTAAAAATGTTAATGCTTTTATTTTTTTATTAGCCTGTTCTTTAGTTATTTTAACGACTAAATCTGAAACTAATTTTAAAATTTCTTCTTTAACTTGTTTAAATATTATTTCTAATAAAGCTGCCAAGGATTCCCTAACAACAAATTCAAAAAATACACTGGTCGCTTTTGCATAGTTAAAACCGTCCGGTACTACTATTTTAGGGCTTATATCAATATTTACTGGAGCACCTAAACCGACTGCTGGTGTTGATGGGTTTAAAGGTCCGTTTACTAATTTAGAGGCTAACTGATATAAAATAACCAATTTAGGTTCTAAAACAATATCAGTTAATATTTTTGGTATTGACTCTATAAATTTAGTATTTAAGGATAATTTAGCTATTTTTTTATCCTCTTCACCCACATTCGATGTTAAATTATCATTTAATGTTGTTAAAGATTTTTCTATAACTACATTAACTTTAGATGGTGGTGTGTTTCTTATTTCATCAAAAACTTCTTTGACAATCTCCAATGGTACTGTAGATTCTACCATACCACAACCTAGATTTAACATGACAACACCTTTAGATTTTTGGTTGGCAATGTTTTCCATTTCTAACATTTCATCGTTTGAAAACTGAAAATAACTTTCATCTATTTGATAGTCTTCCTTACAAGGATCACTATTATTGATTCTATCCTGTAATTTGTTAACCTGCTCCATAGATAAAATTTGGTCCAAACTAGATCCAACATTAGCCATTAATACACCAGTTAATTTATCAGTTAATCTTGCGGTGAATTGTTCTAAAGTAATTAATTCTATTGAGTTGATGTAGTCTAAAATAAAACCATCAAAAGTTTTTCCACCACCACTTGTAGCATAACTTTGATTAATACCAACCTCCATTTCTTGGCTGGTCTGATTATAATTAAAATCAACTATGTTTTTCCACGTACCAGAGCCATTATTTTGTATCAAATTATTTAAAAACCAATTTAAATCCGTTGTAGCATTTTTACCGTAAAAAGTTGATCCAGCTTCACTTAATGGGTTTGTTTTTAAAAGTTTATTAAAATCTAAATTTTTTAAATTTATTTTAAATTTCACATTAAAGGTTGGTAATGTAAAATCGGTACCACAGGCTAGACCAGCCTTTATTGCTTTAGCTAACCCTTCTTTAAGTATTTTTAATAACACCGGAAAATATTCTACTAATATTTCTAGTAAAATTCTTGTGGCCTCACATCTACCCCTATCTTTCGGATTTTTCGTGTTATCTTTACAGACAACACTCAATAAATCAATTAAAAAGGGTAATAAATTTTTATTTTTAGAAATAACAGACTCTAAAGAAGACGTAGATCTACTTTTAGGTAAGTTATTTAAAACCTCAAATAATGCAACACTGTTTACTGTCTGTATTTTGTCGTCAATAAACCCCATTATTTAATCTTATATTCTTTTTTATCGTCACCGTTTTCTTTGTTATCTTCCGATTTAAAAATATCCCTTAATAATGCCATATCTTCTGGTGTGATATTACCGTTACTACTATCACCGTCACCCGTACCTGGTTTAAAAATTAATTGACCCATTAATTTAACCAAAGTGATTTTTTTATCTATAGTAGTATCCACTATTTTTAATAAATCTGTGTTAGCTTTATTTAGATTAGCTAAATCATGCATATCCTCAACATTAACTTTGGATTTGTTTTCATTAATAGTTCTAATGCAAGTACTTCTTTGTTCCACTAATTCATTATAAGCTTCTTGTGTTAAAGACAAAAAACTATCGGTTGTTAATCTAATATCTTTTTTTTTCGGTCTAGCCATGTTTTTACTTATAAATATCAAAATGGTGGTTTTTAAAAACCACCATCTTTTATAAATTTGTAAATCGATTTATAACGTTTCATCGCATTTCTTATATCTTTTGTATTTAATGATGTCATTTCTCTCATATAATACAATATAAGATTTTTGTTATACTTATTTGTTGAGTCTCGTCCTTCAAAAACACGTTCCCAATTTTCTAGTATCGAAATTAGTGAATTTCCTACTTTGATTTCATTTTCGGTTAGAATTTTATTTTCTAATTCTTGTTTAATGGAGTTGCAAACATCTTCTATAAGGTAGTTTAAATCTGTATCATGATTATCTATTTCGTAAGAATATTCTTCATTCTCTTCTAAATCACTTGCCACATCTTCATAAGATATTAAAGTTTTTAATTTCTTATCGTCTTTAATTATTTTACCTAAAAGATAATGTTTACAAATGGTACCGTAATAAGAGTAAGATTTTTTACCTTTAGAAGGTTTAAATTTATGGAATTTTATCATTAAAAATGAAAGTGTATCAGAATGTAAATCTTCAAAAGACATATTTTTTGAGTATAATTTATATCTTCTGATAATACTTTCTATCATTTTGTTTAATGGAGCTTGTAGATGTAACTTATAAATTTCGTTACGTCTAAATTCCTCTTTTGTGGTTCCTGTCCATCTAAAACCCTCCAAACTATTAGGATCCTGAATTAAATCACCCAATGATAAAAACTCTTTAACAGCAGTTTCTTCCACCAAACCAAAATAAGGATCTTTTTGTGGTTTTCTACCTCTTTTTTTTTCGGTTGACATTACTGAAGTGTCACATTTTCTCTATCAAATTTTATTCCGCGATCGTTTTTAAAATAACATTCTTTTCTAGCGGTAGTAAACCAAAATCTTGCCTCAACAGCATCAATCCTATTATTCTCTACACTGTAATAATTAAAAAATAAAGAATCTGGTCTCATATTAGTTTTCTTATAACCAAGTTTAGGGATTGTCATCATTTTTTTATCATAATAAGACATTCTTAATAAAAACTCATAAATAAATTGTAATTTAATACTTGGTTTAAGACCACCAACGGATTTAAAAGATTCAACTTTAATTACTGAACCAGAAAGTTGGAAGTTTGGAAAGTTTAAAAGTGCGTCATTATCTAAAAAACCTAATTTATCAGAAAAATCTTTAGCCCAAACAGGTTCGTTTGTAAAGTGTAAAAATTTACCTTCAACGTTAACATCTAATACTATAGGTAAGTAAACATCAACTTCATCATAAGCTTCTATATACTTAACTGCATTATCAAACCAAATTTTAGAATATTCATCGTCCACCTCAAGAATACTAAAATATTTTGTCTCTACTTTTTGTACACCAAAGTTAATTTGAGAACAAAAATCAGTTTCACCGTCATTTTCTATGACATTTATTTTAAATGAAGTTTCTGGTAAGTTAACTATAACATCTTTTGGTTTTACAATCATTAACTCATCAGGTTTAACTTTTTGTAACTCAATACTTTTCAAAGCTTTTTCTAAATAGGATGAAATATTTTCATCCATTTTATGTATTGGTAATATTGCTGTAATATTTGTTTTAATTTCTGACATATAATTAATTTTGGGTTTCTATATTATTTTCAACTTCTAAAGGTAAATTGGCTTTTAATTCATCAATTCTTTCTTGGATTATTTTTCCATAAACCTCGATTGTTTTATTTTTTTGTTGTTCTAAAGTGTATAACTCTTTGGTTTTTGACATTTCATCGTAAAGTTCTTGTGGTTCACCATCTTCTAACCAAGCTTGAAAGTAGTTTGCTGCTAAATCTACGATAGCGTTAGGATCTTGTGTCCACAAACCGTTTTTATCACCCATCCATTCAGGAATCATATCAGGTACTAACCCCAATACTGGTACATCACATTTCATCGCCTCAATAGGAAAAGTACCAAAAGACGAAGGTCTATCCATCCAAATTGCTAAACATGATTCGGCTAAAGATTTGGCAAAAACTTCTCTAGGTAAACCCTTCATATCCCTGAAAGAAACCCATTTTAAATGAGGATATTTTAAGTAAAAAGATTTATAAAGTTTAACTAAATCTCTTTGGTCACGAGTTGATATAGCAATTATTGGTTTTTTAGGTTTATCTGACGGTTTAAAATATTCAGGTATGCCTACAGGTATCACTTCTGCTTGAACTTTATTGCTCATCAGATTTTCTACATAATTTTTTTGTTTTTCAGTAGTGGTAATAACAGTTTTAATTCCATACTCATACCAATTTTTACCAGGTATTAACATTTCAAATATATAATCGTAAGATTGTAATAAAACAATTCTTTTACTAGGTAATTTAGCTGTTTGTTCCATGACATTGGAAAAAATTTCAGGAATCACAATAAAATCGTGTGTATTAACTTTTAATTGTTGTGATTCAATTGAAACGTGTGGTAATTCTGCATAACCATCACCTAAAGCCGCACCCATTGGAGTGTAGTCGTTTTTTTCGTGTAAAATTTGTGCATCATAACCTAATTCACGTAAAATTTTAACATGTTCATAAATATTGGCAATACTTGCAATTGCGTTCCCCTTTGTGTCCATGACAAAGAAGAATATTCTAAATTCTTTTTTCTCTAATTTAGAAATAGAGTCTTTAAGTAAGTCTTTGATGTTATCTTCCATATTATTGTTCTTTTATTATTTTATAATTTAGTAATGTATTAAAGGATAATCTAAAAGGTATTGATAGTTGCTCCCCTAATTTGGTTTTACCCATAGCTTCATCTACGGGTCCATTTTCACTTAAAACGGATTCTATCATAACTTTAATAGTTTCCCATTTAGTCAAATCAATTATTTGGCCCTCTAGTGGGGTTTCCTCCGATTCTTCAGATTCTTCAGATTTTTCTTTAGAATCTTTTTTTTCGTATTTAGTTTCACCTAAGATATCGTCAACAGTTTCATTTTTTTCTATTCTAATGAATTGACTTAATTCATCTAAATCAAAATAATATTGACTACCGGCAATACTAAAAAATTCTGAAGGTTCTTCTTTTTTGTATCTCATATTATAATTTTAAATAAGAAACTTTATAAGTAAACCTTAATTAAACAACTCTAAACCAACTAATTCTTTTACACTTTTAACTGTATAATCAGCCGGAATTTCTTGGTTAAAAGGTTTTTCTATTTTCACAACTTTTTTACCTTCAGGTTTTGAATTTATAATTTCAGGGTGGTCGGTTATCATAATGTCAGCAAATTGCCAACAATCTGTAGTACCCATTGTGAATTTAATGTCTTGAATCATACACCCGGTTTTAGATAAAAAAAATAAAGTTGCTGGAACACTACGACCAGCTTCACGACTTGTAATAATAATTTCACACTCCTTACCAATCATTTTAAGGTGTAACTCCAAATCATTTATAGATTGTACAACACCGTCAAGTACCTCATCCGCATACCCAAAAATTTCAAGACAACATTTGTCATATACAAAATCCTCAACAGTTATTTCATCGTCTTTAACTTCTACTAATTGGTTGTCTGAATTATTATCCGCTAAAAATTCTTTTTCATTAAAATTAGGGTTAAATTCCATTTCTTGTCTAACAATCTCTTCTTTAGGAAACCAAACCCATTTTTCTAAATCGTAATCTTTTACTTGGACCTCTTGTCCGTCTTCTGGGTTAAAATATTTTGTATGAATTTTTTCAATCCTACCAAAAAAATCTCTTAACACCCCGTTAATTGAAACACCTATTTTCATTAATCTTTTAATAATTTTTTTCCGTTATTATTATTATTTTTATCCTCTTCGATTTGGTCAAAAATATCTTCAATCACTTTAATAATTGGGTTTCTTACAATATCCTCTTCATTTCTAAGTTCAACTGTACCAAAACCAGGTTTATTTTTAAATCTTTCTATCACAACTTCAAGGGAACTTTCTTTTTTATTGCGAATATCTTTTTGTTTAACATCACCAAGGATGATAATTTTAGAGTTATCACCAATACGTGTCATTAAAGTTCTCATGTTATCTAAAGTCACATTTTGTGCCTCATCTATAATAATTACCGACTTATCGATACTTCTACCACGAACATAAGCTATTGGTTTGATTTGAATAAGTCCCATGTTTCTTAATTTTGTGGTATTAGACTCACCAATAATTTTATGAAAATTATCCAAAAAAGAATCCATAAACGGTTCCATTTTTTCTTCCATTGTACCTTTTAAAAAACCAATTTCTTCATCCTTTAAAGTAGTCACAGATTTAACTAAAATTATTTTTTGATAGGGGTTTTTAGTGTCTTTAACTAATTTTAAAGCTTCAGCACAAGCTAAAAAAGTTTTTCCAGTACCTGGTAAACCTGAAGCTATAGTAATTTCATTATTTGTAATAGCATACACTAGCTTTTTTTGGTTTTCAGTTTTAGGTTGTATGTTTATTTTTATATGACTAAATAAGTTATCGTCATTTTGTTTACTAATGTTAAATTCATTTATTGTGTCAACATCTTCTTGTGTTAACTTTCTGTTTCTTTTTTTTGTCATATTTTTACCATTTTTGTGAAATTTCGTTAATAGTATATTCTACATTTAATTTTTTTAATATTCTATCACAACTTTCCTCATTTGAATACAAGGGTTTTAACTCTTCTTCATTAAAAAAATTCGGGTTAACCCACCAATCTTCATAGAATAAATTAGGGTGTTGCTTTTGTGAAACATTTGAACATAATAAAATGTAACCTTTATTAGTTAATAGTTCTCTTTGTGGTGTTCTTTCATTAACTATAAAGTCATTACCTAAATGTGAATCATGTTCTATAGTTATTACTTTAAAGTCGTAATCTGTTTCTAATAATTTAGCTAAAAGTTTATACCTTTCACCAACTTTTTCCATATCTAAAGATAAGTAGTCTATAACTTTATCCTCATAATAATTAGGTAAAAAAGATTTGTAATCTATACTAAAACAATCAATATTAATAAATTTAGTACTTCTTTCTTTCCAATTTTCACTATAATCTATAATATCTAATGAAATACCGTACCAACCATTTAATTCAAGTAAATAAGTATTATTTATTTTTTTAGGTAAATTACAACCTAAATCTAAAAAAGTTCCTTTCTTATTTTTTAGTATGTTAAAAACGAACAAATCTTGTCCGCATTGTGAGTATGATTCTACCATTTTTTATTATTATTTATTATATTACTTCCCAGTTTTCCCAAACAAATGGAAACCTCCAGGACAGTTTATGTGTTTTACTTAATTCTTTAATTATACCATCGTATTCACTATTTTCAACACCATCAAATAAATGAAATTGTATTTGCAAATTTTTTATTTTAGTAATATCACCGTTATTTATTAAATTTTTTAATATAGGGTATTCGGCCCCTTCAACATTGATTTTAATTAAATCAATATTTTCCTGATTTATTAATTTAAATATACTAGTTGCAGGTATGGAATCTACATTAAAAGATGAGTCTTTATAAAAAATAGATGCCTCAGAATCTAATATACCTAAAGATATTTTATCGTATTTATCAGAAACCGCTAAACAAAAAGTTTCATAATTTTTAAGTTTTAATTCTTCGCAGAATTTTTCAACAACTTCAAAACAGTATATTTTGGGGTTGTATTTTTTTCTTATAATATCGGACCAATGTCCGTGTCTGGCACCTAAATCAACAACTATTGAATTTTCATTTAAATCATAATTAACTCTATAGGTATTATCACCGTTTACTCTATACCATTCTGAACTATCTGACGGTTTAATTTTCATATTACATTATTCTATTTTCTATAAATTTATTATTACTATACAATAAATCTTTATGTTTTTCCAATATTTTCGCCGCATTTATTATATGTATGTTATTTAAAATTGGATTCGGGTTTCTCCTAGAGGTACCCCAACTTAAATCGGAGATATAGTCAACCCAATACAGTCCTGAAATTTTATTTAACTCCTTAAAAGCTCTCATGGATATATCCATATCATCATAATTTTGTGGTGAAAAATATTCATCTAAAAAGTTTAATTTAACAACATCTCTATAATCATACATTAAAGGACCCCTATTACCGTATTCTCTAGCGTAGAATATGTTTCTATTAGAGTTTTTTTTAAAAGCCATGTCTATATAATTAATTTCTTTTGTTGTTTCATTGTATATATTATTATGTGCCACAAAAGAAGTTACGGCAAAAACATCATTAAATTTTAAAAAAGGTTCCAACATCCTTAACTCAAAATTTTTTTCATTTATAACCATATCATCTTGTAACATAACAACAAAATCGTTATCGACAAGTTTTAACCCGGCATTATTAGCTTTAGTTTCAAAAACATTATCGGTGTATACATAATCTATTTTTTTATTTTTTAATGGTTTTAACGTTTCTTTAACTATCGACTCACTATTATCAGTACAACCGTCAAATACAACTATTAATTGATTTGTATTTTCAGACAGGTTATTTATTAGGGAATTGACTACCCTACCTATTAAAAAATCTTTATTATGTATTGTTAGTAAACAACTAATTTTTTTCATTAAAATATTTTTTTATTATTTTTAAATTATAAGATTTCTTTTCTTTTATTATTTTTGTTAACACTGTTTCAACGAAAACACTATTTTTTTTAATATCTTGTTCTATTTTTATAGTATTTTTAATTTTCACTTTTTTATTAACAATGTCTTCTATTATTTTAATAAAATCATTAACATACATGAGTTCTACGTAGTTTATGTCAAAAACCCCATTAAATTTTTTTTTAATTAAAAAATTTAAAATTTTTATTAAATCTTCTACGTCTAATAAACTTCTTTTTGTTAAAAAAACATCGAACTCAGTATTATTTTTAATGTTGTTATAAATGTGATTTATAAAATTATTAGGATTACCGTTTTTCCCTATAAGTTGGGGTATTTTTATTATTATAAAATTATCGACATTATTTTTTATAAATTCTTCGATTTTTTTTTTATGATTTAAATATTGTTCATTAACGATATATTCGTCTATAGAGCTAAAATACACTAATTTTTTATTAGAATTTATGTGTTTTTTTAGTAAATCAAATTCTCTATCATACTCATCTCTATCGTTACACATAGAATTAGACACCCCTGATGCAAAAAATAAAATATCTTTTTTATCAATAGGGTGTAAATTTTTAGCAATTAAACCATTACCTACTATCATTAAAAAAATTCATTAAAATTAACATAACCGCAGACCTCATTGATAGAGACAGTTTTTATATTGTGTTTTATCTTTAAATTAGTTAAAATACTTTGATCAAACCTATGTTCCCTAAAACCGTTTACATTAGGTAATTTAGATTCGTTTGAAATTATATCATAATTTTCACAAAATTTTAACCATTCTTCAACAAATTTAATACTTTTATCATTTTTAGTAAACGCACAACAACCAGCTTCTAATTGTCTCGCTTTTGTGTATTCATTACTATCACAACCCATTAGATGAAAACAATCTTTTTTAGTCCATATAGAGTGGTTATGTGAACCTTCTACGAGGAAAAAACCTTCATTTACTGAGGTTTTATTGATTATAAAATTTTTAATATCATTAAATAATCTATCACCTAAATCTAGGTAAAAAACAATATCATTTTCTTCTAGGTTTTTTAATGTTTTTAAAATAAAATAAGGTTTCCATAACCAATAACCAGCACCTCGTTCACATTCAAGTATTTTTTTATTTTTAACGTAAAAATTTTCTATAATATCTTCTTTTTTATATAATAAAACCTCATCAAAATATTTTGATACGTCTGGTAAAATATTTTCAGCCTTTTTTAAATATTTTTCTCCTGTTGCATATGTTATATAAACTACTCTACCCATTTTAGAAATAATTTTTAACAATGTAATCTTCTATACAATTATAATTTTTTACCCTTTGAAAATTATCTTTTATTGCGTACATTTTACTTAAATAAAATTCTTGATCTAATGACGGTAAAATATGGTTTAATTCTTCTATAGATTCAAAAGTTATTATACCATCCACATTAAATCTTTCACTGATATTTTTAGCACCTAAATAAATCGGTATAGTCCCCGTGGCAAAACAATTTAATATTTTTTCGGTAAAATACATATCGTCTTTAAAATTTTCTATAACAATAGAAAACATAAAATCATGTAAACTTTCATAAATTGGTCGCCAACCAGTGGTAAACCCAAAGGTTTCGATTTTTGGGTTATTTATAACATTTTTAACCACATTTAATCTAAAATTATGTAACTCACACATTCTTTTGTTTGATGAAACTATGGAACATATTTTAGTTTTTTTATGAATCTTATTTTCACCCTTTCCATAATTACCCCCCACCCATATACCACCGCCAGGTATCCACTTACAATTTGGGTATTTATTTAAGAATTCAGAATTATGTGTAAACATAACCTTTAATTTAGGTATTATTTTTTCAACTTCTGTGTATGTATTAGGTATAATAGATCTAGATTCATATATAATACCGTAACTATTATCTCCACCTTTTGCGTTTAAAATTTTTTCATTGGTATAAAAAGTTGGTCTATTTTTGTTAGATAAACTCCTATCCCATTTAACATATTCTGGATTTCTTCCAGCTACTGTTGAATCTGTTTGTGATTCTGACATGTGATGACTAAAACTGTCATCAATCAGATTAAAAACAACTTTATTCACTTATTAAAATTTTTTCATCATTATAATTTATAATACCGGTACCAGTACCGTGACCTATGTCTGTTACATCATATTTTTCAATATCGATAGAATTCCACCAATTACGCATAGGCTGGTTTAAATTAATATCATCACATATGACATAACCTTTATATCCTATCTCTTTTAGGTAATTTGTAAATTTAATTTCTTGGATTCCGTCATGTGGATCAATATCCAATAGTATAATTTTAGCTGATTTAATTATTATCGGTGATTCATTATTTATGTCCATTTTTTTGAACTCTATATTTTTATGAGATTCAAAAAAAGAAAAATGTTTATCAAAAATATCATAAGTTATAACTTTATTTTTCTCATTTTGTGCTAGTGCTAAACAAGAATGTCCTTGACTGGTACCGGCATCTATAATAGTTATACCGTCAATTGATTTGGTTAAATAAGTTAACAATTTATAGTGTTCTCTATCCATTTTCAAATATGGGTATGCTTTGATATCGTAATCAAAAAAATCCATTTTTTGTGAGTAAACCTCTTTTTTATTTATTTTCATTTTCATTTTTAATTTAAAATTTAATCCAATTATTAGGTATTGTATCTTCTTGGTCTTGTGGACCTGCTGGGCCAAACCATTTTTTAGGTCCTATAACAATTTTATCGGGGTTTTGATTTAAGTAAGCCCCCCACCAACTAAAACTACTATTAGCTATAATATTGTGTTTACAGTTAAACATCAAAATCAAGTCTTCAATTTCGTCGTTAAAGGGTGAAATTAAACAATCTAAATCTTTAAAAACCTCTTTACACCAATCTTTATCATCTGAAATAAAAACAGGTATAAAATCACCTATTTTTTCACCCATAATAGATAAAGCTTTTTTATAATAATCTAAACCACAAGGTGTGTGAATATGGGGGAATTTTAAGTAATCACCCCTTCTAATATGTACAGAAACAAGTTTTTTATTACTACTTAAACCACCAATCCAACCTAAAACTTTATCCCATTTTTCTTTTTCGGATTTAATACCTGTTAAAAGTTTTTCTATAATATTTTTTTTGTTTTCTTCAAAAAACTTTTCTGACTGAAAAAACCCTTGTAATTGTAATGATTCTTTATATGGTATTAATTCAAACCCATGTCCTTTTTGAGTGAAGGTGTTTTTAATTAAAATACTATCACTATGGTTAAATTCTTTAAAGATGGTATCCTTATATTTTTTTGATTGATGTCCCTGTAAAGGGGTGTGACACTCATTAAAATCAAATTCAGCTACGTCACCGTTTTTTTTAGCTAAATTATATGCAGCAACAATTTGAAATATTTGGTTTCCTAGCCCCCCTTGTAAATAACTTGTAACCATTTTATTTTTTTAAAAAATCGTAATCCATTATAGCATTTTGAATATCAGAAAAACCACTTCTTTGCCAAGCTAAATGAGGTCTAAAACAATACCAATTACCCATAGAGTGTAAATCTGCCATAAAAAAATCTGCCGCAACAGATGTTTTAATACTTTCTTTACCCTTATTGATTGTATTCTTAATTTTATTATTCATATAATTAATCGTAAACTCAAAAGACTCTGAATTTAAACCGTAAGCATGTAATGCATATGACCTGTTAATTTTTACAATATTTTCAGTAGATTGTCTAAAACCACCCACATGATTACCACCAAATAAAATACCATCATAATTTTTAGGTAATTCTTCGATTACTTTAGAAAAAGTTTCTTCTAACAAAGGTATAAAATCAACGTCATCCTCTAAAATTAAAACATTTTTAAATTTTAAATTTTTAGCCTTTTCAATCACTTTAGTATGACTAATAGCACCAGCTAATTCGTTATCATATGGGTAACCTAAATTATAGTTTTCTTTACTACCATCTATGGCTGAAAAACGTTCAACCTCTAAACCATGTTTAGAGAAAATTTTTTGACACTCTTCCCATCTATCAGTTCTTTTATCAAGATTTATACAATAGATTTTATCAAAATATTCGTTTAATTTCATGCAAATAAATTTTGTGTTTTTTTAACTTTATGTAAAGTACTTGGTAACCCACCCCACAAAACTTGATTTGGGTAGGACCAATTATTATAATGGGATACAATCCTATCAATATCTTTTGTAAAATTAACTGAAGCAGAACTATTAGTTAATTTAGTTCTTATATCATTTCTAATATACGAACCGTGGTGCATTTGTATTTCTTCTCTTTTTAAAATAACCCCTTTATCACTAGGTGACATCCTTCTAGTAGGATCAACCAAAACTGGGGATGGTGCCATTAAAACAAAATTAGAATCGTTTTTAATTTTAAAAATTAAAGAAACGTAATAAGTTTCAGGTGGATCCAAAGAATACTCCCAAGATTTGTAATAAGTTTGCATCTGACAATAAGAGGAGTCATAATCACCTTCTTCTACAATTCTTTTAAAATTTTCAAATTCTGAAGTAATATAATACTCATCAGAATCCATTGACATATGGTGAGTACACCCAGCTCCTTGTGACAGTGCCAACCCAATGTTTCTTTTTTGAATTTCATTAAAATGCCCACCTTTATTAATTTTAGGTGAGTATTCAAATAACTCATCTATTAATCCTTCTGATTTTAATCTTTCTAATAGGGGTACTAATTCCGGATTACATGAATTACCAAAGTTAGATACTGTTTGGTAAACAACACTTATGTAATCAACGTGTTGTCTTATCTGTTTTATTGAACCTTCTAAAAGTTCTTCCCCATCAAATAGATTATATGAAACTCCTAATTTCATTTTGTTTACTTAGTTGTTGCTGTCTAGCTTGTTTTAACATTTCTTCAAAATCCTTTGCTTTAATGTTAGTAAAGTAGTTATAAGTTTTCTTGTTAGTAAGTATAAATGGGATTAGCTTTTTTGTGTAGTCTTCAGATTCACGTTTTAATTTATCTTCACTTTTGTTTCTAGTTTGACTTTCATAATGATAACAAACTGCTTCACCTACAAAAATATTGTCTTTATTTTTGTTAATACATTCTACATTTAATTGCACATCCTCAAAACATTCACGATACTCAGTGTTAAACCCACCAATTTCATTAAATAGATTTTTAGATATCATCATGAATGCCCCTGTATTACCAAAAACATCCCTTTTAAGTTGATTATGATATGTGTAATAAGAACGTAAACCATAATGGGTAATACCTACTTGGCGATTTTGTTGTAGGAACATCACGATACCTGAATGCTGTACGGTATTATCACCGTAATGAAGTCGACAACCAATAGTACCGACAGTTTTTTTGTTTTTAATGTAAACATCCATCATTAAGTTGATGGCGTTGTTAACGACTTTAATATCGTTATTACAGAACAATAAAACTTCTGTGTCTTTTTCAATATGGTTTTCTACCACATCGTTGTTAATAACAGCAAAGTTATAAAAGTCGTATTCAACTACCTTAACGTGATAATGTTGGTCTGACCTAAACTTTAACCCATTTATGTAATTTTTTAACTCAGTTAATTCTTCAGGTGTTGAACCAGTGTCAGCAATAATAGTTCTCATTGCCATACCAATATAACCACCTTGTTTATAAAGTGAGTCAACACATTGTTTAACTAAATCTATGTTACCTTTGGTTGGGATTATAATGGACAACTTAGGGTATTCTTTTAAAGTTTTAAATTTATTTTCATACCTTAATTCAGGTTTAATTTTATAAGGAAGTTTGTCCTTATATTTTTCAACAAATTGTAAACGATTTTTTTCCCATTCGTCGTTGGTCATACCTATAGATTTATGAGTTATTTTAATATCAAACATAACACCTACTTTAACACCATTTAAATGATTGTTAAAGGTAAAATCAACATCATAAAAATGAAACCCTTTAAAATCTTCGTCAAATTTAGTTTTAATTCTTTCTTTATGAGCAACAAAAAAGAGACCGTCTAACATAACGGTCTCAATAATTTCATCCTCAAAATTAGCTGAATACCTGTTCTCCCAGGTTTTACCTTCATGCGAGTGAGAAACAATACCAACCATTTTAGTCGAATCCTGCCACCAACGTCCAATTTCAGACATATCGGTTGTACCTGCCATACCTAAAATACCGTATTCGGTTTCTTTAAAATGTCTTAATATCTTTTTACCCCAACCTTCTTTCAAAAGAATATCATCATGACAAAATACTACAATATTGTTTTTAGTTTTATTTAAACCTTCATTATAACACTCTGTTAATGATTTAACACCGTTATTAACAATCTCATAGATTTCATATTCCTTAACACCAATAGTTTTTTTAATATAATCTTGAAACTGTTTGTTTGGTGTTCTAGTTGAGTAGACGATACTAATCATTACACATTAACAGTTTCTAAAGATGTTATTTTAGTGATTAAACCATCAATAGTTTTGTCACTAATAATTTCAGCTTTACAACCACTGTTTAAATATTGGTTATACTCAGTTCTTAAAATAGCATTCCATTCTTCTGTGTAAATGTTGTAATGCAAGAAATAATCATACAAATTTTCCATTTTTTTATTTTTTATAAAGTTAAACTTAAAATCTACCATACAAATATAATCATTATTTTTTATTATTTCGATACCGTAATTAAATTTACTGGTTCTTCACAAAGAATTGATAAGTGACAAGACGTTTTGATAGCGTCTTCTACTGTTGATCCCAAATAAAGGGCCGCCAAAGCGAAATCCATTCCAGCACCAATTGCCATATAATCTTTAATTTCTTTTACATAGAATTTTTCTACTAAAAAAGCTTTACCGTCAAAAACTATAATATAGTCGTTAACTAATTCAGTACTTTCAGTTTTTTCTCTTTTCCACGAATAAAACTCAAAAAGAAATTCTGTTAAAGCTTCTACTGAAGCTTCTCTAGGTTTTCTAGTTTTAGAATAAATTTGAAATAGGGCACCTTCTTGAGCCTCACCAACATCACCCACAACAGCCCATTCATTTTGGAATAATTTGGCCATTTTATCTTTTTCTTGGGTATATCCGTTAACTAAAATACTATCCGCCCCTATTGTAATTTTGTTTTTTTCTACTTTTACTGCAACTACTGACATAATTTAGTTTTTACCCGTTGAACCAAAACCACCAGAACCTCTTTCAGTTTCAGTTAATTCTTTTACTGACTCTAATTTTCTTAATTTACCAAATTCGGTACTAACTCTAGATGTTACAACACCTTGTGCTACTCTCTCACCCTGTTCAATTTTTTGTTCTTCGTTAGATAAATTAATCATGATAACTTTAACCTCACCCCTATAACCCGTATCTACAGTGCCTAAAATTGCCATAAGACCCGTTTTAAATGAGTGACCACTTCTTGGTCTAATTTGTAACTCATATCCCATAGGCAATTCAAAATAAAGTCCTGTTGGGATTAACATTCTTTCAAAAGGTTTTAGAACAACTTCTTTTTCTCCTTTTAGTAAACATGCTCTTAAATCAAAACCTGAGTCACCTTCTTTTGCCCAAGTTGGATCTGGGTTATCTGAAGTGTTAACAAACTTAACCTCCAATTTACCAAAATCAGAATTTTCTACACTAATACTAGGTGTTACCTCTTTTTCTACCGAACCAATAATTTTTAATAAGTTATCTATTTGATTATTTTGATCCTCATCTAAAATACCCAAACTTTTTAGTTGTTGTAATTCTTTGATGTATTCGTTTATATCTCCCATTTATTTTAATGAATTAAATTTTGTTATTATATCTATAAGGGCTTTAACATCCCTTTCACAATATTCCTTAATTTCTTCGTGATTGTCAATCCAAAAATTTTTATTGACGTTATCACCTTTAACATCACCGTTTTTGGGTGAGTCCACTTCTAAAGACATGCAGATTAAATCTAAAGAACTTAAACCGTATTTACCACCAAAAGACCAAACTTCTTTAGTGTCTAAAACTTTCATTTCCCAAGGTTTGGTATCGTGTTTAGGAAAAATTGTTGGTGGTTTTAGACCGTTAATTACATATCTTTTGGCTAAGAAAGGTATGTCAAAATTTTTAATATTCTGACCACATAAACTAAATTCCATGGAATCAATTTTATTAAAAACGTCTCTAACTTTTTTAAGTATATCTACTTCATCTGTACCGTAAAAAGATTCAAATTTTGTTTTCCCACCTTTCATTACAAAACCCAAAGACACACAAGCAACTTTCCCAAATTCGGGAAAGAATGCCGCTGTTTGTCTATAGACCTCTTTTTTGTTTAAATCGGATTCTACAGAATTTGAAGCTACAGAATGTAATTTTGATTTATCTGTGACTCTTTCTTTAAAATTGTCGTAATAAGATAACCATTGTTTTAATTTTTCTTTTGGTAGTTCATCTAAATCTTTGTATTGACTTACTGTCTCAACATCAAAGAATAATAATTTTTCAATATTAAATTGCATTTACCTCTTTAATTACTTGTTTAACTTCTTTTTCTTTACCACTCATAATTGATTTGTAAAACTCTGCTCTACTATTTGTTACAACGTCAATGTGGTATCTTTTCATAACCGTATTATATAAATTGTTACCTAAAATTTCAACACACTCTGGGTTCTTATGTAAAAATTTAATCGCTTTCAACCAATCTTTATGATTTTTATTAGAGTCAACAAGAATAGCATTACCGTTTTCATTAAAACCACCACCATATTGTATAGCACCCACTAAATCTATAGTATAAGGACCAAAATTTTGAGCGATTAAAGCCTTCTTGTGAAAACCAGCTTCAATAACTTTTAATTGGGATTTGGCTTTGTTAAAAATATGTTCTTTTAATGGGGCCAAAGAAACTTCAAAATTATTATAGTTTGAAGCGTAAGTTGTGATAGGTTTAGTCCAAACTCTACGATAAGGTTCATTTAAATCATTATAAGAACTATCTTCGTCTTGGGAGTATTTTAATAAATGTTTTTTGTATTCAGGTGATAAAATACTGTAATTGTTGGTAAACATTTCTTCATACCTACACCAAACACTTTCATGTGGTAAAATTTTTCTTGTTTTTTGTTCACCTGTTTGTTGATTGGTTTCGGTTATAGAACCCCTTAAATCAAATCCACAAACCACTAATTGACTATCTTTACCTTCGGGTGATGTCATCCAGCTATTTAAACCCTGTCTCATCAAATCTAAATCATGTAAATGTGAAGAACCACCTAACCAACCAATACGTAATTTTTTATCACTTTTTATTTCTTTTTTTTGGAACTGTGGTTCACTAGGGTCAATAGCATTTGGGAATACCACTACGTTTTTATTAAATTTACTAATTTCATCGGCAAATATTTTAGTGGTTGTAGTTACATAATCAACCATCTTAAAGTTACCCTTAATTTGTTCATCAAGCTTAGAGTTTTTTAATAAATGATAAGCTGGATGATCTACAGTAGGCATCCAATAATCATCAATGTCCATTATTAATGTAATACCCATTGATTTTATTTTATCAAATATTTTTTTAGCATTATCACCGTAAACTGGTTGTAATTGTCCATTTATAACATCACTAATAGTTCTATGAAAATGAATTATGTCGAATTTTTTTAAATAAAAATCATCATTCCAATCAATACTGTCAGTACCGGCTGTTACAATGTCTATAAAGAACTCTTTAGGGAATAATTCTTGTAATTTTAAATGAGGGTCGACAGACCTAAATTTGGATACTCCGCTTCTATCTGAAGGTATAACTAATACTTTGATTTGGTTCATATTTTATATAAATTAATAAACCAATATAAACCTTTATTTACATAAACTCAACTGTAATAAAATAAAAAAGACCCGTGATAACACGAGTCTTTTTAATCATTTTAAAAGGTTAGGTTATTTTCCTTTAGGAGTACCTTTATTACCTTTACATCCACATCCTTTTTCCATAGTTTGTTTTTTTAACGTTAAATGTTATTCTTTCCTTTAACTTTTGGCATTGGCATTACGGTACCAGAAAAGATGGTGTTACCTGCCTTAAATTGTACGTTTTCTTTAACCAATCTACTGTCAAAATAATTTTCAATAATTTTTGGTAAAGCTTTGGTTAATTCTGAAGCTATCAATTTTCTTAAATACTTTTCATCAATATTTACAACTTCTTGTGAAACATTTTCATTAATAGGTCTTTTTCTTTGGGTTTCGGCTCTTCTAACAGGTTTTTTATACATATCTATCTCATCATCTTCTTGATATGACGGACCTTCACCTTCTCTTAGAGCTCTTATTGTATCCTCGTCAACATCAAACCCAGTATCACTTGGTTGTGGTATTGGGTTTTCTAACATGGCTTTTTGTATAGCTGGTGGTAATTTAGAATTTTTTACGGCTTGATTATAATTGTCAGTACCCACTTCTTTTTTAATGTTCACTGGTGTTGAATAACTTTCTTCCATCATACCAGATGATGTACCTACCATATCCATTAAACCAGTAGTAGTCGATTTTTTTGTCGCACTACTATCGTATTTTTCAGCTGCTTTATCAATAGCTTTAGCTTTTTTTAATATTTCTAATAATTGTGGATTCATTAAAACTTTGCTTGTTTATAAATTGTTATCATACTTTTATCACCATTAGGATTATATTTAGGTATTCCACTTACTCTATCCGATATAGGACTTCTAAAAGGCATTTCATTAACTTCATCCCAATCCCTTATTTTATCTAATAAAAAAGTTTTCCATCCAGGTTGTTCCGTATCCGTTACTCCAGCGTATTGATATGCACGAAGTATTGGATTGCCGGCTTTTGAAAGACCTAAAACGTATGGTTCTATAAATCTTTCACCAGGGGTTTCAGTTTCATCACCTTCATAATAGATTCTAACCCTATCATGGTTTACGATTGCCCTTTCAACCTCTGTCCTACTGGCAAACTCTAAAATAAGTTCATTTAGGATAGAGTAAAGTCTCATGTTACCAATACTGTTCAGGGAAGTTAAAATTATCGTAACCCATACCTGGTTTATATTTGTTACCAGACGAATAAAGTAATCTATTTTTTTCTAGTTGATCCACTCTTGTACCTACTTGATTACTATTTTCACCTCTACCAAAATCATCACCATCACTTGTTGCTCTAGGATGACTTGCTCCGTATTTATCAGAATCGGTATTTTTATAATCATTAAGTACTGTTAATTTTAATCTTTCAACATCAGCAGTTGCTTTTAAACCCGGTAATTGGTTTAATACCCCACCTGGTCCAAAATCTTGGACACTACCTGGATCTGTTAGAATTGGAGAGATTGTTTGTGCTGGCATAATTCTTTGTTTTTATCAAAAATGTTTATTAGAGATTCCATTAATTTAACCTCTTTATTATAAATATCACTATAATCTTCTTTTTTTAAATCAGATGTTGAGTGTGGTTTAACTGAACTTGTTGATATACCTTTTTTTTCATGTGTTTTTATATGAGTATTATCAATAGCAGTACCCGCGTTTTTTTGAACATCTTTTTTACTTTGTATTTTACCACGAGCTGTATCTAAGGTATTATTTACCCATTCCCTCATTTTACGACCACCATTAAGAATAAATTCAGTATCCTGTTTTTTATCATTCATATAATCAACACCAGATGTTTTGTGGTTATCAAAAAAATTTTTAACCCTTTTTAATTGTTCATAACTAATTTTAGGTTTATTTATAAAACCCTCAAGTCTTTTATAACCCTCAACATTTTTATCACCTTTATAAGCATTCATAGTACGTCTCAAATGACTATGTAATTCTTCAGGGATGTCCCAACTTTTACCTTGTAATAAACTATTAGCCATTAAATTACTGTAATTTTTTCAATATCTCTTTTTTATATTCAACAGGTATATCAATTGTGTCAATATTATTAACTAAAAAGTTTAAAATAACACCTTTTTGTTCACCGTTTGCTTGGTTTTTTTTAACTATGTCAATTAAGTTTTTAACTTTTCTAACCAATAGTGGGTTTTCGTCAGAAATTATTTCGATATCAGGAATACCGTTTTTATTAATAACATTATAAGTTTTTACATCATCAATAACATCTTTAGAAATTTTTTTAGAAACGATATCTTCTACCATTTCTTCCATTTTCTTTTTTGAGATTTTTTTAATTGTCTTTTTTACACCTTTTTTGTCATCCATATAATCTATATTATCGGTATATGTATTGATTGTCGCGTTAGGTGTTTTAACAGATGGCATTGGTACTAATGAATAATACCCGCGATAACCTTGTTGACGTGTACTTTGTACCACAGAATTTCTTACTTGGTCTCCGTCTTCGGGATTATACATTGGATCCATAGTACTGTCAGAAGAAGATTTTGAGTTATCTCTAGATAACTTAACGTTGTTACCCCCAATTCTAGTACCGTCACTATTAACTAATTCGTTTAAAATATTTTTTGGTATAGTGTACATATCATTTTTCTTTATAAATATCAAATAAAAACGATTTGTTTAACCTATTTGCCTTTTTAAACCAACAGATTCTTCCATTTCAACAAAACGGTCTTTAATCATGTATTCAGAAGATAAACCTTTTTGTCTCCAAAACTCAATTTCACCATCACTCATAGTCATTAATTCTTCTAAAGTATCTTGGTCTTCGGGATTTGTTGCCACGCCACCAATAAGTTCTAACTCTTTAGAAGTAAAAAATTGTTTTAGTTCTGGGTTGTCAATAATTAAAGATTCTCTAACATGAAGTGGGAATACAACTAAAAGTGGTTCTACTTTCTTATTAAAAGCGTCAATATATTTTGGCACATTATAATCACCTGTTAAATCAGGATTCTTTTTAATTTGGTCTTCCGTGATTAAATAACAATTAAATTTTAATTCACCTTCAGGTGTTTTTTTAGTTTTACTAAATGAAATATCCCCATGGGATTTACGAGTACCGTTGTTAACATAGTACAAAGTATCACCCAAACTAACATGAACATTATCACGAATAACTAACTCCATATGTGCTTGTCTAGGTAGATCTCGACCATTTTTATCAGTACCTCTTTTAATATAAGATTGAATGGTTTTTTTAACTTTAGATTTATTAGCTATCTCAACTAAAGGTACTTGTTTGTTGTAAATTTTTTCTAAATATTCATAATAATAATCAACAAATTCTTTTCCTTTACCGTCTAATAACATTCTAATTGCTTTAGCTAAAAACTTTTCAATGTATTTTGGGATTGTTTTACCTTTGATGGTGTTACCTGTTAATTTTACTTTACCACCTGGTTTTAAGATAGCATAATTCTTTCTTGAAAGGTTAATCGTTGCATCCATAATATCATCAATATCAAGACCCATAGCCCCAAACATATATCTTTCGTTGTATTCAGCAACATCTGCATCAATACCTGTATAAACAACATCTTTCTTTACAAAACGATGTAAACCTTTACCAACATAAGTTCTTGTGTCAGCATCTTCAGGACAAGAAAAGTTAACACCGTCAGTATCTAGTACCAGTGGAGTGTAACCCCTATCCATAAAAAATTTAATCATTAAACGAAGATATTGTCGACCTGTACAAGTAATTTGTTCACCAATATCGATATCACCCCAAGGAAAGATATATGGAGCTGAAATAGAACCAAAAGCAGAGTTATTTAAAATCTTAATTGGTAATTGCTTCTTATCGTACATGGATGATAGTTTCATATTACCTTTTGCTGCCTCTTCATTCATCAAAGCTTTATACTTATTACGAGTGTCAGACAAATATTTTAACATTGCTCGTAATGCACCTGTAATATCGCAATCAGGGAATACTTCGTGAGTTAACTGAATTGATGGGTAAAGTGACGCGTAGTCAAATTTGGCAACTTTTTTACTATAACCTAAGTGTAATAACCTAGATAAACCGCCCACAAAATCACGTTTTGGTAGTATGTCTGGTAAGGCTAAATTATTTTCATATGACCAAGACATCATTAATAATTTCCACATTGTTGCTGTACCCATTGTAATCGAACGACCAAATGTTGTTGGTACTAAAGCTGCGGTTAAGAAACCCGCTTGCGTATAAATGTCATCTACTTGTTCAGTTTCTAACAAGTCATCCGTTAAGTATTCTGTAATTAAAAATCGACCATCAACAACCTCCCATTTATCTTCATAACCCTCAACAACAACCATGTTACCTTTTTTATCCTCAGTCATTTTAGGTTCAGGTTTTACACCATCGATATCATACCACTGACCACTTGTTGGATTATAGTTATAGTTTTTATTTTCAACCCAAATTTTACCCAACTGTCCACCGTCTACATAAACACGAGTTGGTCTTTCTACTTTCGCCTCTTTCGCGATATATTTTAAACCTGCCTCTTTTAAATTAGAATTTAAAGCTTGTGCTTGTCTAACTCTGTGTAAAGTATCTAAAATATTAATACCCCACATAACCGTTTGTTCATAATTTTCTAATTCCGCACCTAATTTAAGTGAAGCTGTTTTACGTAACATTGGGATTTCTGGGTGTCTCGTTTTTATAATATTTCTAGTATTTACGGTAGTTGTTTTATCACCTCTTTTACTGATTGTAACAGACTCATTACTAATACCTAAAATTTTCATTCGACCCAAAATATAACGCCAGTCAAAGTTCTCAGAATTGTAACCTGTAATGATAGAAGCGTTACGTTCATGAAGTATATTAAAGAATTCTTTAATCATTCTACGTTCAGTTTCCTCAGACCAATTACCGTTTTCATCATAAGAATCAATAATTTTACGAAATCCACGGTTATCTTTAATTCCTATTAAGAAAATATGGCCATCTTCAGGATCTAACGAAGTGGTTTCAATATCAAATACCAATTTATGCACTTCAGTATAATCATCGAAACCTTTAAACAAACGTTTACCAGTTTGAATCATAAACTGTTCAATTGGTTGTACCATTTGAATCATGTCTTTTCTTTTCCAAGGATCTAAACCACCTTTTTTAAAAAAGTTAACTAAGTCACGGTAAGTACCCGAAGATTTAACCAAAAATTTAAAACCATCTTCAAGACGTTCATTATCGTCAGTTCTTAATTTTTCTGTAAAAATACCGTGTTTTTTGGCTTCAGAACGCATACGTTCTACATCATCACCATAGAAACCACTACCTTTAAGTGATTTTGTCCATAAAAATGGTGTAAATTTTTGGGTTTTAATCATTTTACCCTTAATCGGGTCATCAATAAATGTATAAACTCTGTTAGATTCATCTACTGACCAATCACCAGTTTGGTCTAGTTCTACAGCCACAATATATTTTTCTGAATCGCGACCTTCTAAAAACACCTTTATATCTTCAGGTGTTGCCTGTTGAATTTCTTTTTTACTCATATCTATATCTGTTTGGGACGGGGACAGCAAAACCCACTCGTTATTGTTTAGTAACTAATAAAAAATATGAAAATAAAATGAGATTGTGAAGATTAATTATTTTTAATAATTAACTCTCCTAAAACTTCTATTTGACCAACCAACCTTTGAAATTCTACTTGGCCCATATCTACGTCTTTAGATATTTTACATAACTTATCTAAAAGTTCTTTAAATTCTTTTTTACCTTCAGTAACATCAAAGTTACCTTGGCTTGCTTTTTTGTAATAAGGTAATTTTACAACAAAGTGGTGATAAGTTAACATAGCTGGACCACCTTTTTCTTTGGCATTTTTAGTGATTTTTTCTGCACCAGCCAATCTTTTTTCAGCAAAAGTTTTAAAACTTTCTTTTGTAATAATCTCTTCTTTAATTATTGATTTTATATTTAACATATGATACTGGATTTTGTGAAGCTATCTAAAACATTTACATACAAATCCTCTCTAATTGGTACTACTAAGGAGGTGTTATCATCTAAAAAGTTAATTCTAAATTCAGCCTTATAACTACCAGGTGTATTTGTGTCTTTTTCTGTAAATCTATAACCTAAATAATACTCACCATCTTCTTGACAGATTTCTTTATCAACTGGCAACAATAAACCTTGTTTATTAAAAATTTTATACTGCCCTTTATCGTTAACCATTGAAAATGTTATGGTGGCATTTTCTAAACGATTAAAAATTGTGCGGTAAAAATTTCTACCATCATTAATCACTTTTAGTTTTAATAAAGGTAAATTTGAATTTTTTCTTATAAAAAAGTTTTGTGCCATACTAATAAATATTATTATTACTAAATAAAAAATTATTTATATCCACTTTATTTGATATTTATAAAATAAAAATAAATGTCAATTATTGGTGGTGTAACAGTTTACGGTTTTATAACTCCAAGTAGTACTGGTGATACATATGCGGTTATTGATCCTATATACGGTATTGATGGCCTTAGGAATCTTGATTTATTGAGTGATTTAGATAACATTCCGAATGATAGAAGACGTGCCGGAATGATTGTCGGTATTAGTGGTGGCACAAGTTATTATAAATTAAAAACTGAACCATGGAATTATGATAATTCCGATTGGGAACTTTTTTCTTTAGGTGGTGGTAATTTTACTGGTGGTACTGTTACGGGTTATACAATTTTTACAGGTGGATTATCAGCCACAACAGTAGAAACAGACTTTTTTACTTTAAAAACTTCTGGTGATACAAATGGTTACTTCTTAATTTCAGACCCTAACGGTAACGCTTCTTGGGTACCTGAACAGAATTTAAATTTGTGGGGATTAATTATAACGGGGGTGACATGGGACGGCCAATCAAATAAATTAGATTTTTATAAAAATGATAATACTTCGATAACCCAATACATAAATTCTTTTAGTGGGTTAACTGTTAGTGATACTTTATCAGCTACAACGGTAGAAACTAATTCATTGATAACTAATTCTGTAACTTCTACTACTCTAACCACTAATTTCTTTCAACTACCTAGTACTGGTAACACTAGTGGATATCTTTTATCATCAGACTCAAACGGTAATGCTAGTTGGATTTCTGAACAAGATTTAACTCTATGGAATTTAGTTGTTACAGGTAATAAACTTTTAAACGGTGGAGCCTCATATGTTAGTGGATTAACTTTTAGTATTACACCCCTAAATTATATAATTAATAGTGTAATTTATGAAATCACAGGACAAACATTTGTTACATTAAATAGTGGTGACACTACATATGGTAGGATTGATGTTATAGTAGCTGATATAAGCGGTAATACAGGTTTTGTAGAAGGTACGCCTTCACCTAACCCAGAAAAACCAGATATAGACGAATCAACACAAGTAGAAGTTACTTTCGTATCTGTACCTGCAAATGCTTCAACACCTAATATTACCACAGAATTAATTTATAACGAAAATGATGGACCCCCTTCTGAGTGGTTATTTTCTACAAATAACCCAACAAGAATAAAAGGTAATTCTACCAACCAATTTTATAGTGGTACAAAATCAATTGAACTTAGTGGTGTTACAAGTAGTACATCTATTATAAATTTATCTTCTTCTACTCAATTTGATACTTCACAGTATTCTACATTACAATTTGCTATTAAAAATAGGATACCTAACAACACAACTAATCAGTTAAGATTTACTTTTAGAAATGTTGGTGGGGCACAAATAGGTAATTTGGTTATAATGAACGCGGCTAACACCGCCGGATACATACAATATTCAAGTACAAACACATCAACATGGCAGTTAATTTCAATTCCTTTATGGAAATTTGCATTAACAAATACAATAGTAAATTCATTACAAATACAAATAGTTAATAGTTCCACTAATCAATCTAATTTATTTTTAGATAAAATAGAGTTGGTTGAGGGTATTGTGGATGCACCACCTACAAATTCTTGGATTAATGTTAGGGGTGATACATCAACTATAATAACAGCACCAAGTCCTAATGCAACTTTAACTATTTCTGGTGGTACAAACATAGGTTCTAGGGTTATAGGTACTTCAGTTGTTTTAGATTTAGATAACAATATTAACCTTAATAATGTTAAATCTAACACAATTTCAGCAACAACTTTTAATGGTGGTTTTTTAGGTACTTCTGGAAATTGTTTTACAGACTTATTTGTTAGTAATGTTAATTCTTGTTCACCTTTACATATCCAAAACAATAGTGTTGGTGATGTTTTAATTGGTGAAAATGGTGGTGTTAATCTTGGTGTCGGCACAAGTACTCCGACATCAAAATTGGAAGTAAAAGGTTTAGACTCTTCATCATCAAACTATGGCTTAAAAGTTCAAAATAGTGGCGGTACAGATAATTTTGTTGTTAGAAATGATGGTAATGTCGGTATTAATTCTTCAAATCCAAACTATCAATTAGAGGTTTTACCTAAAGATTTAACAGGTACAACAATTGTCCACATCAAAAACTACAGTACATCACCAAATTGGGCACCAGTTGGGTTGTATGTTAGAGACGGATCTAATTATGGTGTTGACATGACAACTAGTTCTGACGGTGTTAATACGTATTTAAATATAAATTCTGGAACTTATTCTTATTTAACACACGCAGTTAATGGTTCTTCGGTGGCCGAATTAGTTACCGCCGGTAGTAATCTTTTATTATGGAGACTTCCAGACACTTTTAATTTCAGAAGAAGAACGACAAATGGTGATTGGATTAATTTTAATTCTTTAAATCAAAGAGTTTCAATTTTTAATGAAAATATTGGTGGTGTTACAATACCAGCAAGATTAGGTTTAAGGGGTGACACAGATACTTCAAGTTCATATTCTTTAGTAATTCAAAATAGTGGTGGGACTAATAACTTTGTTGTTAGAGACGATGGTAATGTTGGTGTTGGGATTTCTACACCTATATTTAGATTACATGTTCTTGGTGACTCTTTTGTTGATGGGGATGTTACTATAACTGGAAATGTTAACATTCTTGGTACTGCAACAACAATTAACACAGAAACTTTAACCGTAGCTGATAATATAATTACTTTAAATTCAAATTATAGTGGTAATACACAACCATTTTTTGGTAATTCTGGTGTTGAAGTTTTGAGAGGTTCTGGTACCACAGCTTCTTTATTATGGGAAGAACTTGATGGGTACTGGGTTGCGGGTTTATCTGGCTCTACAAAAAAGATAATTTTAGAAAATGATAGTTTATCATTATTAAACAGTGGGCACACACATCCTATTTCAGAAATTAATAACTTACAGTCTTCATTAGATTCTAAGTTTGACAAAAGTGGTGGTACTATAAGTGGTAATGTAGAAATTATTGGTTCCCTTAGTGCAACAACTTATTACGGTAATGGACAATATTTAAGTGGTATAGTTACGGATAATTTTTATGTAACTGGAGGTACCTTTAGTACTAGTGGTAGTAGTGGTACTTTAATTTTAAATCGACAAAATGGTTCTGTTATTATTACTGGATTTACTTCAAGTGATACATACGTCACAGGTTTCACCTACACAAATAATAATTTAACATTAACTAGAAATGAAGGTAAATCACCATTAACTGTTAATATTTCTACTATGACAGGTTTAACTATCAATGGGAATTTAACAGTGACAGGTAGTACTTCTGTTAGAGGTATTACTGGCACTTCTGCGTTATTTTCTGGAACAGGACAAAATATATTAACAATAATTGGATCTGGTAATAGTACCACTTCACCATTATTTACTGTACAGGGTTCATCTGGTGAATTGTTTAGTGTTACTGACTCTTTAGTTGGATCGTTATTTTCAGTTAATGATATATCTGGGTTACCGATTTTAGAAGTTTTTTCAAACAATACAATATTACAAGGAAGTTATTTAGCACCCTCACTTAATACAACAATTAGGACTTCATTAACCGCAGGTACAAATACGGTATATTCAATACCCACAAGTGCTTATACGGGAGCGTTTTTTGATTATACAGTAATTAGTTCAACAGGTGCTAGAGCAGGAAATATTATGTCAATATGGAGTGGTACCACAGTACAATACACAGATGTTAGTACAAACGATATTGGTAATACGGCTGGCGTTACATTCCTTATGTCTGTGTCAAGTGGTAATGCAATATTAAGTAGTTCCGCAACAACAACGGGGTGGACTTTAAAAACAATTGTTAGGTCGATATGAGTTATAATTTTAGTCCACGCATAGTAACTGATGGTCTTGTGTTGTATTTAGACGCGGCTAATACCAAATCATATCTTGGTTCTGGTACAATATGGACTGATTTAAGTAGAAATAATTATAATGTTAATTTAATTAATAGTCCAACATTTGATACAATTAACAATGGAATTATTAAAAGTGATGGTGTTGATAGTTACGTACAAGTTGGTACCACTTTCTCCGACTTTCAAATTCCACCCACATGGTCTTATTGTGGTTTCGTTTATTGTAATCTAACAATTACAACCATTTTAACAAGGGCGGATATTTTAGGTAAGGGCACAACTAATGGTAATTCAGGTGTAGTACTTTCTTTTAGAGGTGGTGTTTATAATGGATTGTATTTTAGATTAACAGGTTCGGCCCCCACACCCCCAAATACAGATGTAATACCTACCATAGATTATAGCTCGGTCGTTAGTAATAAATGGTCTTTTGTTTGCGTAACTAAATCAATTTATGAATATAAATTATATCTTAACGGAAACCTATTACAAACTTTAACTGACCCATATAGTAGAGACGTAAACAATAACACAAATACATTAAAATTTATGGGTGGTGACGGAGCATCTGTGGGTCAAAAAGTGTGGTTAGGTCCTCAAATTATGTATAATCGTACATTATCCGCAACAGAAATAATTCAAAACTACAACGCATTAAAATCAAGATACAATTTAAATTAAAAATTATGTCAGGAAGAATATCATATTACGGAGGTATAGTAAGAAATGGTCTAGTATTACATTTAGATGCCGGTAAAAAAGATTCTTATCCAAGAACAGGAACTTTATGGGGAGATTTAAGTGGTAATGGGAATAATGGTACTTTAACTAATTTTGGTTCTCAAACCATATGGAATGGTGATAATGGAGGTGCTATTGTTTTTGATGGGACTAATGATTATGTTTCAATACCATCTTTTAATTTTGGGTCAAACGCTTTTAGCATTTCGTATTGGTTATATAAATTAGATAGAACTTATAAATATGTTCAAGACTTAGGTGGTAATAATACCGGAGCGTTAGCCCTAGGTCCGGGTACTGGTGGACAACTTACCACGAATGCGGCTATAAATGTTTATGGTGGTAGTAAAATATTATCTATCGGTACTGAGTTAGGGAGTAGTTGGTACCCAATAAATCAGTTTTTTGAGATAACCATAACCAGAAATGGTTCTGTTTCATCACTCTATCTTAATGGTAATTTAATATATACTGACACCGCTTCAGGCACTTTTGGCGGTAATTCAACTTCTAAAATTTGCGCTTACGGAGTGGGGAGTTTTAATTTTAACGGCAGAGTATCGACCACTAAGTTTTATAATAGATTACTTACATCGTCAGAAGTTCTTCAAAACTACAATGCACTAAAAGGAAGATTTAATTTATAAAAATATGGAAAAACAATTATACGAAAACAGAAAATTTATGATATTTGATGTTAGTGAACTATCAAATATCGATTTCACTCAAGTATGTGAAACTTCAATTGACACGGTAAGAAAATCGGTTGATGAAACAAAAACATTTGTTAAATGGAATACTGAAGGAGTTCCTTCATCGGTAGATAGTTTAACAACTAAAGAAGGTCCATTTTCATACGAAGAAATATTAACAATATTATCAACTCCAGAATGGACTAACCCAGATCCAATGACATTATGAGTACAACACAAGGTGGTGGGAATATTGTAACCGATGGTTTAGTTTTGTGTTTAGACACCGCTAACATTAAATCATACCCTGGTTCTGGTCTTATTTGGTCTGATTTAAGTTCTAATTTAAAAGATTGGACTTTAAGTAGTCAACCTACCTTTAGTAATAATAATATGGGTAGTTTAGTTTTTAATGGGGAATACGCTCAGACAGATAAAAATATTTTATTAAATTTAAATAATTTTAGTAATTGGTCTATAGAAACTTGGATTTATAGAACTGGTTTAGGGACTAGTTTTAGGTCAAACATATTAGGTATAGATACAATATTTAATATAAATTCAACCGTTATGGCGGTAGCGAATGGGGGTAATTTTTTTATTGGTGGAGATGGAGGTCCTAACATGAATCCAGTGGTAAGTAGCACTTCATTGATATTATTAAATACTTGGTACCATATAGTTGTGGTGAAAAATAATAATAATGTAAAAATATATATTAATGGTGTAGAAAATACATCACAAACAAGAACTAATTTTCTTTGGAGTGATTTAGGTATAACAGCGAAAATTGGTAATAGGACTGCTGGGGATACACAATTTTTTGGTAGAATTCCTATAGTTAGAATTTATAGTAATAAATCATTATCACCATCGGAAGTATTACAAAATTATAATACACATAAAGGTAGGTATGGATTATAACATTTTATAATTACAACATATTTATATTAAATAACATTACTGGATAGGGAAAGTAATAATTATGAACGAATTCAATATAAAAAATGGATTTATATCCAACAACGATTCTATAGTAATCGGTAATTTATCAGCAACAACATTTAATGGAAACAATATAAATGTCACTACTGTTAACAGTAATGTGATAGATACTGACAGTATTAGTGCAAATACTTATTATGGGTTAACCATATCCGTACCAACAATATCAGCTTCTACTGTTTATACTACAGTAATTTCAGCAACAACAATATATTCAAGTGGGGAAGAATTAGATTCATCACCTTCATTCTTATTCAATTACTATAATTTTATATAACAAATTTTAAAAAATTTAAAAAATGCCAGCAAATACAAAACCGATTTTCATAACAACCGCAAACAAGGGTATTGTTACTGGGGTTAGATTAACTACCGCAAATACGACAAGAGATTTGTCCAATACTACAGGAGCTCAATTATTATTCTCCGCGGGGACCAATGGTAGTAGAGTAGAATCTATAGATTTTACCCATTCTTCTAGCGGACAAACACTCAGTGATAGGGTGTCTGTCGTTTCTGTTGGTAGAGTTTTTTTATGTAGTGATACTATAGGATCTAACCCAAGACTGATAAAAGAGATTGTATTACCCGCGGTAACTTCATCAGCTTCAGCAATAGGTAGTACATCAACAATATCATTCACCACACCCTTATTTTTATCACCAGGACAATGTTTATGGGTTTCTATGAGTAATAATCAAAATAGTGGTGGTTATTATGATGTAACAGTTTATGGTGGGGATTATTAAATTAATTTGAAATATAAAAAATATGACATATAAGATTTTAAACACAAAAACCATAGATGAAACTTTATTCACAGAAGTTGAGTATGATTTTGATGGTAAAATAATTGTGGTAGACATCCCTCATTTTATGCCTAAATCTTCACAAGAAGTTATTAATAACATATTGAATAGAGCGTCTACTGAGCAGATTAAAATTAACTATATCGAATCGTTACAAAATGTAATTAACGAACTTCCAATAAATCAGATACAAGATTTATAATTAAATGGCAATAAGAACCGTATCATCAACTGGAGGTAATTACAATTCAACTTCAACTTGGGTTGAGGGTGTCGTACCTACTACTGCGGACGATGTTATTTTTAGTGGAGATTCAGGTAATCTAGTAATAACTTCTGGTGCTGTAGCTAAATCAATAAATTTTGGTAGTTATAGTGGTACAGTCACTTTTGATAACACGTTAACAGTATCAAACAATATTAACTTAGGTTTAGGTAATTATATACAGTCAGGTACAAATGGTATTATAGTTACTAATACAAGTACTTTAACCAGTAATGGTGTTGTTTGGAGTAGAAAATTTACCTTTGGTGGTGTTAATTTTATCACTTTTACTTTAGCTGATAATTGGACTTTTACTGATTTAGTAACATTCCAAACAACAGGATCAGCAACCATAAATTCAAACACAATGTACGTTTCTTCAATCAATGTTGATACCATCATTCTTGGGGATAGTACTCTTGTTTTTAACGGAAATGGTACTTGGACTAATACCAGCACTTCAAAATATGTTAGAAAAAATTTAACAATAGATACAACTGGTACTTTATACATTTCGGGCACAGTTAGTCATGGTGGAGCTACCTTAAAATACGTTAAAGGTGATGTTGTTGTTACTGGATCTACTTTATATTGTTTTAACTACTCAGGTACTATTTTAGATACTAGTGGTATGACATGGAATACTGTATATGTTGGGGGTACAATAACATTAGATAGTCCTCTAAATGTTGGTGGTACTTTTACAAATTATTCTGGTATTAATGTGAATGGTTCTGATATTAACTTATATGGTGATCTACTAGTTAACGTAAACAATATTACAAATGCAGACATTTATGGTACTTCTACTGTGTTTTTTAAAGGAGGTGAAAATCAAATATGGTACGGTCTGGGTACTACTTCAGCTTTACGTAACACTCTAATTATAGATAAGTCTGGTGGTACTTTAAATGTTTCGGGCACAGTTTGTAAAGAATCAAATTCAATTATTCATTTAAACGGAAATGTGGTGACAACAGGTTCAACATTATTCACAACCCTAAACATTACTTTAGATACTTCTGGTATGACTTGGAATAACGTTACTATGAATGGTACATCTACAGTAACCTTAAATAGTGATTTTAATGTAAGTGGAAATTTATTAACTCAAACAAATCCGATAACAATTAATGGGTTGTATAATATTAATGTTGGTGGTAATTTAACGTTAAATAGTACAACAAGTGGTACTGCTAATATAGTTTTAAATGGTGTTGGGGATCAAACTTGGTCTTCTACATCATATCTAAGCAATAATTTAACTATAAATAAATCTTCTGGTAATTTAACTTTAAACGGCAGTGTTTACTATCAAACAAATACTTTAACTTATAGTGGTGGTACTATCATTACCACTGGATCAACTTTAAATGTCGGATCTTCTTCTAAATTAGTAAATTTTGGTACATTAAATTTTAATAATGTTTCTTTAATAGGTAATGGTACAATAACTACCGATAGTGATTTAAATGTTAATGGTAATTTAATCACAGCATCTATCTTAAATAGTACTTTTGGGACAAAAACATTATATGTTGATGGTAATTTAACTGTTAATGGGTCTACAAGTGGAAGTGTAGGTTTACTAATAAAAGGATCTGGTACTCAAACTTGGTCTGCTTCCGCTTTTTTAACTAATAACTTAACAATAAACAAATCAAACGGTGATTTTATTGTGAATGGAAATGTTTACTACAGTACTGGTATGTTCATTTATAATACTGGTGCAACCACATCTGTTATTACCACTGGTTCTACTCTGTGGATTAATGCAAGTACAACTTTTAATACCCCAACGATTAAATGGAATTCTGTTAATCTTTATGGTTTGACTAATATTACACTAATTAATTCAGATTTTGAATTAACAAATCTTTATGTGAATTATAATAATACAGCAACAAACACTACCATAAATTTCTTAACTACAGGGAATACGGTCTCAGTATCAAACCAACTTTATGTTGGTAAATTATTAGATTCAGCCTCAAATCCTGGTAATGTACAAACTACATTTAATTTACCAAATAATTTAATAGTAAATAATTTAAATGTTTATGTAGCTAAATGGGGTGTTTATAGTGGTGGGCTTTATTATCCTACAATAAATAATGGTACTATTACTGTCAAAAATAGTTTTAATAGTTCTCAACCAAGTTCTATTGCTTGGAGTGTTAATGGTTCGGCTTATGGTACTACTGAAATTATTATGGAAGGTAGTTCTTGGTCTCATGGCGGTGGAAACTCATTTACATATTATTTTCCAATAACTTTTAACAATAGTGGTTCTACTTCAATAAACTTTACCTCTAATCAGAAAATTTTTTACTATTCTGGTAAATTAAAAAATACTGGTACTGGAAATATACTAACAACAGTACCTTTTTATACTATCTCATCTATACTAGATTTAAATACCTTGGATTTAGGTGATCTATATGTGGTGGGTAACACTACATTACAAAGTGATTTAAATATCACAAATCTTTACACAACATCGACCGCAGTAGTTTTTAGTGGTACAAATAATATAAATGTTACTGGTAATTTAACTATTGGTACAACAACAAGTGGATTATCGACACCAATATATTTAAATGGTAGTGGTAATCAAACTTGGTCACATTCTTCATCAGTTTACTTATATAATGATTTAATCATAAACAAATCTACTGGTAGTACTTTAACTATAGGGTCAAATGTTTACTATAGGAATGGTACTTTAACATATACTTCAGGTGTAGTTGATACTACGACCTATTTAAGTACTTTAAACATAAATTCTAGTTGTAATTTAAATACTAACCCAATAACTTGGTATGATTTAAATACCAGTTTTAGTGGGACAATAAATTTATTAAGCGATTTGACTTGGAGTAACTTATGGTCGGTTACTACTGGAGCACCAGCGTTTTCTGGTTTAGGTTCATTTACACCGACTCCAACATCTAAAATAAGTTTTACTAATACATCGAATGTGACAACTCCTGGTAGTATTACTGGTTATACTTTTTCTGATATAACAATGACATCTTCTAATCCAACAATTTTAACTGGTGATTTAAGTTGTAGTAATCTATTAACTTTAGGTGGTGTTGTTAATGGGTCAAGTGGTAACACAAAAAATATTAACGTTACTGGTAATTTATTAATTAGTAACACCAGTAGTGGAAGTGTCAATATATTAATAAATGGGTCTGGTGATCAAACTTGGACGCATTCTTCCTCAGTTTATTTAAGTAATAATATTACTATCAATAAACTTAGTGGTATATTAACCTTTGGTACTAATATATATTATGGTTCTGGTACATTTTTAAATTTAAATGATAATATTAATGTTAATGGTAATGGTTTATTTGTCAATGGTTCACCAATACTTAATATCCCACAAATATCTTGGGGTAGTATTTATATAGGATCTTCTAATGTTACTTTACAAAATCCTATAAATACTTACGGTATTTTAACAATACCCCAAATAGCTTCAACTATAAATATTAATGGTGGTTATGACATTTTTTGTGACACTATGAGGTTTGCATTTTCAACTAGTGCATACTTTATTAATAATTTTTCAAATTCAAACATATACACAAACAATTTACTTTTGGAGGGTGCTTCTACTGGGGCGGCTATCGCGATAAACAATTCAAAAATATATGTAAATAGAAATTTAACTGTCACTGGTGGTGTTGGTCACTCTGGACATTATTTCGGAACTGCCGAGATAATTATGGTTGGAGCTGGGACAATTACCACGACATCCGCAATAACTAATAAAATAATTATAGACACTTCTGGCACTATAACTTTCCCCACAATTTTTTATTTTGGATCACAAAATGCTGTCGGGTCTTCTGGTTCGTCACTAATATATAATAGGGGTAAAGTTATTGCTAAAAATTCTACATTATCATTACAAATTGCCGCAACTTCTACATATAATTTAATGAATATGGATAATATTGTTTGGAAATCTGTTTTTATTAGGTCTGGTATGAATATAACTATGAACGAATTTTTTTGTGGTTCTTCAGACACTATAACACAAATAAGACCAACAACTACTTCTAATTATACTATAACTTTTTTAGACGAAAAAGAAAAATTCACAAAATTTGTTAATATTACGAGAGCAACTACACCAATAAAAAATCAATTAACTGTTTTAACGAATAAAGGGAATGGTGGTAACAATATTGGTATTAAATTCTATCCAAATCAACTATCAAATGGGTTGTCAAAAAATAACCCTTCAGTCATAGAATCAATATATGGTACAAGTGGTTTATTGGAAGACCCTACTTTAAGTTAACTACACAACCAAACATTAATGTTACCGTTAATGTAATTAAAAGTTCTGTAAACAACGTAATTTATATCATAACCATCAACGTCTGTTACGGTTATAACTGATTGTGTAATCATAGGTATGTTAAACCCACTACAAGAAGTTGTACTGTTAACAAAATCACTAGGCTGTGCTTGGTCCACAGGTATTAATATATAACCATAACCGCCACCTGCCGGTATTGTTATACCATAGTTATTATTAACACTTGTGATTATTTGTGTTAATAAAGAATTTACACCTATAACATCGATAGTTGGGTTTATATATTTTCCGTAATAAACTCTAGGTTTATATTTTGGTTTAACAACCGTACCACATTTTGTACACATACTATAATTTGGTTGAACTGTTAGGGCTCCGCCGAAAGTGTCAGGTCTACAATATCTATTACAATCTACAAAAAAATTATTTCTAATTTCTAAGACATTAAGTGGTTTTTCATAAAACCTTAATTGTGATAATTCACCCTCAAAATTACCGGCAAAATTTTGTTCTATTAATAAATTTCTATCATTATAATCAGGACCGTTAAATGTTTGACTTTCCGCTAGACCTTGTGTCCCACCACCCCAGCTTATATTAAATGGGACACCGATTTGTTTATCACTCCACTCATTAAGAGCTCTTAGTTGTAACCCTATGAAGTCTTCAACTCTATATTTAACTAACCCGTTAATCCAAAACTTTAAAACACCAGAAGGTAAAGTATTTTTAAAACCCCCAGGTGTATAAGTAACAGTTATATGAGTCCACGTATTACCAGTCGGTATAACATATTGTTCCGAGTAACCTTCTTCCATCACAGTTCCAGTTACCCTAAATTTATTGTTATAACAATCACCAGTTACAGTTAATTTTCTATAACCAATCCTACCGTCATTAGTTATTCTAAACCCTAAAGCGTTTTCAGATAATTGGTCACAATAAGAATAACTCATACCTGTAACCACAGTAGTTTCAGTAACACCAGAACAATTACTACAACAACCAACAGTGTTTGATCCTAAATCAAACCAATTTTGGCCTCCTGTAATAATGTTTTTATCAGTATAGTCATTTGTTTGGCACGTATTGTGACAAGGGCATATACAACCTATTTTAGAACTTTTAGTAAACCAACTTTGTCCACTATTAGGTTCAACAATTTTCTCGTCATATAACAATGTCTCGTTTAAAGATAACGGTATACCTGTTGTAGTAGTTAAACCGGTTTCACCTGAAAAATTATTCCAAAATTTATTTTCAGATCTAGTACCGATATAAAAAAAGAAGTTACTGTTATTAGGGTACACATTATTTAATGTTAAACCCGTGGATCCTGTTAAACAAAATTGATTGTCCCAATTAATCCATGTTTCCATCGTCCAACCATCTTCGTAAGAGGTTGGCATTATTTGCCAATTTTCTGTTACACCCGATAAATAAGTTAATGTGTAACCAGTTGTACCACAGTTGTCATCGGTTAATCTTTTAACAGGTGTGGGTTTATCCCTATCTAATTTAAAAAATCCTTGGTAGAAACCACCATTTAAACAAATAGTATCACCAACAGTACAATCACCTATCGTATTATTTTCATGAAATGCCCAATTATAAGTATATAAACCATTTGTAACCGTACATCCAGAATTAAAATTATAATTTACGGTAATACCTGTAACTGGGTATAAAATTAATTTAGTATCAGCTGAAGTTATAACTAAACTTTCACCTGACAGACAATACACCCTACCGTTGTCGACACCCGTTAAACCCCAATCGTTTAAAGTAAACCCAGTTGAAGGTGTTATTGTAGTAGCAGTCCATTCGATTAATGAACTTAAATAACTACCATCTATTGTTGTATCATCGTTGTTTATATCAAACCATGTTACTAATTTGTCGGTAATAATACCATAACTATCCGATTCTTTACAAGTTGTGATATATGGTAATAAATCACCGTTTTTATCGGCTATTAGGTTAAAATCCCAATATTCGTTATAAACTAAGTTTATACCCTCAAAACTTTTAAAATAGTAATTGTTTTTTATATCCATTTTACCAACTATAATCTAAATTAACTCTCCCCCAACCGTTATTTGTTTTTACATATAAATAATTATTATCCCATGTAACAGAACCAATATCCCCAACAGTATCACCGCTTGTTGTTGGTACGGAGTTTGATTTTTTAATTATTAAATCTGGAACATAAACCGTATTGGAAGTTGTTGCGGTTATACCTTCACCACCTAATACGACAACATTTTTTAAATTGTTGGTGATTGTATTACCACTACCACCAATTAAAGATGAATTAGTGGTACCACTATATACTGAATTATCACTACCACCACCAAATAACACATTTTTAATTGAGCTGTAAGTTGACGTGTCGTATGCTCTAGATCTTGGGGTTGATATAAAAACTGGGTAAAAATCATAACCAACCACCCCATAGATGTTGGTTCCGGTACCCAAACCAGTACCCATAACACCTGACGGTAATCCTACTTGGGAGGCGTTGGGTTTACCTAAAATAATTTCAGACTGTAATGTACCACCGGTTAAATTACCACCGGTTAAACTACCCGCACTACTGTTAGATCTAACACTAAAAATTGAACCTCCTGTACTTAAAATATCTTGAATACCTATTTCTAAGCCGTAAGAATCTAATTGATTTAATGATTTATTATTAGTGGATAAAAATATTTGATTAGGTGCTATAAATGTGGCTCCACCACCAGCGAGTTGTAAATATTGGTTGGTCCCTGATTGTAGTTTAACACCATTATAGTCACTACCCATTGATAAAAAAGTGTCTAATCCACTATATTTTGTATATAATTTTATGTTATCATTAGTAGATGAGATGTCAAAATAATTATTGGTTGAATTTCCTGAGATTGTGTCATGTAATAAAATAGGTGAACAACCGTATAAATTATGTACATATAAATCGGTAATACAACTTGCGGACGTGTTACCAGTAAACTGTACTATTGTTGTACCACCACTTCCACCCGGTATTTGCCAAGATACATTACCATCTGAATCCAAAGCGGTTAAAACATAACCAGCTGTAGCTCCTGATGTTATTTGTAAGTTTGTTGTTATAGTTTTACCTGAAACATTAACCACACCATAACCAATACCTAAATCAGTTACAGATAATAAATTACTTCTAGAAGAACTTGAGCTACCGTTACCTATTACAAATAAACTTGTGAGACCTGTAACATTAAATTTACCAAAAACTGACTGGTTATCTATATCACTTATAAGACCTTGACCCATGGCAAAAGAGTAGTCACCAATTGAATGTGTTTGATTACCGCCAGCGTAAGAATAGTCACCAGATGCTACAGTAAAATATCCTTGACTGTGTGAACCAGACCCAATAGCTCTAGTATTATTACCTTCAGCATGAGATCCAGTACCCATAGCATAATTCCCAAATCCTTCAGCATGAGATACATAACCAAGAGAAGTTGATGTCCCTTCCGCATGGGAACTAATACCTAGTGCTTTCGATTCATTTTCAGCGTGGGAATAATCACCTAAAACATTATTAGCGTAAGTACTATTTAAAAAATATAAATCAGCGACATAAGGATAAAAACCACTTATATTCTCGGTTAAATATAATTCGGTACTGGTACCAGTATAAACTACCGCATTATAAGTTACAACTATATTACCTAGTACACAATTATCTGTTAAAAATAAATTAGGAAATTCGGTTGTTACGTCACCATAAGAAGAATCTAAAGTTACAATTCCGTTAGTCACATCAATTACTGAAAAACCTTTCCAACCAGATATTGTATCAAAACCCTCAGCATGTGACGAATTACCTATTGCAACAGTAAAATAACCTTCTGAATGTGAAATGTCACCAAAAGCTGAGGTAAAACTACCTTCTGCATGTGAACCATTACCACTAGCTATAGTATTACCGCCTTCCGCATGTGAAATATAACCTATCGCACTTGTTTGTCTACCTTCTGAATGTGAATAATCACCATCAGCCTTTGTTAAATAACCTTCCGCATGTGACGTATCACCAGTTGCGATTGTTTGCCTACCTTCCGCATGTGACCCTTGTCCTATTGCTTGTGCACTTTGGCCTTCAGCGTGTGAAAAACTACCTTGAGCTATCGTACTATCACCCTCAGCATGTGACGAATCTCCTATCGCCATTGATATATAACCTTCTGAGTGTGAAAAATTACCTTCCGCTTTTGTTAAATAACCAAAAGAAGTACTGTACTGTGTTATCGCACTACTTCCATTGTATTGTATTTGATCCCATATTGTTATGGGTGAACACCCGTGAATATTTGTAACATATAAATCAGTAATACAAGAACCTGTACCACCTGTAAATGTACTACTAACGGGAGTAATCCAAGTCACAGTACCACCAGAATCTAAAGAACCTAAATAATAACCTGTTATATCGACAGTTGTAGTACCTGTCGATCCACTTATATATAAAACAGGTGGTTCTACTTTTAAACCTGATATATTACCATAATTAAGGTACCCTGAAAGTCCCGCAACAGTATATAAAGTACTAGCTGTTGTGGTACCAGTAAAATCCAAAATAGGTCCAAATATATTAATTTGTCCTGTTTGATTTATATTTGTATTACCTGATAATGTAATTGAAGTAGCACTGTACTGTACAATCTGTCTATCTTCAAAATTGGGTCTTGTATAAAAAGGCATATTATATAACTGTTATTCCTAAAGGCCTGTATTGTAATGCTTTATTTAACTGTTCAGCTTCAGTAGCTTTACGTGTTAACATATTATCAGGACGTAATCTTTCTAATCTTTGATTCAACCTTTCTAATAAAGTCGTTCTATCCTCTCTTGATTCACTTAATAGTGATTCATAATCCATTGTTACTTCTGCATCGGTAACACCAAGTGAACCACCAAATTTACCTCTAACACGACCAAGGGTTTCTTTACATAAAGCCGTAAACCAATCTCTAACCCATTGTTTTGATGGTGTATTTAACTCAGTAAAATTTACAACATCCACTGGAACGTCAGAAGGTAATTTCACAATGTCTTTGTTTGCGTTTAAACATCTTTGTCTGTCTTCATCAGAAGTGGTTTCGTAATACCAATACCAAACTCTAGCACCACCCACGTTTATTGTTTGACCGCCAGCAAACCCACTCCTACCAAAAGATAATCTACTACCTGGTGGTGGTGATAAGTGTAATAATCTAGTACCGCTAGGTCCCGCTGTTAACCAATAAATTAATTCTGAACTAACAAGTCTTTGTTTTAAATTGTAATCCGCATTTCTTAAAACAATATCATATGCCGGAGCTAAATAAAATCCGCCATAACCAAACCCACCACCTGCGGCACCATAAGGTAATTGAGAGATACCTCCACCAAAACCATAATCACCAAAACCATAATTTGAATATAATGCATAATCCACTGTTGGTGGTTGAAAGTATAGCACTTCATTGATTTCACGTCCCGCCGGAATTGAATACACTTGTCTACCATTTTCTAATGTGACGTAATCCTGTTTTAATTCCCAAGGACCTCTTGCTTGTAAACCAACTATTTTTGAGTAAGCATAAGTAAAAGAATCTTCATATCCTTGTGATTTAGTTGTTAAGGCTTTAGCCAAATCTGTTGTATCTAAATTAATACCATCTAATGATGACCATTGAGCCTCAATTAGCCATTCATTAATATATGAAGAATGATCTTCAACAGCTATCTCTAATAAGGTACACATTTGTTCATCAGATAATTCTATCTTCCTTAAAGGAGCGCCTAATCTATGTCTAACTTGACGAAATAATTTTTGTTTTTCCGCTTCTTCTATTATTAGAGCCATCGTTGCTTTATTTCATAAATATCAACAATAGAGATAATAGTAACTAAGATTTATTTTTTTAATAAAGAAGTTAATAAATCTTCCATTATATCTATGGATTCTAATTTTTCACCCATAACTGTAGATATAATTTCTTTTTTCTTTTGTAACGTTTCGTAAATTTTTTCTTCGATAGTATCGTTAAAAATAGGGTAATAGATATTAACTGTTTTATCTTGGCCTATACGATAATTTCTATCCTCTGCTTGTTGGTGATTTGCCGGAACAAAATCTAAATCATGAAATATCGTAGTATCAGAAGCGGTTAATGTAATAGCAGAACCAGCCGAAATAATATTACCGATAAAAACTCTGATTTTTGGGTTATTTTGGAATTCGTCGATAGATTTTTGTTTTTCTTTATCAGACATTTCACCATTATGACAAACAGCTAGTTCACCAAATTCTTTTTTAAGTTCTTTTAATGAATCCGTAAAAACAGTGAAAATGATAATTTTTTTATCATCAGATTGTTCTAAAAAATTGTGAACCATATCCACGGTCATTGAAACTTTTTCTTTTGAAAGAAATTTCCTAAGAACACCCATTTCAACCATTTGTCTACCTGCACCTAGTTTTTTACCCTCAACCTCTAACCAAAATAAATAATCATCAAAAGCCTCTTTATAACCTTTACGATTTTCTAAATCTAAATAAAATGGTGAAATAATTTTTGGGGGTAAATCTAAATGATCTTCTTTTTTTCGACGAAGAATATAATTTTTAGTTTTTTGGTGTAGTTCTTCTAAATTAGAGGCCCCATCAGTCAACCAAATTCTTTTTACCTTACCTGATTTAAGTTTCTTATTAAAAGATTTTGCTGCACAATATCGATAAGCAAAGTGTTGAAAGTTGTCTGCTACAGGAATTTTACATACCTTTAATAAGTTATAATAATCCATTGGTCTATTAGCAATAGGTGTACCTGTTAACAACCAAATTTTTTCAATATTTTCGGAAATTTGTGAAACAACTTTACCACGAATAGAACCTTTGTTTTTAATCATATGTGCTTCATCGACAATTAATAAATCAAAATTTTCTTCATTAATATAACTTTTAGGTTCGGTTTTTTTTCGTTTATCTTCTATTTCATGAAATCTATTAAGAATATCGTAATTAATAATGGTGAAAAACTTAGGTTGCCAAAAACCGGATTTTACTATTGTTACATATTCTTCATCAATGTATTCTGTAATTTCACGGAACCAATTAATCTTTGCGTTAGCGGGACAAATAACTAATATTTTTTCTGCACCTGACAATAAAGCTGCCGCAATAGCGGATTTAGTTTTACCAAGACCCATATCATCTGATAAAATAGATTTATCTTTTTTTAATAAAAATTTAACAGCGTTTTCTTGGTGCGGGAACAAACTTCTTTTTTTCTTATTAATCTTATTAACCGAGTCAAAATTTACTTCTAAATCTTCATAAGGTTCATAAAACATGTCTGTTAGGATTTGTGTCTTACCAATATGAAATAGCACAGATTCTTTTTGATTTTTATATAACTTACCTTTGACATGGTAGGATTTATCGTTTTCAGATAACAATTGTTCGACAAAAACCTTTTCTGGTATATTTTTTAAATTGTATTTTTCTTTAAACTGTTCTCCCTGAAAAGAGGTTATTTCTACTATTTTATTTATTGTTGTCGGTTCAATATTATAATTGTCTTCTATGTACTGTATTTGATTTGGTGTTAAAACAAAAAAGCCCTCATCCTCTAATTTTTTTTTCATTTTAAGGATGTGATCATTTGATCCTTTGTAATTACGGATTTTTTCTAAACTTGTTCTACTTTTTAATTTGGTTAAATCTACCATGGTCAAATAAATATAAACTTTGACTGTGGAAAATAAATAAAATAGGTAATTAGTAAATATTTATTAATAAAATTATAGATTCGATATGGGTAAAAAGAAATGGCCAATAAACCGTCTTGGTAAATTTTATGACGAGGTAGATTTTGGTATTGAGAAAGAGATGTCTCGTGAATACGTAGAAGGTGATTTAAATTTTGTTGTCGTTCTTTTTCAAATTGATAGGAAAGAAACTCAGGTAGATGATGTATATGGTGAGGCTAAATCAGGTGAAATTAGATTTAAAGCACCCAAGGAATTAAGAGTAAAATTGGCTCTAGATGCCGCAGAAAATAAATCTTACTCTGGGGGTATGAATAGGATTTTAGATTACGGTCAACTAACATTTCATGTATTTCAGGATCAATTAGAAGAATTAGGTTGTGATATATCATACGGTGATTACATTGGTTATGCTGATAGAGAAGATAATATAAAATATTTTACTGTAACAAATGACGGTAGAATATTTTCAGATAACGCACACACAAGAATTGGTTATAAAGGTTATTATAGAACAATAACTTGTGTAACTGCTGATGCCAATGAATTTTTACCTAATTATTAAAGTATAAATGGCTTTACCTAAAAAAATAAAAAAAAATATAAATTTATTAACAGCAAAACCTGTTATAAATCCTCTAACCGGTGAAGGGCCTGAATATCACGATTTAAACCCTGCTAATTTACCTAGAGGTATTGATTTCGCTGATTTAGATAACGGTTTTGTTGATTGGGTTAAAAAAGACTTAAATGTTGTAATTGAAGGTGATTTGGTTCCTGTGTCATTTTTAACGGCTCAGAGGTGGTCGGAATTTACTAGAACTTGGCAAAATTCTGATAAATACAAAAATATAAAAATACCTTTCATATCGGTTGTTAGAAAACCAGATGTACAACCAGGTACAAACCCACAAGATTTTAATATTCCATTAAAAGATTATAGAATACCTGTTTCAGTGATACCTACATGGGACGGTAATAAAAAAGGCGCTAATGTTTATTTAATACCGCAACCAGTAGGTGTTGATTTAACTTATACCATAAGATTTTTCACGTATAGAATGAATGAATTAAATGTCTTAAACCAAAAAGTTTTAACTACATTCGCTTCGGCTCAATCATATGTTAATATAAAGGGACATTATTTCCCTATAATGTTAGAAGGTATTAGTGATGAGTCTACTGTTGATGATTTGGAGGGTAAAAGATACTATGTTCAAACTTATGAGTTAAAAATGATGGCTTACACATTAGATGAGGATAAATTTGAAATTAGACCAGGTTTGGAAAGAGCGATTCTCTCATACGAGGTTGAGGATAAAAGACCGAAAGTTGTAACTAAATTTATTAAAGATGAAAGTCAAAACGATAAAACTATAAATTTAATTATACAATTTTTAGTCGGTTCCCCAACAACGGTGAGTTTTGTGGCCGATTCTTTAGCCAATTTCACATCAATAGATACTAGTAACATTTCTAATATCACAATTTATGTAAACAGTGTACCGGTGACTTTACCTTTTTACGTAACAGTTGATGATGTTATCGGTATAAGTATAGTCAGAAATAATTCTTCAGAAATATCAGAAATAATACTTAGAGGAACAATACCATTATGATGAATATGTCCAACTTTTGTAGTAATGGGGACATTACTAAAATTTATGTAATTGAGCCGGCTACCAATGGTATTGTATCAAATTTAACAGCCGATACTATAACCGTTAATGGTGACATATATAATTGTGGTACTGGTTCTACAATAGTTAACACAATTGAAGCTTGTGACGATGTAATTACAATCGCTTCAGATATAGTACCACCGTCTGATGGTTTAATATCTTTGGGTAGACCTATTAGAAGATTTAGGGAGGTTAATACAGTTAGTGGTATGACAAGCATATGGGCAGCTTCAACAAGAGTTGTTACACCGGAAGTTAGTTTAGGTTATGACTCACAAGGTGAATTAAGAATTTTAACAGCTAATAGTTCTTTATTACAAAATGATAACTTATTAGGTGGCACATATTAAATAACTACATATTTATAAAATAAAAAATGGCAAATAGGCAAACAACTCACATATTAAAAAATTCGGATATTGTAAATAGACCGTTACCCACCTCTTTATTAAAAGGTGAACCTATTATTAATACTGCGGATGGTATTATGTACTTTTCAGGTGTTACTCAAAGCACTAATGAATGGACACCTGCTGGTACAGGATCAACAGCAAGCTTTTTTGAAGTGGGTTCTAACCTTTATGACTTAAGATTAAGAAACCAAATCACCCAATATCAGGGTCAAACCTCTGGTTTAGCCGGTAAATTTCTTTCTGGTACTACTACTGGTTTTGTTTTAGCCAATATCTCCGATATCACTAATGGTACTAACACTTATGTTACTGGTGGTACATGGGTCGCTAATACTTTAACTTTAGGTCTAAGTGATGGTAGCACCGCTTCCCCAATAACCATAGATAATTTTAATAACTTATCTTTATATGGTACGACAAATGTTAATGGTGATTTAACTGTTACCGGCACATCGTCTTTACAAACTGTAACTTCTACAAACATTAATGTTAATAATGTGTATGTAGGTGGTAATCTAACAGCAAATACGGCTAATATTAGTACATTAAATAGTACCGATTTATTTGTGACTGGTACCGAAATAGTTAATAATTTAACAATAACTGGTACTGGGTTATATAACACAACTCCTTCTGGAAGTAACCCAAATGAGATAATTAATTATGGTTACTTAACTGGTTTTGTACAAACAGCAGATGTTTATGTTACGGGTAGTAGTTTAACACAAGCGACAAATAATACTGACACTCAAACATCGCAACTTTTATATCACGGAAATCCTATAGGTGGTCCTTACAGTATTGTAACTGAAAATACTTTTACAACTGGTGGTACGTATGATAATACTACTAAAAATATTACATTCACCAAAAATGATGGTACAACATACCCTGTAGACTTAAGTTCTATTGATGTAAACGATACATATGTGACTGGTGGTACTTCTACCGGTTCTAGTAATTCATCACCTGACGCTACAATTAGTTTAGAGTATAATCAAGACATACCTAATGGTACTTACAGCTTAAATTATAAAGATACATTTGTAACTGGCGGTACTTACTCAAGCGGTACTATTTCTTTTTCTTATAATGATAATACTAAACCAGGATTTACTGTAACTGGTATTGATGGTACAGATACGTATGTAACTGGTTTTACTTACAATCCTTTAAATAATACAATAACACTTTCACAAAATGAAGGTGAACCTGATTTATTTGTAACTATCTCATCAATGAGTGGGTTAACTATTAATGGTAATTTAACTGTTACTGGTAACACTTCATTAGGTCCTACCACTGCAACGACTATTGATGCAGGTATAATTTATAGTGGTGGTACAAATTTATTAACTATAATTGATAATAACGATACGTTTGTAACTGGGTTTACTTATAACCCAACAAATAATAGTTTAACCATTTCAAGAAATCAGGGTGAACCAGATTTAGTTCAATATATCAATTCATTCTCAGGTTTATCAGTTACAAATTTAACATCTGGTCAAGTTGTTTATGTAGGTCCAAGTGGTGAACTTAAAACCGAATCTGGTTTTGAATATAACGAATCTACAGATTTATTAACTATTGGTAATCTAATAGTTAACAACCCATCAGGTAGTACAGCAATAATAGGTCAAGGAGGTTTAATAATCGGTAGTGGTGGTAGTACCGCCAACCCTGGTATTGGTGATTTAATTGTTCACGGTAATTTTACCGTTTATGGTACTGGTACAACAATTACCACTAATGAACTTTACATAGAAGACCCAACAATAACTTTAAATTACAATCCTAGTGGTAGTAGTACAACAACTTCTATTGGTTCAGGTATTGTAATCCAAGATGGTTCTGGAATAGCTGGTACCGACTCAACTTTACAAATTGGTCAGTTGTTTGGTAATACAAACATAAATTCAAATACCGAATACACTGCTTTAACAGGTAACGCCAATAGAGGTTTATTTACCCAATTAAATGATATTTTAATTAGAAACACAAATGGAAATTCGGGAGCTCCTGATGGTAAAAGGGTGTTAGCGGAAGACGATATCCTTGATGGCGGTATTTATTAAAAAGACCAAATATTTTTACAAATAAAAATATCCCCAATCAAAAGGTTGGGGATATTTATTTTATAGGTTATATAACCTAATAATTTCACCCTACATAGGGATTTTTTGTAAGTCATAGATATGGCAAATCGTAATAATACGTTTTTATTAAAACGTTCAAATGTTGTTGATAAAGTACCATTACTTTCAGGACTAACTCTTGGTGAGTTGGCGTTAAACACTGCTGACGCCAAATTATATACTCTTTATACTGGAGGGTTAACTGGTGCTACTGAAGTACGTCAAATTGGTTGGGATAGAATCAATCGTACTGGTGATACAATTAATGGTAATTTTAATTTTTTTGGTGATGTCACAATTAGTGGTTCATCTTTACCTAACGGATATACTTTAAGTGTTACTGGTGATACTAATTTTATTGGTGATGTCTATGTTCAAGGTGATTTAACATATGAAGGTAATTTATTGGTTACTGGTAGTACAATAATACAAAATGGTTTAACTGCTAATACCATTTATACCGATTATATAGATTTTAATGTAAATGCTACTGTACCACAATCTGAGGGTCGTATTAGTTGGGACTCAGGTACTGGTACTTTAAATATTGCTGCTGGTGATACAACGACGGGTTTTATTGATTTACAAGTAGGTCAAGAAGAAATTGTCAGGGTTTACAACGCTGAAACAACTACACTACAAAAAGGTGAAATTGTTTATGTTTCAGGTTCACAAGGAAATAGACCTTCAGTTAAAAGAGCTTCCGCAGTTAGTGACGGATATTCTGTCACAACTTTGGGTATGGTTGATTTGGCAATACCTTCTGGTTCGGAAGGTTATGTCACCACTTTTGGTGTCATAAGTAATTTAAACACTTTAGGTTTAACCGGTGGTACACCTGTTTGGTTATCACCAACAACACCTGGAGCTTATACTTCAACAAAACCTATCGCACCACAACATACTGTTTTAATTGGTTACGTTGTTAGAGTTGATGCAACCGTAGGTTCAATATTTGTCAATATTAGTAACGGTTGGGAGTTGGATGAAATTCATGACGTTAGAATTAGTGGGGCAACTACTGGTGATTTATTAATGAGAGGTTCTTATAACGGAACCCCTGTTTGGGTTAATACAAAAAGTTTGTTAGGTGATTATACAATATCTGGTAACACATCTTATTTTGGTGATTTAAATGTAGTGGGTAATATGGTAGTTCAGTCTAATATTACCGCAGACACATATAGTATATCGTCAACACCTACCGAAAATAATAGTTTAACACAAATATTAGGTAGGAATGAGTTAACAGGAAATGTTGAGTATAGACAAATAAATACAATTGGTAATAATTATACTTATGTTTCAGGTTCTAGTTATTCAGCGACAACAACAGATAATGTTTTAGGTGTCGATTCGTCAATATCTGCAACAACAATATACTTACCAGATTCAATTTTAAGCGGTAGGTTAAAATATGATATAAAAGATATTGGTTTAAATTCTTTTAATAATAACATAACTATAGTATCTTCTGGTTTGGACACTATTATTTCCACAGAAAATTCTAACACAGTTGTACTACAATCCAATGGTGGTGCGTTAATAATTTTTAATACAGGTAACGGAATATGGTTACAAATGTAATAAGGAATATATTTATAGAATAAAAAAATGGCGTTTTTACCTGATAAAACATTTTTAGAGGAAACAATTTGTAACAATTACAATTTAAGTAATGGTGTTAGTGCTTTTACTAGTTCAGATGTATCTAAATACATAACACTATCTATACAAGTTTGTTATACAAATATACAAGGCAATAATGAATTTGTTTTAGAACAAAGTAACGATTCCACCAATTGGGCCGATTTAAGTCAAAATTATACTTTACCTGTTGGTTCAGGTAATTTTATTATTGATAAAGGGACTTTTAGTGGTAAACACATTAGATTAAATTTAAAAGTCGCTAGTCGTGGGTTAATAACTATTAAATTATTAGCTAAAAGATAAATAACAAATATTTATTACTAAATGGGTATGTTATTACAAAATAAACAAATATTAAGTTTGGATTCTTTAACGGAAAAGTTAACAGAAATAAATAATGTTTTGTTAACCCAAAATAACCAAATAATAGATATGTCAACTCAAACTCAAAAAATAATACATCAATTAAGAATAAATAATATGTATAAAGCACATGAAAATGATTTCATAATTGATGATAACATTTTTGAAAATGATGAAATAGATTAATATAAAATATGGCAACAATTATAGAAGACGGAACAGGAAAAGGTTTTGCAACCAAAGTAGATAGTACCAATAGACTTGAAGTTAGGGGTGTTGTTGAAGACAGTCAAATTGAGGGAGCTATTAATGGTGATACTTACGTCATTGGTACTCCTTTCTTAACCCAAACTAGTGACACTGCAAATGGTGTTTTATACTTTAAATTTGAGGAGGATGTTTCTTTATTTTCAAAATCTTTTTCTTCACAAGCTAGATGGGCATCGGGTGCAACATTCCAAAATTATTTAGTGAATGTTTATCAAAATGTTAACGAATCTTCTTTAACTGGAACTTGGGTAGATTTTAATCCTCTAAACACCAATTTTGGTAGTTCCAATAGTTTGGATGGTACGTTTAAGTATGGTTCGCCCACAGGTGCTGGTGGATTTACAGGTTTAACCCCTACATTTCAATTAGCTTTTCCAGTTAACGTGTACAACCAAGTTTCGGCGAATTTAGTATTCCCTAAAGGTGTTAGTATTTTGTTAGCAATAACACCACCATCAGGTAATGTACAAATGCCAGTTAGTTTTAGTCTAACTGTAACTAAATTAACTAATATTTAAAACATATGGCAACTACAATACAAGACGGAACAGGTACAAAATATAAGGTTAAAATTGATTCTGAAAATAGGTTATATGTTAAATCTATTACTGAATCGGAATTTGACCATGCAACATCAAAAGGTGAAGCTTACAATATTAACACAGAATTTATAACCGTAACTGGTTCATCAGAAACACCACTTTTATACTTAAAAAATAACGAAGAAAAAGATTTAATATTATCCGCTTGGTTTATTGGCACGGATAATAGTTCTGGAACCGCAACAAGATTAAGTTTGATGAGGGTTTACTCAAATCCAACAACAGGGACAATAATTAGTTCTGGTACAGATTTAACACCTGTAAACAGATTGATAGGTTCTTCAAATGAATTAAATGTTGGTGTTAAAAAGGGTGGTGACGGATTTACTGTTTCAGGTTATAACAACACTCCAGTGTTATATCAAACACAAGGTACTGCTCAACGAAATTTTGGAACTGTTCAAATTATATTGAAAAAAGGTTCGTCAGTTGTGGTAACTTATCAACAATACGGATTAACCTCAAACGAAATTTATACAGGATTTCAAGTTTATTTAAGTGATATAATTTTATAAAAAACTAAAAATATAAAAAATGGGTTTTCAAATACAAGACGGAACAGGAACTAGTAGAAAAGCAAAAGTAACAGAACTTAATAGAATACTTGTTGATAGTATTACCGAAGAAAGAGCGGTGTATAATTCAATAGAAGTAGGTAATACTTTTGTTATTTCAACCAACTTTCTTTCTCTTACTGGTGTTACTGGACAAGAAAACGGTGTTTTATACATTAAAAATAATTCGGATAAAAAAATGTTGATTCATCACATAAAGTTATGGTCAGGAACCGCAAGTCAATTTACCAAAATCAATATGTATAAAAACCCTACAACAGGAACATTAATTTCTTCAGCAATTGCTGCGGACGTTCAAAACATTAATTTTGGTAGTTCAAATGATTATGAGGGATTAGCGTATCAAGGAAATGGTACTTTCTTAACCGTTACAAACGGAAATGTTTTTGGTAGACATTACTTGGGTGTTGGGAATCAACAAATGTTAATGTTTATGTGGAATGGAGCGGTCACGTTAGATAAGGGAAGTTCATTAGCAGTAACGTGTGAACCACCTAATGGTGTTACATTTAATTTAACTTGTGAAATGGAAGTTTACTTTGAATAATAAATTATTAAAATAAAATAAAATGGGATTTGAAATAACAGATGGTACTGGTGGCGGTTTTGGTGTTAAAGTAGATTATAGAAATAGACTTTACACGGAAACAGTACAAAAAGAAGAATACGCAGAAGCTGCTAGAGAAGGTAACGCGTATACAGTTAACTCAGGATATGTTACACTAACTGGGTCTTCAGCAACAAGTGCAATTCTTTTTTTAACAAATGATGGTAATAACGATATTGTTATTGATAGGATTAATTTAAGTGTTAAAGATAGTGCAGGAACAACCGAAACACATGGTAGGTTTATTTTCTATAGAAACCCTGGTTCTATGACTAATGGAACTTCAGTATCAGTAACTACACCGAATCTTAATTTTGGTAGTTCTAATACTTTAGAAGTTACTACTGAAAGGGGTCAAAACGGAGCTGGTTTTACAACAACGTCAGATGTCTTTGGAAGTCCAGTAGTTCCATTACAAAATATAACATTTATTAGTTCAGTTGCAACATTACCAAAAGGTTCTAGTGTAGGTTTTTCGTTTGTCACACCAACATCAAACACCTCGGTTCAAGTTGCAGTAGGATTAAATGTTTATGAAACTTTAGAAACATAATATGTCAATAAAAACAAATATTGAGGATGGTACGGGTAATGGATACTTAGCTAAAGTATCCCCTGAAGGTTTTCTTTACACACAAGAAGCTCCTTATCCTCCAGTTGGAGAAGAAACTAAAATAACGGTTTATAGAGAATTCTTAACCCTTAATAATGATGGGGTAACAACTAGTATGAGGGTTGCTGGTTCATTAGCAAGTCCAGAAAGATTTTTTATAAATGCTGAACCAAATTATGATATATATATAACCACAGTTTCTTTTTTAATTGCTGCGGTATCAGCAACACTTTCTGAGTTTGGTACTTCCCCTGCGTTAACAAATGGTTGTAGGTTTTATTATGAAGACAGTAATGGTGAAATTAATATTGGTACGAATTTAACTTCTAATTGGGAATTTGTTCGTTTATGTCAAGGGCAACCAGCATTTGGTACTGGTACTGCTGCTTTTTTAGGTACAAATGTTATTGGTACTAGTGAAGCCTTTATACCCGTTTTTGATTTTAGAAATTTCGGTTTTAAATGGGGGTTGAGGCTGGCTGCCGGCACTAATAATAGATTGGTTTTAGAAATAAACGATAATACAGGTGGTGCCGCAACAACCGAGTTCAACGCAATTGCGTATGGTTTTAGAAGAAAAATAAACTAAAATTATTATGTCAAAATCAGCCAAAATTGTTGCAGAAAATAAAAAATCTAAAGTTTCCGAATACAGTCTGTTTGAAATAGACTCTGATTCCCCACCGTTAACTGACAATAAAACATTTATTTTTAGTAGTTACTTAACTTTAAACGGGGATGGGGTTACAAATAGTATGAAAGTGGATGGGTCAACAACTCCACAAGATTTTTATATATCAGCGGAAAAGGATTTTGATATTTATATAACGTCTTTAAATTTTTTTATTGCTGCCGAATTGGTTAACCCTGAGTTAGGTGAATTCGCTAACATCCCTCCTTTAACAAATGGGTGTCAATTATTGTATCAAGATAGTTTAAATGGTGATATAATAATATCGGATAATTTATCTACTAATTTTGACTTACTACGTATGGTTGGTTTTAAACCTGCGTATGGTGCTAGTGGTACTAATTCTTTTCGTATTGATAATGTTTTTTCTGGTAACGATGGTGGTTATTTTGGTGTTTTTAATTTTAAAAATTACGGTTATGATTCTGACTATGTGGGTGGTATTAGATTAAAGTCCGGTACAACTGATAAATTAATTTTTAGAGTCAGAGATAATTTAAATTTATCTATAAGTTCTATATCTACTTTTGATTTTAAGGCTTATGGTTTTAAACTAAAACTTAGCTAATTAATTTTCATCATACAAATCCTTTTTCTGTTTGGTTGGATTTGGTTTTTCTTTACACTTTTCTCTAATTAGTTTTTCAACAAAAGAAAACATTTTAAGACCGTTTTCTTCACAATAGTTTTTTAACAACTCATGTGTTGTTGAAGTTATCTTTATGTTTTTATCTCTTTTCATATGATAGTATTACATAAATATTACACTATTCATATAAAAGTATGACACTATTCATATTAATAGTGATTTATTATTTACTTTTTAAAAACTTTTGAAAAACAGACCAATATTTATAATAAAAATAACATAAACAAAAAAAATAATTAAATGGCTTCACAAAAAATATTTGTATCACCAGGTGTCTTTACTTCAGAAAAAGATTTAACCTTTGTGTCACAACAAGTTGGTGTGACAACTTTAGGTTTAGCTGGTGAAACCTTAAAAGGTCCGGCTTTTGAACCGATTTTTATTACAAATTACGATGAATTTTTAACAATTTTTGGTGGGTTAAGTCCTGAAAAATTTGGTAATAATAAACCAAAATACGAACTTCCATATATTGCTAAATATTACCTAACACAATCAAACCAATTATTTGTATCTAGGGTATTGGGTTTAACTGGTTATGATGCTGGTGATGGATGGGCTATCGTATCGAAAGCTAATTACAATCCTTCCACTATTGTTACTGGTGCAACCACAACATTTACAGCGGATTTTACTGGTGGTACTTTTTATTATAATTTTACTGATCCTAATGCAGAATATCTTTATAACTTAGGTTTATACCCTAATGGTGCTACATTAACCACTACAGATGTACCTGGTGTGACACCTGTATATCCAGAAGGTATAACTTTTGATAGTAATACTTATCCTAACTTTACTGGTGCCTCTACGACAATAAGTTTATTAACTATAACCGGTGATTCGGGTTCAATTTCTGGTACCGTAACAACCTATACAGCAACAGCTTATACAGAATACGATGGTTTAACTTTGGCTTTATTAAGATCAAGAGGAACTTATATTAGTGATAACTTTTTATGGTCTACAGATCAGTCATATCAAGGTTTAGTAGGTGGTTTGTCTTTAAACAGTACAAACCCTTTAGCACAGTTTTCTTTATCAGCATATTCTATAGGATTAAGTGCTAGTTCTGTTTATGATGTTTCATTAGATAGAACAAGTAGAAATTATATAACTGGTGTCTTAGGTGAAGATTGTACAGACAAAACATCAAAAATTTATGTAGAAGAAATCTACCCTAATATGTTACAAGATTTAATTGATAACAATTATATTTTAGGTTTAAAAGATGAGTTAATCTATATAAGTAATATAGATAATTATAAACAACAATATCAAACTCCTGAAACTCCTTGGGTTGTATCTGAATTACGTGGTAATCAAGTATTTAAATTATTTAAATTCGTATCAATCTCTGATGGTACTGCAGCAAATACTGAAATTAAAATTTCTATTCAAAATATAGATCCAGACGGAAAAGAATTTGATGTCGTAGTTAGACAGTTTAATGACACTGACGCAAGACCTTCAATTCTTGAAACGTACGCTAAATGTACTATGGAACCTAATTCTAATAATTTTATAGCAAGAAGAATTGGTACAGCGGATGGTGAATTTACTTTAAACAGTAGATTTATCATGGTAGTTATGAATGATAACGCACCGTCAGACGCTTTCCCAGCTGGTTTTGAGGGCTATCGTGTTAGAGATTATGTTGGTAGAACATTTTCGTCTTCATCTCAGTTAAGTTATTTACCACCTTTTATTGACTACAAAACAACTTACGATCCTGAGAATGAAAGGATTAGAAGAGTTTATTTAGGTATTAGTGATACAGTAGGTATTGATTCTGACATGTTCCAATGGAAAGGTAAAACAGACGATAATAAATATTGGTCGGCAACAACTAAAGGATTCCATATGGATAGTGGAGCAACCATTGCAGGTAATTTTGAAGTTGGTGAGGCCGAATTTAGAGACTCTCTTGGGATTGAGGGTACAATATATGAAAGTACTACGGCAAGAAAATTCACGTTTGTTCCTTATTGGGGTTTTGACGGATGGGATTGTCATAGAACTTCAAGAACTAACACAGATAGATATCGTATCGGTAAGTCAGGATTTAACACAGGTTTAGCTAACGGCCAATTCCAACAACTTGGTCCACAAGACGGAACTTCTGATTTATACGCTTATTGGAACAATATTAAAACTTTCGCAAACCCTGAGGCTGTAAATATTAATGTGTTTGCAACACCTGGTATAGATTGGTCCCCATCATTATCTTTAGGTAACAATTATTTAGTACAAGAAACTATAGATATGATTGAGGAACAAAGAGCTGATTCAGTTTATATTGTAACTTCCCCTGAAAATGTTGAGTACGATACTACTGATGATACAATAGGTTTTGGTTTTAATTCAGTAACAATAAATGACGCCTCATCTTTAATAGATTTATTAGATGCAGCCGATATAGATTCTAACTATACAGCCACATACTGGCCGTGGATTCAAGAAAGAGACGATGAAAACAATGTTAATGTTTGGTTACCACCAACATTAGAAGTTTGTCGTAACATCGCTTTAACTGATAATGTAGCATTTCCTTGGTACGCTGTAGCTGGTTACAATAGAGGTTTAACAAACGCACTTCAAGCCAGATTTAAACTTACTGAAGAAGATAGAGACACACTTTACGAAGGACGTGTAAACCCAATGGCAACTTTCTCTGACGTAGGTGTTGTAATTTGGGGTAATAAAAACTTACAAGTTAAAGATTCTGTTCTTGATAGACTTAACATTAGAAGGTTGTTATTACAAGCTCGTAAATTAATTACAGCGGTTGGTGTAAGATTATTATTTGAACAAAACGATCAAATTGTTAGAAATCAATTCTTAAACTTAGTTAACCCTATTTTGGATAACATTAGAAAAGAAAGAGGTTTAGCTGACTTTAGAGTTCAATTATCTAATGACCCTGAAGAAATTGATAGAAATGAGATGAGAGGTAAGATTTTCTTAAAACCAATACCTTCACTTGAATTTATCATAATCGAGTTTAATGTAACACCTACTGGTGCATCATTCGATAATATCTAATAAATTAAAAAGAACCTATGTAAAAGTAGGTTCTTTTTCTAAAATAAACATATTTATATATAAAAACTAATTATGTCAAAAATAGTTAAAAAGAAAGACCTTGATGTACTAATTGAAAGTACTTTAGAAAAGGCTGGTATTAATAAACCAAAAAAAGTTGTAACTGAGTCTAAAAAAGAAACTAAAGTTATTACTGAGTCTAAAGAACTTATTAACGAGGATATTAAAAAAGATTTAGAAAGATTTAATAAATTAACATCTTTTAATTACAAATACTAATAATAAAATAAAATGAGATATAAAGTAACCAAAGACCAACTTGAAAGAATAGTTGAAAATTTTGTAATGGAGGCTTCAATTGAATCTAAAAAAGCTTCTGTAAAAGATATGATTCCCTCACAAGCTGCAGCAGCTAAGAAACATGTTAAAAATAAAATGTCGGGAGATATGGTAGACCAATCAGAAGGAATGCCATCTGTTACTCCAATGAAGAAAAAGCTTTCTCAAGCATCTGACGCTAAAAAACATATGTCTAATATGAAAGTTAAGCATACAAACAAAGCTAAAGTTGTTAAAGAAGCGGAAGAAATGGAAGGACAGCCATCCAAACAAGAAATAATGGCGTCTTTACAAAAAGTTATAAAAAAAATTAATCTTAATGATTTTAAACAAGCGTTAGAAAAAAAAGGTATTGACTCTAAAGAAGAGGCTAAAAAAATAGCAACTAATGCAGCTAAACAAGCAGCGACTGACAACATGGGTGATAAAGATTACATGGAAGGTATGGAAGAAGGTGTAGGTGGTTTTGTAAAAAAATATAAAGCTGGAATTGGTGTTGGTTTATTAATGGCAGCTTTAGCAGGTTTAGGTTATGTAGGTGAGTCTGCTGAGGCAATTGTAAAAACAATGCGTGAAGATTCAGTTTTAACTTCAGTATTACAAAATCCTCTTTGGGTTGGTTCTATTGTTTCAGCAATCGCTGGTGTTGCCTTAACTGGTTCAGCGGTATCTGATGAAAATAAAAGAAAACAAGACGAAGCTAGATTACAGGTAGTGAACCAACTTAAGAAAAAAGGTTACACTGAAGAAGTTAAAGATGATAAAGGTAATATTGTTAGTTTAAAAAACCCTAAAACAAACAAAACTTACGAACTTTCTTAATAGATAGTATAAAATAAAAAAACCCTTAGAAATTCTAAGGGTTTTTTGTTATATATAGGTTTTATTATTTTTTATTTTGTTCAAGTAGTTTGACACCTAAAATAGACTCTAACATACTGTTGTTATTACCACCTGATGTATTACCGTTGATATATGTTGATGGTAACGTAACTTCAGACAATGCTTTAGCAACACCAATTTTAGTATCCATTTCAAATTGTGCTCTTTCTTGTGGTGTTAAACCAGCTGCCACCAATTTAGCGTTTTTATAAGATTCAGCATCCGCCTGAGTTTTTGTTTTTTGAGCTTGTAATTGAGCCGCTTTGGTTTCAAGTTCAGCCACTTGGACTTGGGTTTGTGCTGCCACAACTAATTTAGTTTGTTCAACCTTTTGTTTATATTCAGTTTCAATTAAGGTTTTTTCACCCTGAGCTTTAGCCGTTAAACCTTGTTGTTGTGCCGTAATCAACTCTTGTTTTGCGATAGATGCCTTAGTAGACGCGTCAATCTTTTTACCTAACATATTATCAACACGAGTTTCATAATCCACGTCCGTAATATTAGCGTCAGCTACAGTTATACCATACTCTTTAATAGAAGATATTTTACGAACAGGGTTACCGTTTTTATCAGTTTGAATTTTAGTTTCATACAGTCTTTTATTTTCTTTTTCCAAAGAGTCATAAACCATAAGTTCATTTGTTTTTAAAAGATACACACCACCACGTAATTGTTCGCCAAAATCTTGGGACATTGTTGCTCTACCACCTGAATAATGCATTTCAGAAGACATTAATTGTGCGGATGATTGTAAACATTCTTTAGTATAAGGCGCTAATCGTTTAGTCACGAGTGATTGTGGTGTTCTATGTGCGTTATGCATCGTAATCATTTCAGTTTCATCGGACGGTAAAATATATTGTACAATACCACTAACATCCGCTGTTGTAGCATCCCCACCAAAACGAATTTTAATCTTCCCAATTTCAATGGTACCATCTTTCATTTCCATATCAGTTGTAGTATCTTGATAAGATACAGAAATTTGATTTGGCCATTCTGTGGTTTTACAAAAAAATCCTGAATAATAAATCCCTGGTTGATACTGTACAAATTGATTTCCACTCATTTGTTCTACCACGGTTCGATGTCCAGCGTCATTCCATGAAAAAGGGTTAATAAATAAAAATACTATAATTCCGATTATCGAAAGAACTGCTGTCGTAATCCATTTAATTGGTAATTTGGTTTCCATTTTTGTTTTTTAGTTTATAAATTGTTTGTTTTTTCTTTTAATTTTTGGGTTTGAGTCAATTGGTCTTTCCAATATTGTAAATCTTTTTCTGCACCTTCAATACCCGACATTTGATCCAATTCCGCTCTCATAATTTTAATTTTAATTTTTTCAATTAAAAATTCTATTTCTTCGGTGGTGGTCGGTTTTGGTATTTTGAATGATTTAATAATTTTAAAGCCGGCATATACTGTTAATATAATAAGACCTAAAATTATAAAAAATATTAATAGTCTGAACATGTTTTTATTTTTTAGATTGAATTATTTCGTCGATAATACCGTATTTTAAAGCCTCTTCAGCCGATAACCATAAATCACGTTCGGCATCTTTTGCCACTTGTTTTGCGGTTTTACCACAATACTCACCAAGAAGTTCAAAAAGAATTTCATTGGTTTTTTCCCACTCTTTCATGGTAATACGTGCATCTTGAATATTACCCATTGCTCCACCACTTGATTGGTGTAACATAGTTTTTGAGAACCTTAGAGAACTTCTCATCCCTTTTGTCCCCGCTCCTAACAATACGGAACCCATTGATGCGGCCATACCTGTATTAACCGTTGCAATTGGGGCCTTTATGTAAGACATTACGTCTACCATACTAAGACCTGATTTTACGGAACCACCAGGAGAATCAATGTGCATTGTAATTGTTTTTTTAGAGTCTTGTTGATCCAAGAAAAGTAATTGAGCTTGTACTACTGTTGACATTCTATCGTTAACTGGTCCTGCAACCCAAAGTAGGCGGTCCATCATTAAACGTGAGAAAATATCAATCTGAGTCGCTCGCATCTCTCTTTCTTCCAATACATAAGGTGTCATACTACCTTGAACGGTTGTTGGTATTTGTGACATAAAGTTTTGGTAACTGTGCAACGTGTTTGACCCAATACCTTGGTCTTTAATAGCAAATTTTTCAAATTCTGTCATATTAACTTAAATTTTGTTTATACAAGGATATTTATAATAAAGTTAATAGTCAAAAAATATTAAATAAAAAATTATAAATACCAGATATTTATAATAAAAAGATAACAACTTAAAAAAATAAAATATTATGGCAGATTTATTAATGAGGATGCCGGTTCCTTACGAACCGAAAAAACAAAACAGATTTATCCTTAGATTTCCTTCACCATTAGGAATTCAAGAATGGTTTGTGAAATCTTCATCAAGACCAAAAATTTCTCAAGAAGAAACTGAAATTCAGTTCTTAAATACTTCGACTTGGGTAATTGGTCGTTTTACTTGGGATACTATTGATGTTACTTTCCGCGACCCAATTGGTCCTTCAGCGGCACAAGCTTTAATGGAATGGGTACGTCTTCATTCTGAATCTGTAACTGGTCGTCAAGGTTACGCGGCAGGTTATAAGAAAGATATTGAATTAGAATTACTTGACCCAACAGGTGTTGTAATCGAAAAATGGATTCTTCAAGGTACAATGTTAACAAATGTTGACTTTGGTTCATTAGATTACAGTTCTTCTGATATCGCTGAGATTACCGGCACGTTAAGATTTGACCGTGCAATTCATGTTTTCTGAAGTATCGGTCTATCAAAGTTGACTTTACTATCCCTTTTAGTATATTTATTGCTAAAAGGGATTTTTTATGCAACACATTTGTAAAATTTGTAATCAAGAATTAACAAACCCACAGGGGTTATCGGCTCATTGTCGTTTAAAACATAAAATGAAAGCCGAAGATGTTTATATCGAATATTTTTTAAATGGAATAACACCTACTTGTGCCTGTGGTTGTGGTGAAAGGCCAAAATATTTAGGTATTTATGAAGGTTTTAGAGAATACATACATGGTCACGCTTCTCGTGTACATAATAATTGGGGCCACAACCCTGAAGCACATCGTAAAGCTGGTGAAACCCAAAAAAAACTTTATGAAAGTGGTGAATTAAAAATATGGAATAAAGGTTTAACTGTTGACACTGATGATAGGGTTAGAAAATATGGTATGTCAGTTTCAAAATATAAAAAAACTGATGAACATAAAAGAAAAATTAAAGAAACTCAAAGTAGAAATTGGTTAGAAAAATATGATGAATTGGTTGAGAAATGTTCTAAACAGTCAAAAGAGTATTGGTCTAAAGAAGAAAATAAAATCCAACAAAGATTTAATAGGTTAGATTATTTTAAGAATAAAATGTCAAGTCATAAATCCAAACTAGAGCAAAAGTTTGAGGATTTATTAATCGAACTTAATATCCAATTTATTAATCAACACCCTTTAAATGGTTATCTATACGACTTCTATATCCCCAAACATAATATTTTAATTGAGGTTGATGGTGATTGGTTTCATTGCAATCCAGATGTTCATCCTGAGGCAATCCATGAAATTCAAAAGTTTGTTAAAGAAAATGATGAACGTAAAAATATTATCGCAAAAGAAAACAACATTCCCTTACTAAGATTTTGGGAAAAAGATATAAATGATTCGATTGATTCGGTAAAATCCAAATTATCTGAATATTTATAATAAAATGAAAAATATTATCCGTAAAATATTAAAAGAAGAACAAGACGAATTTGAATGGGTTCGTGGTTTTGATACTTCCGAGGCTGAAAAAACTGTCAAAAAACCTTTTGCTAAAATAGAAAGTGACTATAATTTTGATGCTTTTAACATTTATGATATGATGGTTGATGCCGGTATTAAAGATGTTGATAAATTAATGGAAATCGGTGAGGAAATGTATGACCAAGTAGAAAGGGTTTACGATGATGGTCGTGATTCTGGTTATGATTCTGGTCGTGACGATTGTACTTGTGAAGGTTGTTGTGACGATTATGTTTATTATGAAGACGCAGATAGGGAAAAAGAAGAGGCGGAAGAAGAAGGGTATAATAGAGGTAGAGAAGAAGCTGCAGATGAAATCCAAGAATTAAAAGATAGAATCGAAAAATTAGAAAGTCAGTTAAATGAAAGTATTAATAAAAAAAATATTAAAAGAATCTGAGTGGTTTGACGAATTAAATTTTAGTCAAAATGATTTACCCTTTGAGGTTTCCCAAACACCCATGAATCGACCAAAGATTGCTAATGTGTTTGTCATGAAAACCACATGGGAATATGGTGATTCTTATCTTAGAGAAGAAGTCTCTTTTAAATCTGACGATGATATATCATTTCAAAGATTTATAAATGTTTGTAAATTTTATATTGCTTTATTTGAATCCTATAATAAAAATGGTTATGAACGTTGGCAAGATGTCTCTAGGATAGCTAAAAGTGTTGGTTTAGGTTTAGGTTCTTATGATGAAGAATCTATTTACGGTACACCAAAAGATGTGTCTGACTTTATTTTTGGGGGTGATTATCCAGCTACTTTGGATCAGGTTGAAATTTCTTACTTTGACAAAGGTGGGGTTGAATACCCGGTTAGATTAAAAGACGAATAACGAAAAAGGGACTATTAAGTCCCTTTATTTTTTACCAATCATAATCTTCGTCCCAATTACGGCTTTCATAATATGGACCGTATCCATAATCTTTTTTATTATGTTCAGAATAAATAAATTCCCCACTATTAAAAATATCATTATCATCTTTTTCTTCTTCTTCATTTAAAAGACTTTTTCCTGTATATTTTTTAAGATAAGAATTATTATACCTATCTTCTTTTGGGTTTTCGTATTTCTTTTCACCTAGTTCTGTCACAATTTTTAAACCTAGTTCATAACCGTTTTGAACGTCATCGACAACAACATATTCATTATCAGTATGATAACGATAATATCCAGCCGCCAAGTTTAAACAAGCAATGTTAAACTTTTCCATAATTTGCCAAACATCAGTATACGGATGATATGCCCAATCAGTAATACCATGTTCTTTAATTAAACCCGATACTTTATCTGCGAATTCCGATTTTTGATTAAACAAGTAACGACCCATTAATGTCAAACTCATTGAGTTTCCACCTGGAGAATCGTATTGAATAACATAACCAACATTCTCAAAGAATTTTGGGTCCGCATACATACTACCCTTACAACCAATTTCTTCTGAAACAAAAAACGCTGCTTTTACATTTGGTAATGTGTCCAACATTTCAAGAGCTAAATAAACACCACATTTATCGTCACCACCGATACCTGAAGCCTTTTTAGTGACTTTGTCCATACCGGTAAGAATAACCCCATCTTCAATACTTTCTGTCTGTACAACTACCATGTTCATATTAATTGGGTGGACGGTATCAGTATGTGCAACAAAACAAGGAAAATTTTTACTGTTACCTTTTGTTACATAAATGTTACCGTGTGAGTCAGTATAATGGTCATAACCTTTTTCGGTTAAAACTTTTTGTAAATACTCAATCATAAGTTTTTCATTACGAGAGTGGGTCGGTACTGAAAGAACCTCAGTTAATCGAGTTAATTTATTTTGTGTCATTTTCATATCGTTATTAATTAATACACAAATATAATAATCTTTCCTTAGATAATAAAATAATTCATATGAAAAATTAAAATAAATCTATTTATGTATATAATCTTTACTATTATAGTAAAAGTTTTAAGGTTAATTAGAATAACAAATTTAGAAAAAAGTTTTTATAATGTCAAAACAACAAACACAAGAAGTTCAATTTCAAGCCCCATTCGATGTAATTCCTTTGCCTTCAAAAGGTCTTTTATATCCTGGTCAACAAGGTAGTGTAAAAGTAGAGTATATGACCGCAATGGACGAAAACATTCTTACATCACCAAATTTGATTAAGAGTGGAAAAGTTCTTGATATATTATTAGAAAGAAAAGTTAAAGAATCCCCAGTTCCATTTGACCAACTATTGGTTGGTGATAGAAACGCGATTATGATTTGGTTACGTGCAACAGGTTATGGTGAAATGTATCCTGTTAAGTTAACCGATCCATCTAGTGGTGTTGAATTTGAAACTGAAATTGATTTATCGGCTTTAAAAACAAAAGAATTACCTGAAGGTGTTGAGCCCGACGAAAAAGGTGAATTTTCTTTCTTATTACCAAAAAGTAAAAGAAAAATTAAATTTAAACTTTTAACTGTTGCTGACGAAAAAAATATTGTTTCTCGTTCCGAAAAATATGAAAAAGCAACAAAATCCCAAATTTCAAACACTTTAACTTATAGGTTACAAGCACAAATTAAAGAAATTGATGGTAATCGAGATATTAATTTTATTCAACAATTTATTAATGTGATGCCAGCTTACGATTCACTTAAATTCAGAGAATATTCTGACTCAATTGAACCAGGTATAGATATGTCGGCCGAGGTGGAGGGACCGACAGGTACATTTCAAGCTCCATTTACCCTCGGACTCAACTTTTTTTGGCCTAACGTTAGAGTATAATTTAGGTCTTAAAAAAGAGATTTATTATATGGTTAAACATATGAGGTTTTCTTACGAATCTGTTCAAAATATGCCTGTGTGGGAAAGAAGAATTTATCTTGACTTTTGGCAAAAAGAATTAGAAGAACAGAAAAAAGAATACGATAAAGCTAAATCAAAAAGAAAATAATTTAAATGGGGTTAATAGCCCCATTTTTTATTTGGTTGATATTTATAAATAAACATTTTTAATGTCGGTAATTTTATTAGATAAAAATAAATTTAAAAATTTATTAAAAGAAGATTTAACTTCTGGTAAATATAACCCTATAAACCCTTATAGTACTTTAGCCGGTTCTTCTTCTGATCCTACCGAAGTAGTTAAAAATTTGGGTGGTGATGATGTTGGTTCTGCTAAAGCACGTTCAGAATATCTTAGAGACAAAATTGAAAAAAATTTTAGTGAACTAGGTATACCTTCCTATAATCTTATGGGTTATATGAAATCACAGGGTATTTTTACTCTCGAATTAATCCAACAATATAACGAACCGTTTGATTTTTCTTTTGTAAAAGAAGACGGTCAAAAATTTTCAGGTAAAGCGATTTATAATAAAAAGTTATCGGAAAAGTTTAAAACTTTGGTTTTAGATTTAAATAACGGTGAGGTTAAATTAAAATTTACACCAGAATCTTTAAAAAGACCTTTTTTAGCTAAAAAAAACATATGGGGTAAATATAAAGATAAATTAGCTTTAATGGGTTTACAAACAAACGCTTTTTTTGATGTAGAAATTTCAGGTGATTTAACACCTAAAACTAAAGAAGAGGAGGATAATAAAGAAAACTTAGGTGAAAAAGGTAGTTATTATAACGGTGAAGATTTACAAGAAGTTAATACAAAATTAAATGATATTAAAGAAAATGCTAAATTTTTTACTGTTATAAAACAGTACAAAGATGATCCTGATTTTCAAAGAATGTTCTTAGATAGTATTGTAAATACCACAAAATCTATAAAAATAAATCAAAAATCACTTTTAGCAACTTTAAAAGATTTAAAAGCATACGGATTGTTAGAAATTAAAAAAAAAGGCAAAGGAAGAAAATTAAAAAAATTTAAAGCTAATTTTCAAAACTTTATGTCCGATTTATTTTCCTTATTCGCTAAAGTATCTAAAAACGGTAAACAATCAGAAACTTTTAAAGTAATTAAAAATTTCTATAAAGAACTTTATATTATAGCCTTAAAAGGTGAAGGTGTAACATCACAAACAGAAAAAAACATTCTTTTAAAAAAGATGATTTTGGTTTTTTCTATATTTTTAAAAAAGTTCACTACTTTACCTGAAATGACAAAAGGTAGATATGGTAAACCTGAAAATAAAGAAAAGGAGATTAAAGTTAAAAAAACATCTAAAGTTAATATGAATACTGTGGAATCTATTATTAACAGTATTGCTGATAACATAAAATTAATCACTGAAGAAGAAAAAAATTCTTTAGAAAAGATAAAAATTTTAAAAATAGGTATATTACAAGATTTAGACCCAGAGGAGAAAGAAAGTAAAGAAATTAAAATTTCTGATAAAAAATTTATTAAATGTAAGGCTGATTTAAGGTTTGAGTCTGACGAAGATGACACTATTTTTAATAAAGCCACAAAAAAACAAATTGTTGAGGGTTTATCTAAAGGTACTTTTTTTGTTAGAATGACCCAAAAACCAAAAGGTTTAGTTTTAATATTTAGTAAAACTAATAATGAATCAGGTTCGTTTTTCACTTTGGCTGGTAAAAATATAAAAAGTCCTAAAGACCCTAGCCAATGGAAGGGTGAAGTTGTAGTTGGTGATAAGGCTATGGGTAATAAAGATTTTAAAGGTTCTAAGGCCTTTATTAAAAAATTAGTTTTAAGTAAATAATGGCTGACGATAATTACGAAAGAACAAAAAAGGAAGCCGAACTCAGGGAACAGATAGCAGAGGCGGTTAAAGAGTCCACCAAAAACTTACAGAGTTATGCGGACGTTCAAAAAACTATTGCCAAAAACTATAAGTTAATGAAAGAACTTGCTGAAGAAACAGCAAGAAATGAGGCAAAAATAAATGAATTATTAAAGAAATCTGGAGGTATTTTAACTGATGAGATTAAAGTACTTCAAAAGATAAATGAACAAAATAGACAACAATACGCTTTATATCAAGGTATAAACAAAGAGTTATCTAAGACAAAAAGTTTATTCAAATCAATTGGTGGTTCTATTTTGGATGGAGCTAAGGCTTTGAAAAATGAATTCATCCCTTCATTGTCTGAGATATTTCAAAAGTTTTTAGCAATTGACCATTTGGCTCATCAAACTGCAAATACTTTAGGTTTTCAAGGTACTAAATTTAAGTTAATGGCAGACAATCTTTCTGTTACTAGAGAAGAGTTTGCTGCAATGGGTTTTGATATTGAGTCAGCATATAAAGCTCAATCAGCTATGGCTGACGCAACTGGTAGACAAGTGATGTTAACAAAACAGGCATCAAAAGCTATGGCAGAAACAGCTAGAATCACAGGAATGGAGGTTGAGGAGTTGGCTGGTATGACGGGTGAGATGGAACTTTTTGGTTTGGGTGCTCAACAAGCCACATCTATGATTTTACAGATGTCACAAGAAGCATCCGATATGGGTCTTAACTCAGGTCAGGTTATTAAAAAGTTTCAACAAAATTTAGGGTTATTAAATAAATTAAATTTTAAAGCAGGGGTTAAAGGTCTTAAAGAAATGGCCAAATTCTCTGAAAAATATAAAATAGATATGCAAGATGTTGCCTCAGTCGCGGATAAGGTTTTTAGACCTGAAGGTGCGATTGAAGCTGCGGCTCAATTACAAGTTTTAGGTGGGGATTTAGCAGCATTAGGTGACCCTTTTACTTTAATGTATAAAGCACGTAACTCTCCTGAAGAGTTGGCTAAAAGTTTAACAAAAGCTGCAACCGCATCAGCTACTTTTAATGAAAAAACAGGTGAGTTTGAAGTTAACGCTTATGAGTTGGATAGATTAAGGGAGGCGGCTCAAGCTTTAGGTATGGACTATTCTAAATTAGTTGAAACGGCTAAACAAGGTGCTAAAGTTGAAAAATTTGAAGGGTTATTGAGTGGTAAAGGTTTAGACAAAGATACTATGGATGCCTTAACTGGTGCTGCAGAAATGGGTGAAAACGGGGCTTTTGTCACGATTGAAGGTAACCCAAAATTATTAAAAGATTTAACAGCAAGTGAGGCAGCGTTATTTGTTAATCAGAAAAAAAGTCAAGCAGAATTGGCTCAACAAGCAATGTCCGTTCAAAATAATTTTGATGCTATCAAAAATCAAATTATGATAGCTTTAGTTAAAATATTTGAAAAAATACCTTGGGATTCTATAATTCCGGTAATGAAAAAATTTGGTGAGTCTATCGTAGGTCTTATAGGTTGGTTTTCTCAAAACCCTTGGGTTGGTTTAGGTACTTTGTTGGCTTTATATTTTGGTCCTAAAATAATATGGCCAATAATTCAAGGTAGACTTTTTGGTAGTGCAGCCGCTGCATCTTTTAATGCTGGTACAGGTAAAAGTGGGGGGTTCTTGAGTAAGTTAAACCCTAAAAATTGGTTTAAGAAAGGTGGTACTTCACCGATGCCTGAACAATCTACGGTACCACCAACTACTGGAACCCCAAATCAAGGAGGAGGTCCTGGTGGTATGACCAAAGGACTTAACCCAATGGATATGATTAAAGGAGCTACAGCAATTTTAATATTATCAGCTGCTTTATTTGTATTTGCTAAAGCTTTACAAGAATTTGATAAATTACAAAATGGTTGGGAAAGTTTGGCTATAGCTGCTGGTGGTTTAGTATTATTATCAGGAGCTATGTTTGTAGTTTCTAAAATACCTACAAACAATGTAATACAAGGAGCTGTTGCAATAGGTGTTTTAGGTTTGGCCATGATACCACTTGGTATCGGTATGAGTTATATGCAAGGTGTTGATTGGGCGGTCTTATTGGTTGCAGCAGCTGCGATTGTTGGTTTTGCTTTTGCGGCAGAAGCTTTAGGTCCAATAGTAATGACACCGATGTTTTGGTTAGGTCTAGTAGGTTTGGCTGCAGCATCGGCTGTTTTATCAGCCTCACTTTGGTTATTATCTTTCGGTCTTGATGCTGTAACCCCTCCCATGAAAATGTTTATGGATAGTATATCAACTTTACCTGGACTTAT